CGCTACCTTGACAGGATTGTGACATCATATTGCGAGGCGTTAGTTCAGTGGGAGAACGCTTGCTTGACAGGCAAGAGGTCACTGGTTCGAACCCAGTACGCCTCATGGGTTGAAGGCACTTTGTTTGACAGAGCAAAGTGTCTTTTTGTTTTTCTCTTTTTGGGTACCCCACCTAAATAAATCAGTTTTGGCGACGGATTGGCGACCAAAAATCTGAAATATGGTGATCACATCCCATGCCAACCCTATCGGTGACAGCCAATAGGGCGGCGCTTAAAGGAGGTTGTACATCACCTCCTTTGGTGGGAAAATAAAACCTATCATCCATTTAGAACTTCTGCTAGTTTGTTAGCCACATCTTTTTGCATGTTAGGTAGAACGTGAGAGTAAGTATCTAATGTAACACTAACCTTTGAGTGGCCTAGACGTTCAGCTACTATTTTAGGATTTTCTCCTGCCAACAGAAGTAAGGTGGCGTGGGTATGCCTCATATCATGGAACCTGATCTTCTCTAATTTAGGGACCTCGATATTATTTACTTCTTTCATTTTGTCCGCTAATTCATTATACTCTTTCACTAGGCGATCAAATGAGCGGTTCGTGTTTCTGTGGAGTAGGGGAGTACCTTTAGAACTTGGCAGTATTAAGCCGAAATCCTTGTATTTTTCCCCTGCCGCCAATTTTTCGCTTGCCAGCATTGCTTTGTGCTTTTTAAGTAACTGTATGGTTTCATCCATCAATGTAACTGCACGAGTAGCGGCAGCCGATTTTCCTCTGGGTTTTAGTTCTCCATCTCTTGTAAGAACTTGTGTTACTCTTAGTAATCCTTGCTCCATGTCTAGATCCTTCCAACGCAGTCCTAATAACTCACCTTGTCTTAATCCTGTGGTGAATGCTAAATGGAAGAGCATAAACATCCGATCTTTCTTTGCGAAATTGAGGAATCTTATTACATCTTCTCTTGACCATACAGTCATCTCAGCACGGGTAATTTTAGGTTTTATCACAGCGTTTGCCGGATTCTCACGAATAAGGCCCCTCATAACAGCTCTGTCTAATGCGATTCTTAAAGGGTCGAATATTCGTTTGACAGAAGAGGCTTGCAAGCCTTTTTCCTCTAAGAGTTTGTTAATGAACTTCTGCAAACGATCACTAGTGATTTTCCCTAAAGCTAGTTTACCTAGCTCAGGTATCACGTGTGTCTCCATGTTACCTTTTTCCATCTTGAAAGTTTCTTTTTCTAGTTCAGTTGAACGTACCTTTAGAAACTCCGCTAAATAATTACTGAGCGGTACCTTGGAAGGGTCGACATACCCTTCGTTTTGGATTTCTGCAAGAAGTGCTGTGAGGGCTTTCTGTGCTGCTTTCTCTGTAGCAAATCCCCGCTTCTTCTTGCGCTTTCGTTTCCCGGTAACAGGGTCTGTACTGACTGTTACTTCGTAAAACCACTTCTTAGTTTTCTTGTCTTGCTTAACTGAACCTCTCATAGAAAGTTCCTCCTTCATTGGTAGATACAGGAGGGCTTTCGCTGGGATAATATTAACATTACCCTCCTGATTGCGTCAATTAGAATCAATGAACAACTGACTTTGAATATGACTACATGAAGAGGTAACTACTACGTATCAGTACATGCATTGTCGGAAATATGAACTAGTAGGTAGTGTTTTGTGTGTCGACTGTAGGAACTCGGTATAAGTAATGTAAGGTGAGGTTTATTACCTTCTTTTTATGTCCCACCAGTCAGAAATAGCACAAATTACTAAGGGTGTCCCGATAATGACTAATAAAGTTAGAATAGGGATATAATTAATCAATAAACCCAAAACCGTACATAGTCAACACGTCAATAACGTACTCAACACTTTCCTTGACATACTGACCACTGTCTCCCTGTAGAACTAGAGTTACCCCTTCATCGTTTTGTCGTACACTTGTGATGTTGTTAGCCTTGATGTACGTAGGCTTTCCTGTCTTTAAATGAGTGAGCTTAATAAAAAGCGGTCTAGTGTTTTCCATTTCCCTTCGTCCTCCTTATGCTAGTGCCTTGTAGTTACTCAGTAGGTCGGCCATTCTTTTATCGTTATCAGCTAAGCTTTGGTAGACTTCTAACTCTTCAAGTTCTTTGCGTCGTTTCTCCATTTGGGCCTTTACAGCAATTCTCTCTTTTTCTTTCTCTAAGCGCTCTTTGTGGCCTTCTAAATCTACTCTTTGAATGATCCACCTGTCTGCTAATTTAGAGTCGTTTTTGAATCCGACTACTGTACCGGCTCTGACTCCATTCCTTGTGTCTACAACAACACTGTCTCCTATCGAAATGCCTTCAAGGCAGTTTTTAAAATCGTAATGTTTGAGTGTAGGGTCGAACTCTACAACCACAATTTCTTTAATTTCCTGATGATTCGTTGCCATAATGAATCTCTCCTTAAATGTTCTTAACTTCAAAATAGTTATCGTTTAGCAATCTTCAATAGTTGCGAGAAATTATTAGCTGCAACAAAAAAGGTGACCCTAAGGCCACCTTACGCTGCTTGATCTTCATCTTCATCCTCATCTTTTTCTGTAAATAGCCCTAACTCGTACTCGTGCCCTAACTCTTTCTCCATTTTCTTTTTAACTTCCTTGGCAAAAGTCTCTCTCCAATCTAGCTCACCGTTAGCAATTTGGCTTAGTTCCTCAGGAGAGAAGTTCCCACCCCAATATGGAGAGGCTTCAATATCGGACTTAAACTGCACACCTAAATGTTCTGTAGGAATGACATTCTGCATGATTTCAGCTAATTCTTGTAAAGCTGACCATTCAACTGTCTCAGGAGCCTCGAATACCAACTCGTCATGTACCTGTAACAGGAGATTAACATCGTGCTCTTCCAATTTTGATTGATAGCCGTTCTCCAACCATTCAGTACGGTCAAAACATACAGTTCCATCGGGGCGCTTAGGGTAAAATAACTCGACCATAGCTTTTTTAACCTGGTCCGCAGAGGTACCCTGGATTAGTACGTTCGTTGATTGCCTTTTGCACTTTTCGACTAGCCAATGCCATTTGCGTTTTCTCCATAGATCGCTAGCGTAAGCCTCTTGCAATGTTTCTCCGAAGCGGCGTTTTCTCCCTAACCAGGTTTCCACATAACCGCTTGCAAGAACCTTCTTATGGGTTTCAGCCTCCCAGCGGAGGTAGTAAGGCAATCCTGCTTTAAATCCATCGATTAGAGCTTTGGCCTCTTCTTTGGTACCTTGAATTTGATCAGCTAGACCGATCTCTGTGATACCGTAAACTGTTCCGAATACAACAGACTTAGTTTTTTTACGAAGTAATTCAAAAAAGCTTGCTAAGGTAGTTGTAATGTTATCGTCCAAAACATCAGAATCAAAATTCGTGCCGTAAGTGGCGTTATATTTGGCGATAGCAAATTGAATTTCCTCAGTGTATTTCCAATTATCCATGGCTTCTTTGAGATTTCTTTCTGTCTCTTCGGCGGTATCACCTTTATAGTTACGGATTTGTTCAAACATGTTATAGTCAAACCCATGCACTTGACAAGTTACTCGGCTATGCATGTCTAGTCCCTTACTATATACCTCTATTAAAGAAGGTTCTTGGGTAAAGATTGCTAACCACCGTAACTCCTGCTGCGAGAAGTCGATTGATACTAACGTGCGGCCCTCATCGGCTCTGAACCCATACCGTATTAAGTCAAACTTAGAAGGTATCTGTTGTAAGTTTGGATTGGAGCAGGACATACGGCCTGTCCGAACCAATTGGTTATAAGAACAGTGAATTCTTCCGTCAATCGTGCCTTGGGGTTCTTTAGGGAGTTTATTGCAAAAAGCGTCAATCAACTTAGATAGTCCTCTATACTCCAGTATTAGAGGTATGACAGGGTGTGCGTTTTTGTTCCTAGTAAGTGTCTTCTTATCTGTTTTGTTTTTAGGTACCTGTTTCTTACTCTCCTTGTCATATTCCATAACCGGCTCTAGGATCTTATTATCAACATAGAGCTTACGTGAAAGTTGAGCGGGGGAACCTAAGTTAAATTCCTCGGTTACTTCGTAATGCTCTTTAAATTTAATCCCGTTCTTTTGTCGAGTTTTAGTTTTCTGCAACACAATTGTCGATCCGAGATGATCGTAGATACCTTGCTTTATCTCTGCGAGTTTCTTAGATAGGGCATACCCGATATCTTTTTCTAGGAAGTCCCCATCTACTTTAATCCCCTTGCGTTCTGCGGTGGCGAGGACTGGGATTAACGGCATTTCTACTTCTTTAAACAGCTTCATTACACCATCGAGGCCGAACGTAGGGTCTTCTAATATAGACTTTTGATATTGGAAAACTGCTTTGGTCATAAAGGTATCGTGACAAGCATAGTAGGTTGCTAAATTGTGCGGGACTTCATCGAACGGGATCTTGTCGAACATACTACCGAATTTGAAAGTAGGCAATTTACGTTCATCTTCCATTAATCCCCGAGCTACCAAGTCAGGCAATGCGTATGTTTTGTACCATTCTTTAAGACCCTTAGGCATATTTTCATTTAGGAGGCCAGCAGCAACCATAGTATCCCAACAAACATTAAATGTGATATCAATATCACACCAGTTATAGAGGACATGGATATCAAACTTTGCGTTAGCTAAGACAAGCTTCTTGTCTTGCTGCAAAAGCGGCCGCAATGTGTCTACTGTTGGGGTATGGTCTAAAGAAGGGACATCTACAGATGACGGGTGTTTGAATGGTTTGATCGGTAAATCGAAGTGGTTGTCGTCCATAAAGCCGATGGAGATTGATATAATCTCATCCTTAAACGGGTTAACCCCATAAGTCTCTGTATCAATGAACACGTAAGGCTCTTGGTACATAGTCTTGTACATCGTGTAATGTTGTACGAATTTCTCAAATAATTCAGGTGTATTAATTAAATGGTAGTTGTCAGGAACCTTTATCGAATTTGCAATATCTATTATCTGTTGTTCTTTCTTGGTGACTTTTTTGGCTTTCTTTTTAGGTTCTGACTTTTTGGTGCGGGTCTTTTTTGTACTTTCTTTCTTTTCTCGTTTGTCCAGCGCACCCAAGATATCGTCTTCTACGGTGTTTTGGTCACTCATTATGAACCCTCCTATAAATAAAGGGGCGATTTACTCGCCCCAATAGTTCGTCTAATAGCGTTAGCTTTGTAAAGTGAATCAGCCTTTAAAACGGAAGCTTGCGGCCGGATGTTTGTCCTTGTTGACCTTGGTTCGCAGGAGGGAATCCGTTTTGTTGTTGGAATTGACCCTGTTGCTGAAATTGTTGGCCTTGTGGAGGGAACTGTCCTTGCTGTTGTTGGTACTGACCTTGCTGGAATTGCTCCTGTTGCTGTTGCATTTGCTGGAATTGTTCTTGTTGTTGTGCGGCACCTGCAAGTAAAGCGTCCATAAACCCTTGGATAGCCTCAGGAGTATGTGGTGTGATTTGCTCTTCGAGGGACGGTACTTCAATACCCATCTCATCAAAGTTTGGGATTTGTAATTCGGGTTTATCTTGGCCGTTTGGTCTGTAAGCTCGGGCGGAATAGCTAGTATCGGAAGCGCCTTTCCCGGAGCGGTAAATGGTTACGAAATTCTTAGTAGGGTCGATCTCTTCAAGGTTGAACTCAGTATTGAGTTTTTGGATATGTGTTTTAGCAAGAGAGACAAATTTAACTTTTTGATCTTTTGGATCAAAAACACGGAACTTAATTTTAAAACCTGGATATTTTCCTGGGTTCGCTGCACAAAGTGGACAAACATCTTTACCAGGGCAACGGACATATTTAGGATTTAGTGTTGATTCGTAATGCTCACGAATTCCAACCAAGTCGTCATACCAGTCAATGAATAAAAGCGTTAAAGGCTTACCGTCCTCAAAAGTAATAAATTGTGTTCCTCCGCTAAGAATTGCGTCTAATCCTTTTACTGCTGTCATAATTATCTTCCTCCAATGAGTATTGTTATTTGAGCTTTTGAGGTCTCTGCTCTCACGCTCACAATAATGATCGTTACTTCCGTTAAAACAGTTGCGAATTTTATCAATCGTCATCAGAATGTTTTAACAAAAGAGGGGAGAGGTATAGATAACCAAAAACAATCATAATTGTGAGGGTGAGAGTTGTATTGATTCCTCAGATGATTGATCGCATTTACATATGAGGTAGTTGCAGCCAAAGTACATCTAAACATTTCAAGAGATGGTGCTATATACCACAAAAATAAGGGCAAGTCAAAGGGTGTTTGCAATAAGTTTGGCTATGATGTATAATGATCTCGTGATATAAGAAGTGAAGTTACTTAAACAATAGTAATCGTTTCATGTGCCAGAGAAGTTGCGTTCTGTAACATAAATGTAATAAAAACGTAACTGTAAGACATTTACATAGAGGCTTTGCGATGATATACTTTTGTTTAAGATGTAAACATTCTTCACATTGATATCCATAGGTCTTAAGACCCACAGATATCACGAAGTTTTTTGAATGCACGAGTAGTATGGGACTTATTGATCTGTAATTCTTCTGCTATTTCTGCTAAACTTAAAGACATAGATACGTGGTTTGAAAGCATGAATTCAATTGCGTTTTGCTCAGTAGGAGTAAAACGATGTCTGTTTGTTTCGAAATCATGTTTCACGTTGAAGATATCATAGCCATGTTCGTCCGAACTCACTACAAATGTGTGGTTTGTAGGGTGATTTTCACCTTGATTACTTTCTGCACTGATTCCGTCACGAATCCCATCACAAAAGAAGAATGTAGAGGAATTCTGTTCTATCTTTCTATTAGCTTTCCGATAGTAGTCTACTACTGTTCTTCTAATGATAGTGTGGCAAAAGGACTGTAGGTTGTCAGGCGTAACATTTTGTTTTTTTAGGGCACTTAAAATTTGAATAATGCAGTCTTGTTTAACATCATCTTTATCTTGTAGCTTGATCTTAAATAACTCGAAGTTGAATACTTTTTTCATATATGTAGAGTTTAATAGATCCATAACGATTTCATTGATATTGTTTGAGTTAATAGTAGTTGCTGTCATTGTTTAATTTCCTCCAATAATTTGAAAGTTTTTGGTTTGTAGGCGTACTTAAAGAAGGCCCTGCCGAATGTCAAATTTCGACAGACCTTTATAGTCAAATCTTCACATCACCTATAGTTGGCAAAGGTATGACAAGAGTCATTAATTTTTTAGAGGTTGTACCCTAACAAACTAACAGGCTTACTCTCCAACTTATCTAACCAACCTAGTTTCAGCAGATCGTTTGAATCAACTTTTGCACTTCTGCTAAACTGAGGAGGGTATAGGGTTTGATTAACAATAAACCCCGCTCTCACTAAAGCATTTGTTGCTTGTACAGTGGCGTCCCAACCAGCTTTGTCGTTATCAAAGAAGGTATCAACAATTTCTACTCCTGCTAGTTGGAGTTCTCTAATCTGATTCTTGAAAAGAATTTTACCGTTAGTTGCCACGGCTGCTATGCCTACCTGGTAGTTAGACATAACGTCAAGAGGTGACTCCACCATCCGTACTCTTTTGATACGGTTTTTTGAGGTTCTAAGTTGATTAATGAAGCTGAGGCCGAAGAGAATATCTTTTTTGATAGGTGACCCTTCATTGATGAACTTAGCACCTTGGTATGAACTTCCTATCTTCCTTTTTTGGAGGAAACGTAGTTCTCCAGTTCTAGTTCTTTGTGGGAATACGATACACTCATTATCTACATCTACTTTGATACCGTAGGTGTTCAATGTATGAGGCGTCATCCCACGTTGGTTAATTAGATACGACATAGCGACATCGTATGTCCATTTATTCTTAGATGGTGAGTTATCGAACTTAGAAAGTTCACTCTCATTAAGGAAGGGGATAGTAGTACGTTCCCTCCCGTCGTTAATAATTCCATCTACGTCTATAGGCGCACGTGTCTCTTCAAGGATATAGTCAGACAATAAGAGCTTGATACCCTCACCGTCGTCTAAACCAAAAGCAATTTCTACTGTCTTGTCTAGTGTCCCTAAGTAACCACAATAGAAACAATTTGTATGGTAAGGGGGTTCTTTGGATATTCCAAAGGACGCCCTTGTTTCTGCATGGTTAGGGCAACAAGACATGACCCAATCACCTGTATCGTTTTTATGAGAAAAAGCAGTAGGGTTTATACCGAAATTTGAAGAATGTTGATACTCAAACCTCAATTCGTCGATAATATCCCAAACATCGAGCTGGACGTTTTCTAACATCTCTAAGCTTCGCTTGGACATTTAATTCACTCCTAGAAAAATTGCTCTCCAATTTCACCGTTAAGTACATTCACAAGACCAGTGTCAAAGTTATAACGGACTAAAAAGCTTTGGTTACTCGCATTCCCACGGTTTTTGATTACTTGGACTTTAAAAGTATTGTCATTGATTTTAATAATTGAAATCCCTTTACTGGCGTCTTGGAAAATAGCATATGTTTCGCCAACATCCTCACCCTGAACTTCACTATTCTCCAAGCTTTTTTTAACTCTCTTAGCGGAGTCCCGATTAGCTTGGGCAACAACATACCCTGGAATCCCTGTACCTAAAATCATTTCCCTGACTTCTGCGGAAACATCGAATAACCTTTGTCGAAGATCCCCGCCCCCGAATGAATTATTCAATCTGACTTTTGATAGCTGGTCTAAAACAAATCGGTTGTGTCCTTCTGATTCGAGAATACGCTGGATTTCTGCTACAGTGTACGGCCGGCCTCCGTTTCTTTGGACATCATAAACTACCATGTCCTTTTGCTTCTGTTTAAGACGGTCAAGAAAATCAACATATTTGTCTTTTTGTTCTTCCGACATAGTCCCACGCTGCATTGCTAAATTAGATACTCCGGCTAGGACGTTGTCCCAGTTTCTTGCGATCTCCTCAGCTCTTTGTTCAAGTGCAAAATATGCAGGGTAATCCCAATCTAACGAACTATTCCACTGTGATTGCAACATGAAGGAAGTCATCAAAGTCTTACCCATGTTAGAAGGGGCGAAGACTAAGAAATAATCTGTTTCCTCTCCACCGCTCACCATCCCATTGGTGGCTAAATCTAAGGGAGCAAAGCCTGTTGTGTAGCCTAGGATCTCATCCTCATTTCTCCCGTGAATGGAGAGGTATTTTTCTTTGCGTTGATCTGCCATTCCTATGTATGAATATCCTTTACCCTGACTGCCAACCAACTTCAAAAGGTTGGTGGCCTGGATTTTCATTTCTTGGAGGGCGTCAATGGTTTTCTTTTCTGCTACTAATTCAGCCGACTTTTTCAAGACAGGTTTATACTGTCTATGTAGCCAATCTTCTTTTAAAGAATCAACGACAACATCGATTTTCTCTATCTCGACAGGTTCAAATTCTTCGAACTTGTTCATAACAGTTTCAAGGGTCGGTAGCTGTCCATTGGATTTTTTAAAGCCATTTATGAAATTAAAAGCGTCTTTGTGGACCGGAAAATGTTCTTCATTAAAGCCATTCCTATCCACTACATCCCAATCTTTTGTTTCGAGGGAATAATTCAATAACTGTAATTCTTCAATACTCGGCATAAGGCTATCCTCACTCTCTAACTGTGATCACACTAGTTATCGTAGGAGGTACCTGGTTAGTTGCGAAAAATATATAATTTTTTTTTGTTCTTTTATTTTTATCGAAAAAAGAACGTACGTTTGGTTTTTGGGTTAAAAAGAAGAAGGTGGCCATTGTAGGCGAGAATTTATGTACGCACTGTGCCTCGGTTTGTATTCTTATGTAGTCCATAAATACAGTCTGATTTGAGTGGGTGTAACTCTCGCTATTTGTGCTACCTTCCATTAATAATCCTTTTAAATTGTACTAAGTCGGTCTATTAGCATATGTGAAATGAAGAGTCTGTTCGTTGAAGTGGTTCGTATACAGTTGGTGAAGTCGATCCAAAGATTATCTCTCCTTTGTAACTAACTTGATGAATTAATTATAACATATAAAAATAGTATTGTAAATACTAAATAGGTATGTTTTAATGGTTCCATTTTCCTACCTGTTCAATGCACACTAAGTCCATACCCTGTATTCAAAACTTGTCTTTACTATATGGGTTTCTTTTTTGGGAACCACACGTAAAAAAGAGAAGGCTCTTACCTGAGCCTTGATATAACTGTAGAAATATCAACTCCTGCGTGATCTAAGTTCTCTATAAACATTTGCTGGTACCTTGTATCTGAAACCCCTCGATTAAACGGGACCTCCCAATAATGAGGGTCATTTATTGAAAACTCTTTTGTTCCTTTATCCCATTCAATAACCCTTAATTCGGCTAATTTATCTAGTTCTTCGCTTATTTTTGTCTTGCTTACCCCACATAACTCAAAATCCTGCATGTTTTTTATAAGTGCGGCTTCTTTGTTGTAGGGGAAGGAGAACGTATAAATAAAAGTTATTATCTTTAGCTGTCTTTTTGTAAAATCTCTTTTGAGCATTTCCCTACTTACATGCATTTCCAGTGCCACGATATCAGGACTTCTGTTCATGTAGTAATCTTCTACAATTCCTTTATAGACCCGATCGATTTTTTCATAGGTTTCATATGACCACTTCTGCAATACTTACCACCCCTAAGTTTTATTCGTTGTTCTATCTAGGACTATTTGGGTGATACTATTGAACTAGAAGATAAAGGAATGACCCAATTTAAACAAAATTTCGAATATTTGTCAACTATAATTTTGAAAAATGTGTAAATATATTTAAACCCCCTAATCTATACAGCAGCTAGCTTTGTTTAGGGGCTTGCAGTGCTTTAGAGAAGGGGATCAGGGATATATTTTAAGGAATTATGATTGTTTTTTCTGTCCGTCTGTTTCGGCCACCCAACTGAAAAACAGTGGTATTGTATAACAGTCGGGAAGTGATAATATCTCCTAAACAGTCTTCGCTCTCCAATTGCGGGATACCTAAATTAGAAGTAAAGAAGGTGGAGAGTTTATTCTCTTTTCGATAATCAATAAGGTCATAGGTTAAGTCTCTCACGTATTTAGTGAGCCGGCCGCTGCCAATATCGTCGAGAATTAACAAGGGAACTTCTTTCATTTTTCGCATGTCCCTTAGAATTTTTAAACTGTAATCCTCGTCGTTCAGTTGGTATACCTGACGTAACTCATTGGCCCAGGTACCGTACTTGATGTAGAGGACAAGCGGATTTTCAAAATCAAACATTGAAGGATTCATCACATTGTTTAATAAAAATTCCATAGCGAATGAGATAGCTGTGTAGGTTTTTCCTGTACCTTTCTGAGGGTGTACAAAACCTATGTTGTTACCTTTGCTCACTTGTTCATTAATAGTATCGAAAACTCCTTCGAAGTATGATTTGAAGCGTTCATTGTCTTGGTCGTACGCAAACCTCCCACGATTTGCATTTCGGTATTCAGGAGGAATACCTGATAAGGAAAATGCTTGTTCTAACAAAACATACCCATTACATTCAGGGTTGACATCATAATCAGAGGGGAGGGGGGTTTTTCCACTTCTTCGGCCGCACCAATCCTTCACTAGGCAGGAAGCACATGTGGTATAAGGCTCTTTTTGTTGAATCATTAATCGTTTCCTCCTAACATCTTTTTAAGCATTTCTTCACTTGAGAGTGTCTCTGTAGGCTGTACTAGAACACTTTCGGTTTCTCGCTTTTTCGGTTCCTTCTTCTCGATATAGAATGGCTTCTTGCCGTTAAGTAGGTAGGTCTGAACCTCCCCAATCCGGTTAGATGAAAGGTAATCAAGAGTTAGGTTGTCATACCCAATATCAAAAACACCGTCTATATATTTTTTTAGAAGCTCTTTGCCACCAGTGTTTCGGATAACGTTTCTCATCATTCCGGTGTGTTTCTTTATATTACGTGGGTGGGCATGGCCGGTTTTATCTAAATACTTGTCGTAATAATATTCTTTAAACTGTTCGACGCCCCAGTCGGACACCGCCATTAACCCCCAATGGTTTTTCTTGTCTCCTACAGGGACATTGCGTTTTTTTCTTGAATTCTGTGCATTTTCTTCCTCCGCTGCTGTTGAAGAAATTGTTTGTTCTTCTTTAGCGGTAGGTTTTTGGTATTTCATGTTTCTAGGAAGTAGACCCACTTCTAAATCTCCCCCTCTCAGGACATGTTTTAAAAGCTCGATTAGCTGTTTTTCAGAGTCCTCATCCGTACTCATATCTTGCAACCGATAGTTGTTCTCCTCCATGAACTTTAGAATTTTATCTTTCGCCGGAAGGATTTTTCTCCAACCGTAGAGATGAGTCAGCTTAGACATGCTTCTCCAAAACATCTCAGACACGATTAGGAGGGGAACCTGGTGAACGTCCTTTACGTGATAGTGATTACTTCTCCCTCGACCACGAGTCTCTTTTTCGATTAGCCCTTTACTGACTAGTTCGTTTATATAAGAGACGACACTGTTGACGGAGCAAGAACTCGAAATAGCAAGCTTATAAGTGCTAGGAAAGGCGTAATGTCCTTTCTCATAAATATGATTTAGGATATTAGAGTAAACAGTTTTTGCGTCATTGCTTAGGTTGAGACAGTTCTCGACCATACTGGGTGTTTGAATATGCCCTTTATTAAAAGAGTCACGGTATATGAATTGTTTTTCATCAGATACGCTTACTTTGGTTGACAACAGTTTCACCTCCTCGATTTATTTATCGTGGTAGGGAGGGGGATAGTTGCGATTAAAGTCACCATATAAAATAAGGCACAGCCTATGGGCCGTGCCTTCCGATTAATTTCTTCATCAACTTTGTTGTACAACAGGAGCGGTTATTGGGTTGTATCTCTGCCTTGCTTCCTCGATAAGATCAAGAATTTCTCTCTTAGTCATATTACTGCTGATGTTATCGAGGGTGGAGAGAAGGGAGGACATCTCACTTAATTTAGAAGTCAGATCATAAATCTTCTCTAGGGCAAGATCTAGTTCGGATTTTCCTTTTTGCTTCCTTTGCCAACCCGCTGCTTGCTCAAGATCTTCAACGTAAAGAAGATCATGGTGGATTTTACTCAGCACTTCTAACCGTTTGCTGTCGTCTTCTCCTTTGTGTATCTCATATCGAATTAGTCCAAAAATATAGTCGATAAATTTTCTGCGCTCTAGATGTGTTTCGTCTTTAATCCATGCACCCAACAAAACCAAACCTTTCAAAAAGTGGTGGTAATTATTTAACAATAAACTGAGGATTCACTTTCACGTACGTCACAAGTGATGAATACTTCTCTCCTGCGCTTACTGGTATAGTAACATCCTCAGAACCGCAATTATTACATTTGATTAGAAAACCCATTGCTTACCTCCTTGAGAATTAAGTGGGGGAATGAAGAGTTATTTATTCAATCTTTTCCACGCACACCTTAGCCCCCTCATACAACCAAAGGTCTTTAGGTTCAGAATAGAGCAAGGCACCCTCTAGGTTATTCTTTTTGCACCAAGCTGTAGCAGCGTCCGCTTCATCGGTGGCCGCTACCGTAGAGTTGAGTTGTTTTTCCTGCCCGTTTATAAGGAACACTTTGAAGTTATGTAGAGGGGGTAAGCCACAACGTTTCCTAAACTCATCCTCATCTTCATAACCATCACTAAAATCCGATGTATGGTCTTGGATTTTATTAAGAAGGACACTAAATATCTGTAGTTCTTCTTTGTTGAGTGCGTCCTTAGCTTCATCCAAATCGATAGTGTAAGTTGTTTTCATAAATAGTGCACCCCTCTGCTAATTTGTCCGAAGAAGTTTTTCAGACCCTTTGTAGTCAACCTACCTCAGATAATTTTAACTCGAATGTGATTCCAGTACCGTTGATATCCAGGGGTTTGGCTCCACCCTTAGACATGGTAATCCAGTAGTCCATTTGCCAACCATTATAGTTATGCTCTGAACTCTCGTAACCTAGACTCTTTAGTAACTTCTCTAGCGTGTAAGGATTTAGGGCGGTGTCACTTAAATCGATTTCTAATAACTCCTCAGTGTCTTGTGGGTTAGCTGCTTCCACCTTATCTATAAACTCTTGAACAATTGGAGTATACTGATCCTTCACTTCATCAGTTAAAACCCACGTACTCATTTTAAATTCCCTCCCTGGTGGCTTTTTTGTTTATTTCGATAAGTAGGTTGTTAACCTTTCGGTAGTCGGGTTTATCGGGCAAAGGCGATCTTTTAGAAATTTGCTTTAAGTTACTGTCTAAGTCCTCGATCATTTCCAATGCTTCCTCAAAAGTATATGCTCCGTTCCTACAGTCCAAGAGCAATTTCCTGTTTGGTCGGTGGGTGCTGAAATCACAAGTTTCTAGAATTTCAATAGCGCTCGTTAGCAAGCGGACACTGTGCATAAAGAATTTTGTATCGTATCCAAACTTTTCGATTAAATCTTGCCTACCTACGCCATTTGAGTTTTTTGCTTTTAATTTCTGGATTTGTGAGTAGGCGTAACCACCGAACTTTTTCTGTATGTTTTTAGAGAGGAACAGGTGGCGATTATCTACTAGAAGTTCACCCAAAGAGGACATCTTAATATAATCCTCACGGTCAATAAAAAGAATTTCAATGTTGTTAGGGACACCTTGCATGGCGTCTCTAACAAATTTGTTAATGTGTATAATACTGATATCTACATCATCTTTTGTGTTTTTGAAATTCTTTCCTCCGGTATTGTTGTACTCGTTGAATGACTCTAAGCCGAAATAATACTCAATAGGTGGGACACAGATCCCTTTGAAATCTCTGTCAGAAGAATCGGTATTTGTCCCGTAAGCATGACTACCTGTAGGTGATAGAAGAATGGTTCTCTCCTCTAGCCACTTTAAGTTGGGTTGGTGTAAATCTACTTTAGTCATAATGGTCCTCCTTCTTTCGAGCTTAACGGTGCAATCAAATAGGTTATATTTTCACGGGTCTTGAAATAGCCAAATCGCCTTGAAGATAGAAATCTATACCGTCGTCAACTGTCTTGAATGGTGGTTTCATCTTATCTTCGATACCCCATAGATCAAGTTCTCCAACAGCTTCGACCATAGCAGTTATTTCATGGGGGGCATTGACAATTACAACTTCAAGGTCTTTCTGAAATCTATCGACAGCTACCGCATACTTACTCATAGTAATCTCTCCCTAAAGTAAATTCTGTTTAGTTATTTTGATTGGACCGCCTGACGTTAGGCACACTTGCAATTTCTAGTTTTCTATGGGACTTTCTAAAAATGTAATCTAGGTTTTCACCTTTCTTTATGGTCCCATCCTGTTCAAGGTGTTTGTTAGGTATCCATACGTTTTGGTTAGTGCCATTAATTAAAAATCGCTTCGCTTTATACTGTTTGTAATTACGCTTAATCAGTCGCAGCGGGATACCGTTATAACTCTGTTGTTCTGTATTCAGTTTCATAGTGTACCTCCGAGTGAAAGGGGAGTTAGCCCTGTGGTGAGTTGATACGGCCGCCTAAAGGCCTTTTGGTGAAGTGGATCGCCCGCCTAAGCGGAGGCACCATCAAGAACACTAAGGATTTTCTGTGTTCCTAACGGTTGTTCTACTGTGCTATCAATAACAAACTGCTTTTCCTCTAGGAGCTTTTCGATTCTTTCGTCGATAGTGCCCCGGCTAATGAGGGAGTAGACGTTAATTGACCCTGTAGCTCCTCCGGTTTGCCCGAACCTCCAGGCCCTACCAATACATTGAGAAATGTAGCTTGGAGACCAAGGCTTGCTAGTGAAAATGACATTGTTGGCCTTGGTACCAGTCCAGCCTTCCCGGCTTGCAGATTCAGTGCAGATAATTACTTTACAGGAGTCATCTTCTTGAAATTTATCGACCATCATTTGTCTCTCTGATACATCCTGATTGCCTTTAGCCTGGGTATCGACATCCCCGGTGATATAGGAGGGGTTATATTGAGAGAAGTAATCCACCATTACGTGAGTCATCCGTTTAGATCTTGTAAACACTATAGCTTTCTCTCCACGATCTGTAATTTCTTCAAGAAGATTTTCCAGCTCCACAAGTTTACCGCTACCTTTTTTGCCTGAATCTCCGCCAACAATTTCAGCTGATTCTGCAACCTGAGCTAACCGAGCGTGCTTGGCTAATTCAGACGGCACGTCTTCAAAGAACATATCCTCAAAGTCAATACCCTCATAATCACCTTTTTCGATAGCTTTATATAGCTTTCTTTGTGGGGAAGTCATCTCAACATAGATAGGTTTAGAGACAACAGGAGGGAGGTCTTTAAGTACATCTGTCTTTAAACGCCTTAACATGTTCGATTGCAGGATCGTTTTAATTTCCCAAAGATTTTTATATCTAGCCACATTACCCCAACCGTCCAACTCACAGAATTTATTTCGGAAGCGGAAGTAGTTGTACTGAATAGCCCCCATCCAATAAAGCATGTTATACATATCTATGATTTCATTTATAACAGGGCTGGCAGTTATTGCGTATCTTTGTTTGGGGCCTATTCTGTGTATGAGTTTACCTAAAGAGGAGTTAACATTCTTAATTTTGTGACATTCGTCGATATACATAATGTCAAAAGGCTTAGCTTTATTGATGGAGGTGAAGTGTTGGATGTCTGTGCGGAACGTCTCGTAAGAAACCACAACTAGTCCGACGCTATCATCTCTTTCTAATAACTCATACTTTTTGATTCTCTGTTTTGCCGAACCTTCAATTGTCACGACATTTAAGTGCGTAAACTTTTCTGCCTGGTTTTTCACATCGTAGATGAGGCCGGCTTTAGTTACATACAAACCCCACTTAGCAATACCGTTTTGAATTTTTGCGTCATGTTGGCAAAGTATAGGCGGTGTTTTTCCTACACCTTCTTGATCCGAGATTAAAAGAAAATCCCGTTGTAACATAAGATTAAAGGTTACGATCTGATGTTCTCTGAGAGGCAATTTTGGTTCATAGTCGACTATGAACTCGGTAGGTATATCTCTTGTGTCAATACCTCTAGCTAGTGTACCCATGCTATCTGCATGACTTTTCCAAACAACCATGTAATCCTTAGTCTTCTGAAAAAACTCACCTAAAGCGGAGTAGGGGAGGCCGTAACACATAGGCTCCTGAGCTTTGCCCCAACCATCTATCGACATAATTATGTTTACGATTTCGGGGTCTAACTTTCTCAACTTTATTTTTAAATAGTCTTGATCCTGGTTTGTAAATTTAGATACCTCGATCATATAATCACCTCACCTACAGTAAATGGTCGCTTTTAAGCTGAGCTGAGTTGCGATTTTTAGGTCTTATCACTATCTAACTTTTTTAATAAGCTTGTTGTAAGCTTGTTGTGACTGTTAGTATATCGCCTTCTGCATTACTATCTACATCAAACATGATCACTGATTCATTCTCAAATGTTCCATAGGACAAAAACACGCCCTTTCCTCTATTTTTGTGTTCCACTCGATCGCCTTTAACAAAAACCATCATCTAAATCTCTCTACAAGTAATTTTCTGTGAAAAATATTGAAATTATTGCAACGACTTATTCGTAATGGTATCCAAGTGTTTCAATATAGTCTTTGAAAGATAACCCTCCTTTTTTTGCCTGGTGGGAAATAGCCATATAAAGTTTTTTATCACGCTTATACAGCCCTGAAATTTTTTGCTGTCCCTCATAAAGTGCGCCTAATAGCTCCTTGAAATGGTTTGGAGAAATGGTGCTGCTATAGGTATAGTCAAGTCCCCAACGAAGGAGGACCTCAGAAGGTGGGCCGTAAGTTTGCAATTTCCTATACCTGCTCGGGTAGTCTTCTTTTAAGATTGAAAGATTAATCCTAAGTCCAAACTTCCTCTGTAAAGATCTTTTGAACTGCTTCTCAGGATTATCTACCTGTCTAGGCACCAGTAATTCCAGTTGAGGGTCGATGTCAGACAATGCAGATCGTATCTTATGGTTGATTGTCTTGTCCGTTGCTAGACGGCGAAGAGCGACATCTAATATTTCGTCAGCATGTATGACTTTATTTTTGTCAGCGTACCTGACAAGGCGACTAGCAACGTGCTTCATTATTCAGTGTCCTCTTTTTTACGCTCAATTTGGAATATATCTTCAACAGCTACTCCAAGGTATTCAGCAATTGCCATGGCAACAATCAGAGATGGATTGTAGTTTTCTGACTTGATAAAAGCCATAGCGCTACGGGCAACACCTATGTAGTCAGCCATTTCTTTATGCACCTCTTGCAGGGTAACGGGCTTGTCTCTTTCGATTGTCAACTGTGCTTGTTTGATTCTTAGATAATGCCCTAATTTGTTTGATAATTTGAATGGGTATTCTTTTCTAACCAATTTGACTTCCTCCTATAGCTATTCGAGACTAACCGACCTAACAAAGTCAATTACAGCTTCGTTTAGTTCTTCGAGTACAGTCTCGCCAAACAGCTTTATGGCTGTTTCGTTAAATATAAATTCTTTTTTGCTATAATAACCTAATAATACTTGAAGGTCGTATTCATAACCCCAATAATATTGTTCGCCGATTTGTCTATCGTTATATACACTAGAACTTATGTAATCGTAATAAAATTCTCTGTGGTAGGGGTTCTTTTGGGTAGCGATTACATCTCCTTCTTGGCTGACGATAACAAGGATGTCATTTCCTTTTAAGTCTTTAATGTCACCTTCTAGAGCGAGCACGGAACCGCCAGCATTGACCACACTTAGTCTTCCTTTGCCGGCTATGCCGAATACTTCACCTTCTAATGTCATTCTGTATCCTCCAACGAAAGTTAGTCTGTAGGTTGAATCAGATAATCGAATATTTACATAGAGCTGTTTGCTTTGTCCGACTCACTTAAAACGTCTGTACTGTATTCATTATCCATTAGCTCTTTTAAATGCAACATCAAAACAAGTCCCAAATCACTTGCATTTTCTAAGTTGCCTATCATCCTAGTTACTTTGATGATTCCATACTTACCCATGAGATTTTGAATTACACTGCGAGCCTGGTGCTTGACTTCGAAACCAGTAACCTCTTGGAAATAGTCAACCAACTCGTCTTCTTCCTGATTGGGGAGGTGTCCGAACCCGTTCTTCATCCAAGAGCGTAACATACCTACGCAATAAGCAAAGGTACGCTTTTGTTTCTCTTTTTTGGCGGTTACATGAAGACACTCAGCGATCCAAATATAAGCGTCCAACTCACGACTACACAGAATTCTGTAATATTCTGCTATACCTTCCTTAACTTCCTGTTTTGGAATTTCATCAAAAAGGTCTCTATACATGGCAACTAGTTTACTGATGGCGTCACTAGGGCTTGTAGGTGTTCCGTACTTCTCAGTGTAGTAAACAGACATTGTTGAAATTTGATCTTTTGTCATAACTTTTTTGCACCTCTTAAATTATGGTCTTTTACCAGAGTAATTATCGTTATGGGACCGAGATTAGTTGCGACCCTAACTGATAATTTTATTATACCATATGATAATAGTATTGTAAATACTATTATTTGTGAAAGATTAAAGGAGAAGGGCGGGCCTTCTCCTAAAGATCGATCATTCATTGTCTTTTAGTTCAAATATCTCTTCGACAGGTAAGTTTAAGTATTCGGCTATTTTCATGGCTACTTCGAGGGATGGCTGGTTCACGTTTCTTTTGATTAGTCTAATCGTATCAAGAGATACCTCGCAGTATTCAGCCAACTCATTTTCGACGTCTGCAATCTTAACCTGTCTACCGGTCTCCAGTGCTTTTTCGGCTTTTCTGATAGAGATGAAGTGTTTTAATTTATTTTCAGTTCTATAGCTGTATTTTTTTATTTTGGGCATGTAAGTTGACCTCCTATCGTCAATAGGTGACTTGTAACCATCTTTATATGTTTTAACATACTTTAATAGGTACTGTAAATACTACAAAGTAAGGGAGATCTGATTTTGATCTCCTTACGGCAAAAAAAAGAAGGGCAGTCAGCCCTCGGTTTTAATTAACTCTTTCCTGTAAGTAGCTTGGTAAGCCTCAAACTCTTCTACTGTTGAAAGGATGGTCCTTATTTGATTGCATAGCAGGTCGACTTGCTGTCCTCTACCTTGAATCTCGCCTGATGAGTTGATTCTATCCAATGCACCGTCAGCGATATATTTCCTAACACGTACTAAGTCTTGCACAAGGCCTTCTACCTTTTTGTCAAGTGTTTCAGTCAGCAGATTCACTCTAGATTTTTGAATATCAACAAAAGACATTTCACTCACTTTATTACCACCTTTATTATTCCGTTGTATACCTGCACCATGCGAGCGGCCTTAATTTCATTCTCCCCGTCTGTAAAAATCTGATTAACTGGGTCGAACATTACACCGGTCCCGTCACTGATGTTCAAACGCTCTACTTCAATAATTCCCTTGTAACGGCCTTCCAAGGTAGGGAGGCCGCCAATTAACTTGAAATTGACATTATGTAAGTAAACGCCGACGTTGTCTTGTAGAGTGTACCCCACAAGGTCGCCTTCTTTATTTATGATTTTGTAAGGTGGTTCGTTAGTTACCAAGATGTCGACCTTTGTATCTCGTTTAAGCTTTGAGCGCATAGGTTTGCTCATCCTCTCTACCTCAATTTTTATTCGCTGCTAAATGTCTTCATTAACACGACCTAGTCCATCAACCCCATTGCCTGTTTCTTATCCATCTCAGTTAGGATAATACTCAGCAATTCGTGGCCTGGTTTTCCGGTATAGTATTCAATATCATTTAGGCATTCTTCAATGTCCATTGGTTTTTTACGGATAAGTCTCATGTGTTGATATGAAGGGTGTTTCTTAGGGTACTTGTTTTTCGTAACAGGGAGGAAGAGACGTTCATGGTATAGACGACTAAGGTCAATCAATAACCCTTTACGTTCCTTCTTATTAACTCCGTGTATCCAAGCGTGGTTATATTTAACTTTCTTCCCGTTAACGATGTCGGAGAAATCACCGTCCCAAACCGTCCAGGTATACTCAGGCAGTAGGTACCGAAGTATGGCGGCCCCGAAGATAGCTGTTTGACGACATGCATTACCGCCCCATTTTTTATAAGCTTGTGGGTTAGCCTTTTGAAGTATACTGTGAAGAGTGGGTACGAATAATTTCTCCATTAGATTCTTTGTCAGTAATTCTATTTGATTTAATTTCACAAACACCACCCCCTCAATCTTCGAAGAACTCGTCATGAGCTTTTTTAAGTTCTTTATAGATATGTGCAGGTAAGTGGGGTTTGAAAAATTCTACGTCCATTGTATCACAGCTAAGGATTGTATTTTCATGCAGGTTTGCCCAATCTTCGTCAATAACTAGGTCATCCAAGTGATACGCCTTTACTGAGATAGGCTCGACGGAGAAGTCATCCATGTATATTGTCAGGGGTTGTCCTTCGTGTATGAAGGTCTTTAAGTATACCCAATAAGCGTCTATGTGTTCTAGATGGACCCAGCCGTTAGGTAAGTAGGTTACCTCTGTGTTTTGATCGTTATTTTTAAGCATAGCTACCAACTCCAAATTTGAATTTAAACAAGGTCTATTTGATATAATATTGGGAATGTTGTTATGAGGTCTTTATGGTCACTTTCTTTGTAGGCGGTAGATCGTATTCAATACCTTCCGATAAATCCTTACGTAAACCTTTTAAAAATACTTGAAACTCTCTTACTGTTCCTTTAAACGATAAGATACCTTGCTTCAAATCAACATTCCTCCACACTAAAGTAGTATTTATAATACTAAAACCCGCCGTATCCCTGACGCTTACTGCGTTCGCTTGTCAGGGATACCATCTTGTTTGGGTACTTTGGGTAGGTTTTTTGTTGCACATCCATAGGAGCGCCTAATAAGAGGTTCAAAAGCAAAACCATAACAGATAGGACAACACAGCTCAGTCCATTAGAAAGAATATTCAGACTACTGTTGCAGCGGAAGTGTTAGGGATCAAAAAGTTCCTATCTTACCGTGCTTTTCGATTACTACTTTCTCCGCTTCGCTTAGTCCACCAGCAGAAGGGAGGGTATTATCTGTGAGGTAAGAGGTGTACGAATTAGCTACCTTGTTTCTTTCGTAGGCTCTTATGATTTTTTCAAACGTAGCTGTGGAAATGTACACTTCATCTAACGCCTCACCTACACGTTGAGTAATACAGACGTTTCCATCAACTATAGAAGAGGAAACCGTTCCGTATTGGTCTCTTCCTTCCCATAGGTCTTCGTAATCGTCGGCGTAGTCATTCCAATCATTGTAATACGCCATACCATCATAACCTTCTACCCAATTGTTACTGAGCGGCACATCTCCGAAACCTCCAGCGAAATCGTTAACTGACGCCAGGACTTGAAGGATCAGTTTAACGGTCTTCTGCATGTCCTTGTACACTACGTACTCTTTTTCTGTGTGTTCATTTTGGTAGCCGGCTGAGAGATTCACAGCATTCACATTTAACTCGGCGAATGTACAAGCGTCTGAGATCCCGCCTTCGGTTGCTTGCCAATTCATATCCTGGAGGGCGGAACAGTCTTCGAAGAATTTTCCCACTTCGTTTGAACAGAAAGCCTGACTGTAGTTGCCTACTACAATATCGTTGTTCCCTCTGCGATCCACTACAATAGCCAAATCAGAACCTTTAATCCATTCAGGATCAATTTTTTGAGACCCTACGCAACCAATCTCCTCTTCACGAGAGAAAGCAACTTTGATGGTCCCTTCAAAAGCTGTTTTTTCCACGTTTCTAAGTACGGCCAATAAAATTGCAATCCCGGCTCTATCGTCGGCCCCGAGAATACCTTTAGTGGAGTAAAAAGTTCCGTTTGATTCATAAACAACCCGGTCTTTAATTATGTTGCTGACACTGTCCATGTGTGCTGATAGGATGATTGTTGCGCCTTTGCCTGAGCCTACTTTCTTCTCAGCAAGGAGGTTTTTATAGTCATCTAACCAAACTTTATCGCAGAGACTTTGCAAGATTGGTTTCACGTACTTTACAACTTTGTGCTCTTCTCCCGATGGGGCCTGGATGTTTAATAGTTTAACTAGTTGTTTTTTCATTTTTTTCATTGAGCATGTCCCCTTAAACGTTATCTTATCAACTATATTAATTATACCATATAATAATAGTATTGTAAATACTATTTTATTGTTATATTTGTGGGTTTCGTAACCCTTGGAATATCGATCTCTCCAATTCTGAGAAATCTACTGATACAAGTCTTGGGCCTGATGGAGGGTTAGGTCTTGAGGCATTGAACCTAAATGTCCTTGTCCCTTGAAGGCTGTATGGTTCCTCAGCTAGCGAGACTTGCTGTCGAGGGTGACACCTCTTTCTTAGGTGCTTCCATATAACCTTTAGCTATCAGGTACTCTTTTGGTAACGATATCTCTACACGATCTTCGAAGAATTCAAGGAATTCAGGATCATCTACGTAAGGATAGAAAGGGTCGTCGTCGTAACTTGAGACGTAGCCTGTTCCCTCACACGTACTGCATTCTTCATCGTCCCAATCAGTACCGTCTCCGTCACAATCATCGCAACTAACCTTGATACCTGTATGAGACCACCCCACCTCAGTGTACATTGAGAAAGAAGACATATGAGACCCGTACAAATCAGAATATTCACTTCTAAGGTCGTCGCATTGGACGAAGTTATCGAACTTGGCTTTAAGACCTTCGATTAAATAGTTTTTAGTTGTATTATTCGTATAGAAGGGGCGGAACCCGACCAGTAAGTAATCATTATCTGTTACTTTAATAACACGCACAAGAAGTCTTGCCTCATAACGAGGAGAAAATAGTTCATCATTTTCAGACGTAGTAAGGTACGCAACAGCAAGGGTGGAATCGAGCAAGTTAGGCGGTAACTGGTTAATGCAGTCACCTGAACCGTTTCTAGATGTGTCCATGCAAGATGTGTTGCGCCAGCCGGTAACCCATTTCTCGCCACCCCAGTTATAGGGCGCATAGTAAGACATACCTGCAATATGGTGCGGTAAGATCGAAAGGTGAACTTTATAGTTTTTGATTACACCTTTCTCTAGTTTTTTAGGGCATTTATTTGTATACCACTTGACAACTTCACTAGTTTCGCCAAAAATCTTTACGAGTAACTTTGAAAGTTTTGGAGAAGACAGGCCTTTTATATCCCTTCTTTTGATGAACGTAGTTACCTCTCCTGGAATAGTGTTGTTTAAAAGATGTTCGTTCGTTACATCATCCAACAATTTACTTGCTATCGAATAATCGTTATAAGCTCTTCTTTCTTCTTCATAACGGTGTTCATTCAAGTAAATATCATGTTTTTGTGAAACCAATGGCTGTGCTTGTTTTTGAAAGTCTGCTGTCAAATCTTTTTCGACGTTGGGATGAAAAGAGATATACCCTTCCTCTCCTAGCAGGTCTTTAAGATACTGCTCCCGCTCTACATAAAGAGATGAGTCAACACCCGCTTCACGGATTAGTCTGGATTTATTAAGGATTTTGATTGCTTCTTCCATTGACTGTTCCATAAGATTATTAGTAAGTATCATGTTTAAATTTCCCCTCTCAGTTTATCCTTCGATCACTCTAATGATCGTGGCAACTTCTGAGATAGTTGCGAAGTTTTTAAATAGTTTTTATAAATGGTATTTTAAATACTATTTAGTGAACAAAAAAAAATCCTCCCACTTGGCGGTGAGGAGAGGGAGAGGCCTAATGGCCTCTCAGCACTTTGGATAAACCTGTGTTAAATTTTCTCCATGATTCACCTATAGCTAACATTGTTTTACGATCAAATACATCATTAGGGAGAGGTTCGATAACTTCGTTGTCATCGTCGTCCCAGGAGATGTCATTAGATGTGAGGATAACCTGTTCGTGTTTTTTGAAAGTTTCGTCCTCATCCTCAGCCATTAGTGATTCATTTAATCGGTGATAATCCTCTTTCGAAAGATATTTGCTATCATTACTGTAGACAATGACTGCTTCTTCCCAAATTAATACCCCAGCCAGACTTCCATCCTTTGAGGGGAATTCCATGAATAAGTTAAAGCAATTTCCGCCAGTATCTAAAAGAAGACCCTGAGGGAAAAGTGATTGAAGACGATTAAAGACTGTTGTCGAACTCATTTAATTACCTCCGATTTGATTGTTGTCCGTATATTAATATATAATAATGGTATTTTAAATACTAATCTAAACTCACTCGATATCGTCAGCATAGATATGGATGAATTCGTTGATAGCGTTAATGTCTTTGCCTCTTTCAAACACTACAAAAGTTAAACTATCAATTTGGTGGCCGAGTTTGTTCAGTAGATTGGATAGGCCTACCCAAGGCAGTGAATTTTGAGGTACAAACAAATCTGCAATCCCGGCTTCGCATTCTTCGTTACTTGTAACCTTATGGTTGTTATAAAAATAAATGCCCTTTTGATCCTTGAATAAACAAATAAAACTATTAGTCATTTTAATTCCTCCTTGGTAGCCGTCCGGTAACTTTATCTTTAAGTGGTAAGGTAATTCTATTATAATAGATTACAGGTGAGTAATTATTAGGTCATTACTGCACCATTCGCTCATCAGAGTGGCGTCTTACCTTCCTACCCAAAGACATGAAAGATATTAGCGGTCACCTATTGGCGGGCTATTTGACCCGCCTAATAGGTATCTCCTGAATTTTTTGTGGTAACCTAAACGGCCCGCCTAATAGGGTATGTGTAAGAATTGCTGCAACAGTCAGGATCATGAAATTCAAGCTGTTGTCATGGTTAGTGGAGGAAGGATATGATCCTTAAAACTAATAATCTATATCTTAAAGACTTTAATTAGTTATCCACAACCATACATAAATTATAGCATATTTATCCACAGGTGTCAAGGTTATCCACAACCCTGTGGATAACTGTAGACGTTCGGCAAATCGCTGAGCGTCTTTTTTTTTACCCTTATATAGAAGGAAAAATAAATCATAACACCATATAAAAATAGTATTGACAATACTATTCTATGGGTTTATAGTAGATGACAGAGCAAGACGAAAAACGTATTTACTAGTTTTCCCGCACGGGTTTTGTACCCCTACAGTGCTAGACCAAAATAAAAGAAAAAGAGGTAAGAAAAATGAGTATCGTATCTATTTTAGACTGGGAACAATCATTGCAAAATTCAAAATCGATGTACCGTACCATACTATCTCACAAAAGGGATGTTCTACACCGTATCAAAGAGTACAAACGTTTAGGGATTTTCAACGGCTCGGATAGAGACAATTTACTCTACTACTACGAGCGGGACAACTTGAACATCACACACCATAGAAAAAATGCGTTAAGGTATTCAATTAAATTAAGTATATTCAATTCTATATTTTCAGGCGAAAAGGTTAACCGTGCAGTCGTAGGAAAAAGAATCCCTTTAACTGTTGAACAAGACTATTCGGAAGCTGATGAAATTTTGGAGAGTGGGGACGTTACCGCCCAATATGCAAATAGTGAAATTTATTACAGTGACAGAGTTGAAAATGATTTTATCGGTACTTACCCCGTAACTATAGAACGTACGGAGGATTACGGGGACTTCTTGAAAATTCTGGTGGACGATATTGTTTTAATGGATAAGCCTATAAACTTTTCTATTAGTTACGAGGAATGGAAAACAGGTTACAAGATGGACGGAAAAAGACACGTAAAGCTAAATAAATTTTTAAGGAAACAAGGGTTTTCCCAGTACACTCTAGACTATTATAGTCAACAAATTAAAACAGAAAAGTGCCTTTATTTAACGGTATCCGATAGGGTTCAACATATTACAGGGATGGCTTTCTATAGTTCAGGTGACTGGCATAGTATGAGCGGAACATCATGCCAAGACCCTCGAAACGAATATGAAGAATGTCTCGATTTGCTACCTAGCTTGTATGATAACAAGTTATTTATAGCCTTTCTCCACGAGAATATGGAGGACGTGGAGGACACAGAGGAAAAAATGTTAGCCCGCACAATGTGCAGACTTATAAACGTAAACGGAAAAAAATTTTTAATAGGTTCACAACTTTATGGGAATAATGAAACTAAAGACGAACTAGACAAGGCATTAAGTCTATTAAATTCATATAATATTTTTAGTTTGCGCCAAATGAGTGAAGGCACAACAAACCACAAAGAAAGAACAAACGGACAGTTTTTACTAGAAGAAGAGGACGAAATACATTTATGTAATGATTTTGAAGAGCTTGTAAATTGTGAGTGTCCGGCTTGTGGTGGTAGTGGTGAGTATACAGTGGAAAACAATAGAGGAAGGAACATAGACATAAATTGCCCAGTTTGTGGCGGTAGCGGTGAGTATGAAACATTTGTTTATGCTTCTGTAGATACTTACGTAACTATTGACGATGGAAAAGAATTAGAACCATATGACGAAGGGTACACCCATTACGGAGACTTTATACTAATTCGGATAGATGAAAAAGTATTGGGGCTTTAATAGCCCCGATACCTTCAGTAGATAAAGAAAACAAATGATAAAGGATGGTAAACAACATGAATAAATTAACATTAGACCAAGCGGTTAAAAAATGGGTTTGGGAATTTAATGCGCTCCCGTTACAACTTATAGAAAAAGCTTACCCAAACTTTATAGATGAGGTTGAAATACTTACCACAAATAAAGTATGCGGGCATTGTGAAAGTGAGGATATTGTAAAAAATGAAGACGGTGAACCATATTGCCAACATTGTAACAATGATGATATATACGATAAGTATGGGCTTCCTATGTGGGGTACTATGTGGACGTTCGGGGACAGTCTTGACAATGATTGGATAAGAAACAATATTGATGTTGTGGCTGACTGTGGTATCTGGGTTTATGAATCAGAGGAACTAGGCATATTCTTTGGAATTGACGGGGCGGGCTATGATTTTTATGAGCAACATTGGAAACCTCTCTATAAGGCTAGGGGCTTAAAGTGGCATAGTGAGGAATAAACAAAGGAAAGAGGAGACAAACATGGATACTATAAATGATGGTTTTATATTCCCTATCAGTTCGGGCGGGAGTGTCACATACTACATGACAGACGCCCCTATAAGTGTATTAGCTCAAGCAAGGAAGGTAATACACGAACTAACGGACTTTATAGAGTACGTAGAAGGACACGGATATTATTTACAGGAATACAATGCAGGTTTTACAATAATGTTTGATTGAAGCCCTCCAGGGGCTTTTTATTTTGCCTTCTTACCTTATCCGGCGGGCTGTCTCCTCCTGGACTCACAATAACACTAATAGTATAAGAGATAGTAATAGTAGTATAGGAGAACAATACACAAAGAACCCTATAGACATATACGAATAACCCCATAAATAAACCCCATACAAAGAGATATAAACAACCTCATACAAATACACCTATACACTTTAAGACCCCTTAAAACGAATATAAAGCACTTTAAAATAGATGTCCTATAAATAAGAAGAATAAACACATACACCAAAACAATACAAGTGCAGACATAACAAGCCCTTTTTATTGTATTCGATATGGTTAGATACCTTTATTATCTGATGAATTTTATATACGTTCGCCGTCCCTCTTTGCTCCGATAAAAATAAAACATTGCGTACAAATACGGAACAAGAAAAGCGAAGGACAATAAACACCGCAGAAAAGGGACAATAATAAATAATTTTAAAGTCGGTGACGTTGTGCAGCGGAACTAGGGTACAAATAAAATCGCATATCATGGGCTGTCACCCACTTTATTTCTTTTGGTTGGTTGGATGTGGTCAATTGATCGCATATTGAGGGGAAATACACGCCTTTTTATACTGTTTGACTTAACATAATTAATTATTATGATAAGTCGGAAGGGGAATAAACCCCTACCCGGTGCCGAATGAATCGCATTTTCACCGCTGAGCGCCGGTATGGTTCGTAAGATCTGCGAGAAATTTTTTCGAATGTTTCTGTGCGTACATGGACTGGCTGCTTATGGCGTAAGTGCTGGGGAGAATAAGGTCATCAGGGCTGCCTATGTGGTGGTCTTCTTTATTGGGAGGGGGGTTCTGATACATGGAGCTTTAAATCTAATAGGGGAGAGGTTGCTAAAAAATTCCTGAGAGATTTTTTGTGAATACTTAGTGTGCGTACACCGGGGAAATCGCAATTCTACCAAGGTTTAAAGCGATTACTACATTGGTTACTTATATTATCAAAAGAGAGGTGATTCAGAGATTTTGGGAAAGAGAGGCTTACGGGCCATTAAAAAAAGTGTCTACTTAGGAGGAGATTAATATGGAGAAAAACTATGATCCACGTCCACTCGCTGAGTTAGGTGACTTAATAGGTCAAGCGATCCTCATTGTATGTGAGCACGGAGCTTTTGAAGGTGGTCTAAAGGATATCTCCAAGGAAGATATTCATATCGAGGTCGGGGAAGGCCGGGTTATTGCTGTTGACCGTTCAGTATTAGATGAGGATTTAACCGAGCTTTATGCTGTTGAAGTCTAGATCCTCTATTCGGCAGAACCTCTCATCGAGAGAATTACGCACGGTAACTTTACTAGACAGTCAGGAGGTGAATTGTTTATGACTATGCCAGCATTGACTGAGGAGACCATTAGTCGCATAAGTGTTGAAGCTGCTCCGCTACCTGGTCCTCATCCTGACCCTAACATCGGAAAGAAAGCTAAACCCCTAAATGGAGTTTATTCCTCACTAACTGGGATAATTTATCCACCAGACGAGAGGTATTCAGGTTTATCTGTAGACCCTAAAAGTGCTAAAGACTACTTGATTATGTTCTTTTATGACGATGGATCATTATTTTGTGCAATTGAGGCAGATATCAGCGATATGCATGTTTTAGACGGTGTGCAACCTGTACCTAGCGGTGAAGGGACTCCCGCAGCTCCGTTCGGCTGCAATTTACTAGTTTCGAACAACACTATCGATGGGTTAGGTGATAGTAGTCAAGTTATTTACCACACATTACCTAATCAAGTAGGTACTGTGGTAGTAACTTACGACTTTTATGATCAACCTGACTCGATGTCTATTTATTGGAGCGGAAAAGAGGACACTCCAATAGCTTCGACAAAAGGTAAAGTCTCTAATAAAGGGGACCTGATTTTTTATTACGACCCGGCGTATAACCCTACTAAAGTGGTTGTGAAAATCAATGAGGAAGGTGCGATTAACACCACTAGTTGGAAATATATTATGTCATGTCCCCGGGAGTTGTAATTAGGTTTTGATTAGGTAGCGCCTTGCTGATTAGCAGAGAAAAAATTTTTCGGCAAGGCGTGTTTTACATACATTCGGGGAGGTTTACTGAATTGAGGGATTGGAATAAATACTTTATGGACTTAGCGATCCAGGCGAGCACCATGGCTACCTGCGATAGACTACATGTCGGCTGTGTGTTGGTAAAAGATAAGAGGGTAATTTCCACCGGTTTTAATGGCAGCATTAGCGGCCACCCGCATTGCGATGAAGTGGGTCATCTCCTTAACGATGAAGGGAGATGTATAAGGACGGTCCATGCCGAACAAAATGCCATCCTGGATTGTGCCAGGAGAGGTGTTGTAACTGAGGGTGCTTGTGCCTATGTTACCCATGAGCCATGTGAACACTGTACTAGATCTCTCGCCCAGGCGGGAATAAAGACTGTATTCTTTCAAGAAGGTTATGAAAATAAATGGAATGCTAAATTTAATACAGATATGCACTGGATACAACTGGAGAGGTGATAATACCTCTCTTTTTTATTGCCGTTATTCCTTGCTGCTTTGTCCTTATAATGTAGGCACATTGTTGTTAGGAGGAATTAAAAAATGAATTTCGATAACCTTTTTACCCTTATTGATGGGATGATAGGGGATAAATCTGACTTTAAGGGTCTGACATTCAGTCTAGACCAAGGGATTTTCAATATTGATTTACATGAGCCAGGGGAAGGAGACCTTCCGGCCTTTATTTGTGAATTCATCCCCAATAACGCCATCGAGCCTATTTATTTCTCTGCTGTAGGTGAGAACGAATTAAAAGAACAGATTGATTATTACGTACTTAAATAAAAAAGCACCCACGAAGGGTGCTGAGGGCCTATGTAAGGCCCTTTATTTTTTATCCGAAACTAGAAACAGAGGTATACAAATAATGCTTACTTACTCTTGATTTCAAATCATAGTGAATAGAACCTTGACCGAGCACACCATATTTCAGTCTATATCGTGCAGAAGCCGACGCTTTCGAAGTTTCTTGCGCCCTCGTAATCTTCAATTCGTCATCTTGAACAGTAAATGGCGGCGCTACGAAATGCCATTCATCCCACGCCTTTGTGATTTTACTGTAGGAAATTACTTTCTTTGGTTTTGGTCTATTGACTTTGATACGGTAGCTTAGGTTTACTACTCCAGTATTCCAGTAGATTTTAAAGGTTGTTGTACCAACTGGGACAGGGTATGTACCCATAGTGCTGAATTCATCCTCAGTTTTTTCTGGAATAATCCCCATAGTTCCAACATACTTTCCATTATCGTCATAAATTTTTTGCTCCTGAGGTTTCGTCGAATCCATATCAAATGCGACTTCTTTCTCAGGTAAAACCGGTTGCTGCGGCATTTCCGCAGCCTTTGATGTGTTTTCAAATGTTGTTGACAAAACGAGAGCTAACACCGTGGCAATAACGACTGTCACAAACTTTTTCATGCTACTCCTCCTATCAAACTTTTTCGAAACAATACCATATTAACACAAATATACAAATAAATACATACATTACTATATTTATCCCTACAAAAAAATATGTACAATGACACTTGAAATCTACAACAGCTTATAGGTTACACTAGGGGAAAGCTTAAAAAGAAAGGTTGATGGGTTTGAACTTGTATTTAGCAACAGCCCTTGTAATATCAGTAGTATTAAATGTAATCTTATGTATTCAACTAGGAAAGTTCAGAACAAGTCGAATATCCAAATGGAAAGAAGGTATGGGAATCAATACGCCATTCGCTGCGTTAGTCTGGGCTTTCCTTGCTATAACAATTGTTTTGAGTCTTATAGGTTTATTGGCGGGCATTAGCGATTTATAAAAAGGGGGAACTAAAGTGGAAATGTTTCTGACTTGGGTCACAACTATTATACCTTTTATCTTTTTGTTTATAGGGATTAGCGTTGTTTGGTGGGTAGTGAAATATTTAATGACGATTAGGAGAAATTCTTTTAAGAAGATTGATCAAAATAATGAAATCATCAGTATACTGAGGAACAGGGAATAACCTTCCACAAAACAATGAAAAATTAATTGCCCCTTACAGGGGCAACTTGGCACCCGTCATGGGTGCTTTTTAGGTTTAATTGTACGCTATACCGGCTTCCTCGAATGCTATTTTTATTGCCTGAGCGTCCGCTCTTATTTCTTTCTGTGCATGGTTAGTGTCTCTTAGGTTTAGGAAGTGTTTCCATTGACGTAATGGCCGGCAGTTGATTATTTTGGTAGTCATAGCGTTAGGTAACATAGAACGAGCTATCTCTTTTGCTCGGCTTTTACGAACACCGAAACTTACAAGTCTATCCCTCAATTCAGCATAATCGGAAATAGACCCTTCGATGTTTGAGTACACTTCTTCCACTAAATTGTCATAAGCAAATTGAGCTAGTCGATCTGATTGTCCTGTAGCAGCAGTGAATTTTTCTTTCAGGTTCTCAGGATAAATTCCTTTTCCGAATCCCAACATTTTGCGGTATTCTGCATTTGTACGGTCGACATAACGTTGAGATAGTTCAGTCCCTCCGGCCATATCTGCATGACGCCAAATCTGTAGGCCGGTTGCTCTATCGACCTTCAAGTTCATCGTCACAGTAGCGTGTACGTCTAGCTCATAATCTGTGAGACCTTTTTCTTTTAATGCTGTATAATCTTCTGTAAGGATGATAGGTTTGTAAAGCTGAGGCTCACCTTTTGCAGTGAACTGATTTTCTTTAGGTTCAAGTTTTGTCTTATCATTGATGAACCAACCCATTTCAGGTACACGGTTCACAAGTCTTTTGAATAACTCAAACAGGTTAGTGTTTAGTTCATAGTCATTGGCCTGATTATTAATGTCCAGGAAAGTAAGCATGTTCATTGAGACGATTACGCCAATCTTACTATCGGGGTTTTTCTTAGGATCGGGGGAAGTCCAACGGATGTAGTTATTAATTTCCTTCATGGTCATGAGGTCCGACATAGCATTCATATACTCTTCTACACCTGTAAATCCAGCTATACCGAATACGATGTTCCCTGTGCTGGCGATTGATATGTGGCCAGCTGCCATTATACCTTTAATAAAAGTATGAGATTCCTCACCAAGTTTGTGATATGACTGGTAACATTCTCGGGCCGCCATCTCAACTAACTTGTGATAATCTTCCGTATGGTGGATCAATCCGACTTTCATTTCTTATCACTCCCATGCTCTTTTAGCCATTCCGAATACTCGTTCTTTGCTATTTCAATCCTCTCTATGTGGGCTTTCAGCTGGATTTCATTTAGTTCGGAAATTTTTTTATGGTTGTCAGATAGATCCTGATGGTATGTGACCGCTCTCTCTAATTGTTTTTCTAACATTTCTTGCTCTGTTAGCCAGCTCTCCATCTGCGAAATGTAGAGATCTTCTTCACTACGGTTCATGCTCATTAAATATCCCCCTTGAATGTTGTGTTTGAGACAATAGCTAAAGTTACCTTCTCATCAAATTTGTCAGCCATATGCATGACTCCTCCAGCTAAGAACTTTAATGTATAAGCAACAGGAGTCATCCATAACTTTGATATAAATGATAGCTTACTTACCCGGTGCCTACTTGAGAAAAATACCATTTTATTCACTCCAAATCTTAGTTTCGGTTTACACAATAATGATCGTACTACCTTGTATGTTAGTTGCGAAAAGAAAAAAGAGCAGAAATTAAATCTGCTCTTTTTTGTCAATGAAATAGAAATCTTCATCTTTAACTGGCTCTACTGTTGCTTTCTTATAACCGTTACCCTTCATTGAAAAGAAATCATGGGATTTGGTTTTTGTGTTTAATCCGTTGAGGACAATTGGGTTAATCTCCTCCTCTTCGAAGTATGGGTCAAAGCCTAAATTCATTAGAGCCTTATTTGCGTTATAGCGGATAAACTTCTTTACGTCACTTGTTAGGCCGACCTTGTCGTAAACATCCTCAGTATACTCTAATTCGTTTTCATAAAGAGTTAGCAGAAGATCTTTTGCAAACTTATTTAGTTCCTTTTTTGTCTCTTCATCCTGCTTGTTGTATATCTCTTGAGCGAGAAGCCCTACATATACTCCGTGGATGGCCTCATCCCGAATAATCAAGTTTATGATCTCGCCCGCTTGCATGAGACGTCCCTGACCATAGAAGTAAAGTGGATAGTAAAATCCACTATAGAACAAGAAACTTTCCAGATAGGTGGAAGCAACCATTGCTTTGTAAAGGGAGAGTTCATCACCTTTCCTTATGTTGGTATAAATCCCCACAATTATTTCAGCCTTTTTCTGCAAATACTTGTTATCTTTAACCCACTCGAAAACATCATTAATTTCTTCGGTTGTCGCTAAAGTCATGAAGATATTGGAGTAAGACTTAGCATGGACTGCATTTTCCATCATAGCCATGAAATTCAGGACAGCTTTACGTTGATGTCCGTCGACGTTCTCCTGGATTAGTGGCATACCTGTATTACCTTGTTCTGTATCTAAAAGAGTGAGTCCAGCTAATACCTTCATGTAGGTGTCCTGCTCATTCTTTCCGAGGTATTTCCATGTAAGCAGATCTCCGGTTAAAGATATTTCTTCGGGCAACCAAAATTGCTTTACGTTTTGGTTATAGAACATTTGGGTAAAGTCGTCTTCGTGTCGAGACCAATCAGCCGCCGTGTAGATTGCGTTAGCCTTCGTCAATTATTCGTCCTCCATATCTTCTATATTTTCGCATGCGATATCGCAGTACGTTCCTTTTTCGCTGATGATTACGTACGTCGGGTTATAATCTAAATCCCGACCGCACGTCTTAAATGCCATATCACTTAAACTACGCATGATAAGCACCCCTCTTGCGTTGTGTCCTTTGTCCGCGCATAGTAAATTGTCTTGATACCCTTATGGTGGGCGTATAGGTCAATTTTGTTGAGGTCACGTGTTGTCATCGTATCTTTTAAGAAAAGTGTTAGGCTAATGCCCTGATCGACATGCTGCTGGATAGTGGCAATCATGTCCACCACTTTAAACATATCCATGTCATAGGCTTCTTTATATAAGAACCAGTTGCTAGGTGACAGTCCCGGCATTGGATAATAAGTTTTTGAATTACCGTAAGTTCTTTCTTCGATACGCTCCATGATAGGCATAACCGAAGCTGTTGCAGATTGTACGTAAGAGATTGAACCGGTAGGGGCAATACATAGGCGATAGCTATGGTACATCCCGTGCTGGCTGACGAAATCCTTCAACTCTTTCCAATCACCCTTCGTAGGAATTTCCATACCGCCGAATAATTTTTTGACCTTGTCTGACTTCGGAGTGAAATCATTTTCAAGATATTTATTAAAGTATTCGCCCGTTGCGTAGGTCGAACCCTCATAACCATGGTAGGTCTCACCTTCGTCCCTTGCAATCTCGGAAGATCTTTGGATAGAGTAGAAGTTAACCATCATGAAGAAGGTATTGGCAAAGTCCCTGGCTTCTTCACTCTCATAAGGGATACCGTTTTTAGCCAGGTAGCCGTGAAGATTCATTGCCCCTAATCCGATAGATTTCATAAGTTTATTTGCACGTCTGACTGCTGGTGCATTTCGGATGTCTGTAGAAGTTGCTACTTTTGTTAGTGCGTCTGTAGCTAACCTTACCGCTGATTTAATCGACTTTCTCTCCATTACGTTGAGGATATTCAGCGACCCTAAATTGCAAGAAATATCTAAACCAATCTCGTCTTCTTCGTCGTAGTCCGTGTAAGTAGAAACATTGGACGCTTGTAATACTTCCGAGCACAGGTTTGAAAACTTGACCTTAGAAATATGGTTATTAGCGTGTTCTCTGTTCACATTATCTTGGAACATGATGTAAGGGTAGCCCGACTCATATCTAAGCATGGCAAGTTTCTCTAATAATTTACGAGGGTTGATTTTCTCTTTTTTGACCTTAGGGTTTTCAACAAGTTTTTCGTACATCTCGCTCATGTCCATCTCGTCCATATGTTGACCATACTCTTTATAGACTGTGTGGGGATAGAATACGTACGTTTCTTTATCTTCTCTCGCCAATTCAACGAACTTGTCTGGAATGACAACTCCAATGGAAAGAGTCTTAACACGTACATCCTCATCGGCCGATATTTTCTTAGTATCAAGGAAATCGTTAATATCTCTATGGAAGATGTTTAGGTAAGCGGCACCCGAACCTTGACGTTGCCCCATCTGATCTGCATACCTAAAGGCATTATCTAGAAGCTTCATTACCCCGACGACGCCTTTTGTCGCATTCTCCACATCTTTAATTGCTTCACCTTTTGCCCTTACTTTCGATAGGTTGAGGGAAACACCTCCACCTAACTTAGACAGTTGCATTGCTGTTTCAATTGCTTTTGAGATATCGTTAAGTGAATCTCCAACCTCTAATAAAAAGCAACTGACTAGTTCACCACGTCTTGTTCTTCCGGTATTGAGGAATGTAGGTGTTGCAGGTTGATATTCTTGGTTGATCATTAAGCGGACATAGTCTTTTGCTTTTTCAGCGTCACCGTCTGCAAAAAATAGTGAGACAATTACGACACGGTCCTCATAACGTTCTAAAATTTTCTTTTTGTCATTAGTCTTGAGAGCATAGTCGTTATAGAATTTGAACGCACTCATAAAAGAGGGGAAGCGAAACTTCTTTTCATAGGCTAGGTTGTAGATATCAACCAACTCATCCTGCGTATACATTGAAAGTATGCTTTCCTCGTAGTAATCGTTTTCCACTAAAAAGTCGAGCTTCTCTTTTAGATCGTGGAAGAAAACAGTTTCTTGGTTTACGTGATCTACGAAATAGCTTCTCACAGATTCTTCATCTTTGTCGAATTGGAACCGTCCATCCTTCTTGACCATAATCTCGTTGTTGGATCTAATCCAACTAGGTACTTTATCTTGCGTCAACTTAATGCCCCCTTTGAAATTTAAGTACCAATATTATAAGAAAGCAACACGTAATATTAACAAATTAACTGCAACTTGTCTTATACGTTGTATTGATCGTTACGTGTTGGCTGTTTGTTGCGGTAAATAAAAATGCTCTATTACAGTAGCTGCGAGCAACACTGTAATAGAGCATTTTCTTTGTTTATTGAAAGGAGGGGCAGACAGCCCCTTGAGAAGGGAAATGGTGGTTAGATGTGGAGTCGAACCACTTGGCAGGGAAGCGAACCACACTTTAAACGGAATTGAACCGTCACCCCTGCTTTACACCGTTGACTAACCAGGAAACAGTGCACTAGGGTGAAAGGAGTAAACCCCTAGTGCACTCGAAAATATAGGAGAACTTTTTGAGAGTTACACCCCTCACTCAGACTCCCCTCCAAGGGCACCTCAGATAAACCGTTAACGGTGCTTTCGGAATCGAACCGAAGGACTGAGGGAATATCTATCGCCGTACCCCGTGCACTTTAACGGATTCGAACCGCAAGCGATAGCAGAGCCTTAGTCAAGGGTGAACACCACTAACAACCTTTAGATAGGTTGTATTTATTGGTATACCACCCTGCATTTCTTTTACCCAATTATTTCAGATTTTTTGTGAAAAGGTTCAGGTAATATGCCGAAGAACCTACAAGGATAGCAAATGGGACAAGTGTTAAGTCAAAACCAAATACGATCAGGTATCCGAATAACCCTGTCCAAAAGCCGTTACAGAATGGGCAATCCAAGAAAATCTCAAATAACTCATGACTCTCACGAAGTAAATTCCGAGTATATTGAAATTTAATTTCGAAAAGGAAAGCCCGAACGGCCAATGCTATAAGTAACAAGACCACTAACTCTAACCCTAAGTTCAAACTAATCACCTCCCACAACCTAGTTATCGATGTATGCCTGGCCAAAGTTGCGGCAGTGACGTACAAAAGTTAAAAAGACGCACAATTTTCTTATATTGATTGTGAATAATCATTAAAGTAATCTAGATAGGGGGTTTTGGTGGCAGTGGGAACTAAGGATGAAAGACTCTATATCCGAACAACTGCAACAAAGAAACAGTTTGTAGAACAGCTTGCAGAAAAATATACAAAAGGAAATGTTAATGCTCTTTTTGATAAGCTGGTCGAAGAACTTATGGAAGAAGAAGGTGAGGATTGATGGGAGAGCTAAGAAAACGTGGAGCGCAAAGTAAAATTGAAAAGTATGGTCTAGTGACCCATGCGATCAACCTTCTAACAGTTACTCCGAAAATGAGTTATAAGGCTGTTGCAGAAGAATTAAATACTATTGGCGATGTGCCTGAGAGCGACCTCATCTCCGTCCAAAACGTTTCAGATTTTGCAAAGAATTACCCGGAGGTAAGAAAAGAGATTCTTTTAGCTAATCGCCAACATATGAGAAAAATGGTTATGGAAAGTGCTGAATTTGACATGCTAGGTACGCTAAAAGACATGGCTGCGAGGTTGACTTTTATGATCGACTCTGCGGAGATGATGGCATTAGAAGAAGGTATGCTCCCTGACCCTAAAGGATATAAGGCCCTTTCAAGTGAATTGAGAGAGACCTTGAAGCAGATAGAGGGAATTCATAAAGAAGTGTATGACATGGAGGTAGTTAGAGAATTTCTTGTAGAAGTGATCAAGACTTTGAAAGAGGTTTCTCCCGACGCTCTCCCCTCTTTTATAGCTAAAATGAAAGGAAAACGTGAGAATAGCCACATCGTAAGTGAATTGCTTAAAGGAGGATTATAGTATGGCGGGAAAACTAGTAACTACCGTAGGTGTAATGGGTTCAGGAAAGACAAAAAAATTGATTCATTTGTACAGGAGATTGAGAAAGAGTGGGATGGAGGTCAAAATTTTCAAACCGACTAAAGACATCCGTTCAGGTAATTTTAGTGTTGAGTCAAGGGACGGAGAAATGGCACCAGCCCAACCAATACAAAATATTGAAGAGATTTTTGAGTATGGAGGTGACATGCAGCAAGCTATCCTCATAGATGAAATTCAATTCTTTGATCAAGCGGACTTGGTACATTCCCTGGTATCTATTTGTCTATTGGGGATTGATGTTTATTGCTTTGGATTGGACCTTACATCCGAGGGAACTACGTTTGGGTTAGTTGGGGATGTTATGGCTAAGTCGGATGAAGTCATTAAATTAAAAGGGAAATGTACAAGATGTGGGAGACCAGCTAGGATATCTAGATACAAAGGTCAGGACAAGACTACCGATATCAGAATAGGTGATCTAGATGTATACGAACCTGTTTGTATGGATTGCTTTTATTCATCGGATGTCAGATGTAAGAAAGGTAGCGATACGGACTTTAATGACCCTATTTATTCCTTTAAAATTGCTGACGAAGAATCAGGGTTTTCGATGGAACTGCAAGTTAAAAAAAGTAGGTTGGAAAAGGCGGGCTACACCTACGAAGACGTAGCTGACATAGTTACAGAAGAGGGGGCTGACAATCTGCTTGTTGATCTAGGGATTATAGATGAAGGGGAGGTAGGTGGCAGATGAGTGATTTTCTAAGCGGTCTTTTCGATGACGTCATTGCAATGGCCGAGTCTGAAAACAACTCTATGGGCCTATGGCGTGAAAAGCCAGTAGGACTCGTAGAGTTTTTTATAGATTTTCTAGGAGAAAAACCGTTCGACGGTAAGCAGACTGAACTCTTGCATACCGTGGAAAAGATACTGGCTAAAGACGAATTGCCGGAGAATGACAAATTAAAGAAAGTCACAGAAATTGCAGCCATGTGGGGCAAAGGCTCAGGTAAAGACTTTATCATCTCAGGGATTGTCTCTTATATCCCTTACAGACTGAACTGTATGAATAATCCTCAAGCGTACTTTGGTTTCGGACAAGGGGAACCAATCGATATAATCAACCTCGCAAAGAACGCCAAACAAGCAGAGAATGTATTCTTCACTAAGCTCAAGGCTCGACTCAAATCGTGTAAGTGGTTTAAGAAGGTCGACCGCAAACCTTTAGCCTATAACGAATACCAAGAGAAAAAGGATACAATCGTATTTTACAATGAAATACGGGCTTTCTCAGGGCACTCAGAAGCTGGTTCTTTTGAAGGTTTCAACCCCCTCGTTGGAATTTTTGACGAAGTGGGTGATTTTGAATGGGAGCTAGCGGAGTTCTGTTATGACACTATTAGATCGTCTGCCATGTCACGTTACGGTAAAAGGGCACTATTGATGTTCATCTCTTTCCCTCGGTCCAGTGAAGATTTTATGATGTATAAGTACGACCAAGGACAGGACGATGATTTTGAAGAGGTAATTTCATCACGTGGGGCTTCCTGGGAAATTAACACTAACATTAAACGAGAAGACCTAGAGATGGATTATAAAAAAGATCCTGAAGGCAGTAGAATGCGTTACGAATGTATCCCTCCTAAACAACGGGGAGGCTTCTTCCAGTACCCTGAACGAATTGACGATTGTGTCAAAGTCGGTAAAGGAGATCCATGTATCTTAGAACAAACTGTTCTTACAACTACATTAGATAATGGTGAGGAACGTCATTTTGTCGGATACAATGTAGAGCTGTTTAAGGGAACGCTGGAGTTAGACCAATCAAAAACATACTATTTAGGTCTCGATGGCGGTATAGATAAGGATATGTACACACTTTCCCTTTTCCATGCAGAAACTATCTACGATGAAGTGATAGAGGGTGGGGAGTCTGTCCTTAAACCAAGAAACAAACCCGTAGAGGATTTACTGATTAAATGGAAACCAGACACGGTAAACAAATTGCCTGTAAATGTACAGAATACTATTGACGTTGTTGAAGCCATTTGCGAGATCGTATATGTAAAAAAAGCACTCATGGACAAATTCAACTCAGGAGCTATGGTTCAAAAGTTAATGGAGTTTGGAGTTGAAGCTGAGGATAAGGTGTTCTCCAATCCGTTCCAACTGGCTATATACACCCAGCTGAAAAATCTCGCCTACACAGGTCACTTGGAACTTCTTGATTTGGATGAAGAAGGTAAGGATAAAATGGATAATCCTAATGATAACCTAAAGCACATCCTACTAGTAAACGGTACGAAAATAGATCATGAAAAAGATCGTGAAAAAGATACATGTGACGCTCGGGCTACAGCGGTGTATCTATGTGCGACTGATGACCCGGCCGATGACACGAATTATTCAATGCCTGCAATAGCTGGAGCAAGTAGAGCGTATTAATTTACGCTCTTTTGCTTTACCCAATTGATAAAATCTAGCCTGTTGACCTCACTGCTTCTTGCCCTGTAAACCATACAACGCAAGCCTTCAAGATCCACTAGGATATATCTTTGTGGGTTCTGTCCCTCTGTAAAAGTAAGCACTAATTCTACTTTGCTCCTGTCGTCAACAGACCTAGTTAAGCTGAATGGGTTACTGACTCCAAGTACGTGTTTTGCAATATCGTGGGCAAGGAATAAAACGGAGCCGTCGACAACCTCTACTGCCCTTATAGAACGGACCTTTCCACACTCGCTTTCGTAAAAAAATTCCCCAACCTTAGATACCTCTAAATTTTCCGAATTCAAAGTCATCGCTCCTTCTACTCGAATTACCTAATTAATGATCGTTACAAAATAGCAAAAGTTGCGAAATAGACATTTTAAGTTTAAAGCAGTTACTGAATACAAATTTTTTGGTACCTACTTTTTAATTTAAAAGCAGTAGCTGATTACAACATTTTTGGTACCTACTTTTTAAGCTTAACTTAATTGCAGTTACCCAAAATTTGAGGCCGAAGTATATTAATTAAATAAAATATAAAAAATTAAAAAGATATAAATACTAAATAAACAATATTACAGACTTTCTAGGTTAAACGTAAAAAGTGTTGGCTGCGCCAACGAGACTTCGCTTCGCTCGTCTCTTTTACGTGTCTTGTTAATTTGTACGTCATCGTCCTTATAATGAACTCTGCCAAGTAGTTTACCGATTAGTATTAAACTTCTAGGTATTTGTAAGAAAGGTGGTGGAGAAGTTTGTCATTTTTAAATAGAGTAAGAAATTTCTTTTCGAAGGCTGCTACTGTAGTTTCCGCTCCCTTTGTGTCTAATTTATATAGTTCTAGTCAAGAGAGTTCGACTACAGAGAGGCCTACTCCAAACAAGGCGTTTGGTGGTAGCAGGAAGACAGAAACTCTAGATGAGGGGAGCGTGTACAGGTACGGTAAGTACACGAAGTTAAGCGAGAGCGTTTTTACAAGATACTCCCCCAAGCGTCTTTTGTCTATTTTAAAGCACAATCACCCTGACGTATCCCAAGCGATTTGGAACTTTAAAATTATAGGTAACTCAGGATACACTGCCAGGGTAACTAAGCTAGACGGGAGATCGGAACATGAATCAGGACAAAAACTAATTGATAATTTCATAAGAAAGCTGGATTTCTACAGCAGTGATGGTTTTGAAAAGTCTAGGAGCTTAGATAGGCTTATCGATCAAATGTTTGATTCCGCTTTAGTTCGAGGGGCAATCTCCTTGGAAATGGTAATGGACAGTGAATTTACAGATGTGATGTTTTTAGCCAACGTCGACCCTGACACGATTGATTTCAAAGTGGAACAGGGCAGACTTATTCCGTACCAAAACAATGTAAAGCTAGATATACCTACCTTTTTCCATGAAGGTTTAGATGAATCTGAGGTAGATCCTTACGGAACGTCCCCCTTTCTATCAGTGATACAGACTTTAGCTTTTCATCAGCAGGTTATGGAAGACATAAAAATGGTCATCCATAATCAAGGTTACGGGAAATATGATATAAAAATCGTTGAAGAGGTTTTATTAAAACGAATGCCTATCCAGATCCGTAACAACGAAAAGAAAAAGCAACAGTGGCTTAATGAGCAATTAGACTTGATCATCAACATGTACCAAGAATTAGACCCTGACGCTGCATTCGTTCATTTTGATAGTGTTGAAGTTGATATGGTAGACGGGGCAAACGCAACGCTTGATCCTCAAAAAATAATGGCTGTCATTGATACGCAAATCCTTGGTGCCTTGAAGCAGTATTCAACGTTGATGGGTAGACGATCCCAGGGTCAGACGGAGCAATACGCTAAACTTGAAATTAAAATCTTCATGAAGTCAGTAAAACGAGTTCAATTTATGATTGAATCTATTCTATCTCGTGCTTTGACAAAGCTTATTAACATCCACGGAATGCAGGGATTTGTATTCTTTGAGTTTAATGACACAGAGATCCGCACAGAGCTGGAGAAGGTTAATTTCGAACAGATAGCGATTCAAAACGCACAGAAAAAACGGGATAACGGATGGGTAACTCAAGACGAGGCCAGTATTGAAGTGACCGGCACTAAGGCTGCGTCAGATCCTGATAAAGAAATGCTGGGGGTCACTACATCGGAACCTAAAGGATCTCCTGATGAGCGGCAACCAAATGATCCGCAGAGCGGTGACAACACTTCTAGCGACTAGTACGCACAGTTGTTAGAAGTGTTTTATTTATTCCTTATAATTCTGTCAGGTCGGTGACAAATACCAGGAGGTGTTAAAATGCCAATGCCAACAAAAGAGCAGTTGAGGAAAATTAATAAACTTTCTCATTCTGCTTTAGATGAAGACCAAGTATATGTTTTCCGCAGTCTGTCCGCTGACACGTTACCTGTACAGCGCTTCGGATGGTTCGGAGAGTATAGTATTATCATGAATGGTAATATGCTCAACTCCCTAAAGAAGGATTATAAGGCCGGTGTGGGTTTGCTGGCTTCTCATGATAACGGTAGGTTACCTTTCGGACGTACTTTTGACGCTGAGGTGACGGTTGATCATGTTAATGGGGAACCAGTAGAGACTATGTATGTCGATCATTACATAGTGACTCATGTGAAAGACGGAGAAGGAAATAAAGTACCTTTGCGAACAGAGATCAATGGAATGACTACTCAAGATATAGTTAACCACATAGATGTGGGCCATACCTTCGATACCTCGATAGGTTTTGCTATGACAGAGCCTAAATGTTCAATTTGTAACCATGACATACGTGATTACGAAAAATGTTCTCATTTGCCTGGACGAACTTACGATGTTCAGGTGGGGGAGGAAGTTGAGCAACGCCGCTGTGACATTGTAGCCAACAAAGGTGAAGGTTTAGAGAATTCCCTAGTTTATGCAGGTGCAGTCAATAGAGCGATAATCACACACGGCCAATTTGCTGCGGAGGGTCAAACATTTTCAGAAAGATTACAAGGGTCTGTTAAAGAAGATGAAACTACTTTCTATAATGTAGATGACATTAAGACAGTCCCTTTACATTCACAGATATTGTGTAGGATGTCAAAAGGAAATATGGAGTTGTTTACTACGACTTCCGAACGTAAGGATATTAACTACCTGAAAGGAAGTGAAGAAATGCCTACTAATAACCAATCATTATCGGTGGCGGACGAGTCAAAAGATGTTGTCTCACTGGCTGAGTACAACAAAGTTGTAAGTGAAAAAGAGGATTTATCGGTGAAGCTGTCAGAGGCTGAGGGCAAACTCACTAAATTTGAAGATAAAGTTGAGGCTTTAGAAGAAAAATTGAGCGCAACTGAGCAGACGAATGTCGAACTAACGGCTAAATCTGAATTAGCAGATAAATTCACTAAAGATTTGATTGATTCTGTAGTTGAGGCTGGAGTTAAGGCACGAGGGAATGCGTTTAATAAAGACCGTTACCAAAAATACGCTGAAACTTTAAGTGTCGATGAGCTAAAAGAAGAACTTACAGCTTTTCAATCGGAATTCCCAGGTTCTGTTGAAGAAGCTAGAGTAACCTCTGTCGAACTTCAAGAAAATAACGATCAGACCGAGATTCTCTCTAAAACAAGAATGCGAGAATTAGCGGCCAAGAACGCTATGGAGATTTACCGAACAAAAGGCGGTAACTTAGAAGAACTGACTCGAAACGAATTAGCTAAGTTGCAGACAAAATCACAATCAGAGTGAGGGGGAAATAGGAGATGGCAGGTAACGTAACTGGTTTTCAGAGACCTTATACATTCCGTGCTAACGAGACATTTACAACAGTTGGCATTGATCAAGCTGTTGTTTATAGTGGCAAAATGCGTGAGGTAGAGGTCCCTAAGGAAGATAATTTAATCCCTGTAGGGATTGTCTCTTATCAATATGAGGACCGAGATGGCGGGACAGTAGCTGTTCAGTTAGACCGTATTGCTCAAATCGAAGCTGTAGAGCCAATCGCCTTCGGTGAAGAGGTTATTGTAGCCGCTGGAGGAAAAGCAAAACGGGCCGCAGGCCTAACGGAAGGAACTGTCGCAAATATTCTAGGTGAAGCACAAAATTCAGTGAATGCGGGGGATAAAGTCCAAGTCTTGATTCGTCCTCGTGCTAAAACTGTTTAAGGGAGGTAACAATTAATGCCAACACATGGTCAGCATAATATTAAGAACACACACTACGATCAGTTTTTGACCAACATTTCTGTTTCTTATACAGATACACAGAACTTTATTGGTGAGCAGGTAGTACCGATTGTCGAGGTCCAGAAACAATCAGACAAGTACATGGTTTTTGATTATCAGGACCACATGGTTGCGGATGACGACATCCGAAGAGCGCCTGGTACAGTCGCTTCTGAAATGCGTACTGGATGGAGTGAGGACGCCTACTACGCAGAAGGCTATGCAAAACGTTACGCACTATACGATGAAGAGATCGCAAACGCTGACGAAGACGCTATCTTCAACTTGAAAGAGATGGCCGCAAAACAGGTTAAAGCGAAGTTGCTTCTAAATAAAGAGATTAATACGGCAAATCTGATGACAAATCAAAACAATTTCCATAAGGACCTTAGGGTATCTGTTGGTGAATCCGCAACAGCTGACTTGATTAAATGGTCTGACTATGAAAATTCCGATCCAATGAAGGATGTCTTTAAACTTCGAGAGAAGGTAGAGCGTCTCGGCGGTATGGACATGAATACACTTGTATTATCAAAACCTGTGTACAACATTCTAAAATTCCATCCGAAGTTGAAATCTACCTTGGCTGGTTTTACATCTCCTGAGATGGTATCTGATGAAGCTATCAAACAGTTACTTGGGGTAGACAACCTAATTGTAGCTAATGCCCGTAGAGCGACAAGCAACCAACGTCGAGTTGGGCAAGGTGGTATGACTAACTACATTTGGGGCAACAATGCCGTTCTTATGTACTTACCGAAGGGAGCAGCACGTGATATCCCTGCCGCTGCCTATACGTACCAATGGACAAACCCGCAAGCCAATGTTGTAGGTAATCAAAAGACTCGTGAATACTACTCAGAAGATTCTAAAACCCTATGGATTGAGACTGAGGAATGGTACGGTCAAAAGATTACATCCGATCTTGGCGCTATCGTACTACCTGACATCGTTAACCCATTAACGTAATAGAATACGACATTCTTTTGGCATGAAAGAGGTGGGCAAAGGGTAGACTCCCTACCCACCTCTTTTTTTAATAACGATTGAATAAGGAGGCACAACAAATGGCGACAAAAACAGAAATGGTTGAAGAGCTTTATAAAGCGGGAGTAGATACTAAAACAAACCTAAAGAAATTGGAGACTGAGGCTTTAGAGGAAATGGTGCAGGAGCTAGAGTCGTCGACAGAGGTTGGTGATGAATCAACTGAAACTAAAGAGGTTTCTGAAATCACCGAAGACGCCCCTGCGAGTGAAGAAAGTGAAGAATCCAATGACAAGGTTGTAACTGAAACAGTCCATCAGCTGGGTATCTTTACAGAATTTATTTACCATGCAAAAAACGAAAATGTCTCATTGAAGGTTGAAAACTTAGGTAATGGTGATGTTTACGTAAATGCAGGTGAAGTTCAGGTGGGAGACAAGGACCAACGCCTTCTTAAAGGTGAGGGGAAAGTCTTCAAAGATGTTGCTGTAGTCAATTTAATGGCCGCAAGTCAACCTGAGGTGAAAATTTCCGAATTAGAGTAGGTGATTTAGATGGCTTTAAACATTGTCATAGATCCCGTGACTGATCTAGCCTTCATCGAATCGGTCCGTAGGTTGTTAGGAGGAGTAGATTCTGAGACTTTGTCTGATGAAGATATCTTAGATCCGGCATTCTTCGATTTAGCGGAATTGGAGGTTCTAAGTCTAGTCCCATGCCTGGACCGTACTGATGTACCCAAGGCCGATAAAGAAAAAGCACGAATTGCCATGATCCACTTAATAGCTTCAAAGCTATGCTCTACTGTCAAAGGTCGTGTCGAGTATGAAGTGAAGACAATAGACGTTACCTGGAGACGATCTCCTGTTAAATATGACGATTTACAGGACGATCTCCTTACTACAGCGGACAGTCTTTTAAATAGTATTGAATGCTACACAGGTGCCGGAACCACCAATACGTTTGTGGTTGCTCCTTCAAAAAGGGCGGTGAGAGAACGTTATGAGTAAAGGTTATAAGTCTACAATAATTCGAAAATACGGAACCGCTGTTCAAGTTCAACGGTATATTGACGGTTCACCTGAAACACTCATGGAGACTAAAGCGCTTTTAGGGAGAGCAGCACGATCAAACTCTAATTTGAAGATGTCTGAGAGCCAAAAAGAAGGAATTTTTCTTCCTGATTTTGATATTGATTCAGGAGACTTCGTCCTTAATAAAAACCACAGAGAAGATTATGTCGTAGTCACTACACATCAAGAGTACGACGGCAACAGGTCTTTATCTGTAGTCGCTAACCTCATGAAATGTAATCACAAGATAACATTGAGAGGGAATTCTAAGATTGCTGATGATAGAGGGAACATTAAGACAAGTTTCGGAGAAAAATACACGGACATACCGTGTTACCTAGAGGATGTGGGGAGTGAGTTAAGACAGTTTGACCCTGGACTTAATCCTGAAACCGAACATCGTATATACACGACCGCTTTAAATATAGATTTGACTGATCAAATTACGATTGGTTACAGATCAAAGACCCTCTCACTAAAAGTAGTGTCTTTAGACTACACCTCGTTCCCTAATTTAGTGGTCATTGAAGTTGCAAAGGATATTAGGAAGTGATTGTATGGGTAGGTTTGTAAGTTTCAACCAAGCTGATTACATCAGAGCAATAGAAGCGGCCGTAAAGCTAGCCTTAGATAAAGTGGAGAAAGAAGTATTTGAATCTATCCTAATGAATTTTGGGGCACTTACTTTTAGGGAGCTGGATTCGAAATACGTAAGTGCAATGAAGAGTTCTATTAGATTTGCGTCTGTTAAAACCTCGCACTCAATAACCTCTCAATTTAGGGCTGGCTACGAAAGCCAGCCCAATCAATCTTTTAGATTAGTTTACTACGAATACGGTACTGGCTCCTTAATGAACCCTCCTAAGAGCTACAGCCCAACTGATGATCCAAATTGGAATATCGCTCGTCCTAAGCGAGTGGGCGAGAGAGTGTGGACACGACCTTTCGGAAAGTGGAAGGACGCTGGAGGAAATGAACACTTCTCCAAGACGAAAGGGAAGCCCAAACCTTTATCTGCCATGTCCAGAAGAGGGGAGCCGGTAAAAGCTAGCCACTGGTTTGAACGAGGTTTTTGGACAGGTGCTAAGCATTTGGATGAGTATGTTCTCGAAGCTGTTAAATCTGTGCCGATCTCTTCTTATATTAGTGTTGCAAACATCTACAAAAGGATGTGATTGGATGGCCTTCTTGTACATCTCTGATGTCTATGCTTGTATCCATAAGACATTGAGGGAGGATGAAGTCATTCGGAAATTGATGGGGTTTGATGAATCAACCACCTCTACAGACATGGCTTTACGAATTCAAAAAAGAAAGAATCCTGTTGAACTGGTTGACGGTAAATTACCATTAATCACGTTTTACAAACTGCCGGGGCAAAGAGAGTTAACGAATTACTTATCTTACGTTACTGCATTTGACTTCGACATTTACACAAATGATGACGTAGAGTTAGCCATCGAGATAGCAGATCGAATTAACTATCTCTTTGATGGCAAATACCTACCGTTGTCTAAAGGAAGCAGTTTCAAAGGTCATTTTGTAACCTCAGCGGAGGATGAGACTGACCTTGAAAACACCTATAAGTATTTTACACAAGTAGAATTTACATTCGGAATTGAGGGGTGAGACAAATTGTCACAGTTTGATAAGTTCTCCGGTAAAAATAAAAAGATGATTATTAAGGGTGCAGGTAAATTCATGGCTAAAATCCCAGGTTGTGATGACTTAATCACATTGGGGCACATGACTAATATGCGATTAGATATTCAGTTAGACATGGTCGATGTTGAAGGTGGAGATACATCCGCTCCAATCGACACACTTTTGCGTAAAAAGGTCATTGACATTACAGCCGAAGACGCTAAATTTGACATGAATATGGTCCGTCTGGTGTTAGGTGCCAAGCTGCGAGAAGGTGTAAGTGGCCTACCTTACGAACTTAAAAACGAAGCTGTTACAGCTACTGACGATGGAGAGGGCAAAATCACAGTTACCGTGTCTAACCCTATCCTAACTAGCTCAGGGGCACCAAAAGTACAGGCGTTCAACCAAACAGCAGGATCTTTTGTATCAGAGAGCGATGTTAAATCTTCCGGCTCTACAGTTACACTGTCTAGTGGTGCTGTAGCAGGTGATGAAATTGTTGTTTATTACCCGGTATCTGCTTCTTCTATTGATCCTGATGGATTTGTGTGGGTCTTAGAAGAGAAGCATGACGTCAAAGGAAGCAAAGTTCAATTGAAACACCCTTTGTTTGGTGGAGCATTAGGGTCTGCTTCAAGTAAAACTGAGCACGTCTCTATCCGCTTAACCAAAGAGAACAAACTACTAAAGAAAGTAACAGGTAACCCTGGTGAAGGAGAGTACGTCATCGATCCATCGACTGGTGAGGTAACCTTTAATGACTACTTGGATGGTGAGCAAGTATACGTGAACTATAAACGTCCTGAGGTGGTCGACGTAATGGCTATTGGAGCGAAAGATTTTCCTCTCACTGTTTCAGTAGTGCACGATGGTCAATTTGAACAGAAAGACGGTTCTATTCAAGGGTATCAAACTGAGTTGTACGCTTGCCGTGTAAAATCCAACTTTACATTGGACGCTGCCCGACAAACTGCTGCTACTCATTCGGTAACGCTAACAGTAATTGATCCCGAACGTTCTGATGAACGTCTTGGTTCAATGAAACGTTATCAAATCAATGCGGATGGGGACATCTGCTAAAAATAATCAAACCCTGCACTTGGTGCGGGGTTTTTGCTTTTCTTGAGGGTGTTACGATTTGTACGTACTTCCTTATATTGATCCTGAGAGCATTTGAGATTCCCCTGCTTTTCGCTCTTTGGTGATAGATAGGGGATTAATTAATAGGAGGGAATAGATATGGCTGAACATCGTAATATTGCAATTCCTAACAGGGCCGGAGAACAACCGGTTGTAGAAAGTCAACAAAAAACAGTTGATATACAGAATCAAGAAGGCGACATGCAAGCAACACAAGTTAAAGAAGAGACTCCTGCGCCTCTATCCAAAGAAGAATCAGAGTTCATCGAAAAGGTATTCTTTGAGGAAGACGAATCAGTACGACTTAGGGACGGTATCAGTTATAAAATTCCTCCGCTAGGGCTACTTGACGCTAAAAATTTAATGAAGAAACTAAACACTATCGATACAGGTGTGATTATTGCTAACTTAATTGCGGACGATGAGGGGAAAGATAGTTATGAGGAACTGCTTGATGTACTGCTTATGGCTTTTAAACCTTACTACCCCAACATGACTGCTGAATATCTTGGGAAATATGTTGACATTGTTTCTGCTAAAGAGATTATCGACATCATGATTGGTCTGAATGGGCTAAAAAAGTCGTTATAGACTCTGAGGAAGAAGAAAAAAATTATGATGAACAAGCCCATGTCGACTGGGCGGAAATATTCTTCAACTTAGGTCATTACTTAGGTTTCAAAAAACAGGATGTTTGGGAGCTAACCCTACCTCAGCTGAATTACTACCTTAAAAAGTGTCGTAAACATATTGAGTTTACTGTGAAAGTCAACTCTATGGCTTTTTCAGGACTGTTTGGTGGAGGTTCTTCAAACTCCAGCGAACAGACAGGAACGTATGTCAATGAGGATGGAAAACAAGTTATTGACGGGTACGAAGTAGCTGATGTCGAGGACATGGAGTGGTTAGCGAGTATCTTGTAATTATCCCTGCTTTTCTAGCTACTGGAAAGGCAGGTTTTAGTTTATAAACAGGGTGGTGAGGAAATGAGTGATGAAGTGCAAGGAAAAGGAATGGGTATTGGGGCAGATGTTGTCCTCGAGTTCCATAAGTCTATTGCTAACATACAAGCATTTGGTGAGCAGATGGAGTTGCTTGACGCTCGTTTCGGAAGACTAGACCAACGTATCGACTCCATGAAAAATTCCCTGTCTGCTCTTTCTACTCAGGCCTCCAAATCTACAGGGAGTAATCTTAGGAAGCAGCTTGAACAAGAACTAAGCAACATCGTGTCCACTAACGGAGCAGCTTTATCTTCTATAGGTACAGCACCTCTCAAAATTAGGCAAGACACAGTCCGTAACTTGTTTGCGAGAGTGGACGCTGAATTGAATCGGGCAATCCTAAAACAGATTGGGAACATAAATGTAAAAATAGACCCGAACTACAACACTGGAACAATCCCAATTGGAAAAGATGAGTTCGATGAGTTAAATAAAGAGATCGCTAGGTTAGTGAAGATCCAAGTTAAAAACCTAGTCTCGTCACTTCGGAAGAATGGCGGGGAAATGATCAATAAAGATCATTTATCAGGTCTTGAATTGGACGTTTCCAAAGAGACTGTTAAACATATTATACTTAGTATAAAGGAACAGCTAAAGCCTTTGTTGCTAAATCCTGATGTAGATATTGATGGACAGACATTGAAGATCTCACAGCGAGACATCTCGCAGATGGTTTCGAAGATAAAGGACAAGGTTAAAGAATCTTTGAATTTCAACTTTGATGGGGTCGGTAAGAAGGACAACAAGATAGAGGATGAGATTCTAAGGACAACTAAGAGAATCGACAATGTCGTTGAGAGCTACGCTAAATCCATGCGTAGTGGTATCGAAAGAATTGATCCTCGTACAGTAGAAGTCCCGATGAAGACTCTGTCTAAGAGATTGCAGCAGTATATTGCTGATGACTTGAAGGTGTCGCCAGCAGAGTTAAATAAGACACTGGGGACAATCGATACAGGATCTGCACGCAGCTACGAGTTGCAGAGACAGTTTGGGAGTTTGGAGAAAACTATAAACAGTAAGATAACATCAGGCACTAGTAAACTGATGAGTCAATTAAAGCAATCAGTCCGTGCTGTAGAAATTGAACCAAGCGACAGCATTAAACATTATCTGATCCATGAGATTAATAAGTTGAATAACGACATTGTCAAAAAGATTAGAGAGTCTATTGACAAACAATTCGAGTACATGAGATCTGAGGTAGGTTCCGTTACTGCTGAGCCAAGAGCGATTAACCGGAATGGACGTTTACGCTCTATGTCTAACAGCGGCAGTGGCGGCAATGTTTACAATAACACGGTGATAAACAACAACAGCACTAAGAAGGATTCCGCTCCGACATATTCTGACCCATATGCTCGTCGGGACGACCACTTTAATAATTTTGGTTTAGAGGGGGCAGTGACAAACACTGTTCGTCACATAGTAGCAGGTTCGATGGTAGGTGCTCCTATGATGGCGATGTATCAGGCTGTTGAGACATTCCGAACATCCCAAGAAGAGCAACTTAAAATCATGCAGAACATGTCCCTAAAGGACGCATACACAAACAGTAATGGACAAACAGACTGGGGTTCAGTTGACACGGACCTGAAAGAAATGATGGGCGACGTCAAACAAATGTCTAATTTCTATGCGCTTGATTATGGGAAGATGTCTCAGGTAGCGGCGGTTGCTTCTCGTCTAACAGAGGATAAAGAAGAGGCCAAAATGTTTACTGACCAAGCAGCAAAAATTTATCGGTTAGATAATGAGTCTGATTTGGTTGGGACTATCGCACCGGGTTTAGAGGCAATAATGGCACAGTTTAAGTTGTCTGTGTGGGAACTTAACGATGTCGTATCAGCTTTTGCAGTCGCTACAAATAAAACTAAATCTACTTCCGACGAAGTAATGAAAGCAATGACACGTTCAGGATCTGCTTTAAATGCTTCGGGAGTATCCGCAGATCAAGCGGTAGCTTTAAATGCCATTGCTATTCAACGGTCGGGACAAACAGGTGAAGTAGTAGGTAACATGTTTAAAACACTTGCTTCTCGTGTAACATTGCCTACTGTTGTAGACGATTTACAAGGTAAAGGTATTGACGTCTATAAAACTAACGATCTCGGTTTAAAAGAACGTAGAAGTCTTATTGATATTCTTAAAGATACTGCTAAGGTGACTAATGGTGGCCGTACCGGTGAAGATGAAATTGCTAAGATTATGCTAGACGAAGGTGGCGGTTACCACTACTCCAAAATTATGTCATTTTTAGATGATATGAATGCTATGGGTACGGGTGATTTGAATTTCTTCAACATGATGAAGCAAATTGAGGATTTTCAAAAGAACCCTGATAAGCTAGCAACCATGTTATCGAAAACGATGGACGCCCCTACTGTAAATATGGAACGTGCCGGAATTTCTATGGACAACGCTTTAACTTCTATCCTTGAGGAGATGAGTCCTGAAATTCAAATGTTATCAAAAAATATCACCAACTTGGCACACGGATTGGAAGATAATGCTGAAACTATTGCTAATGTAATAGGTGTTTTAACCAACGCTCTTATTGGCTTCGGTGCTATGTACGGAGTGAAGAAATTAGGGCAGTGGGGGAAATACGATGAGCATAAAACCAATGCAGAGATGAGACGTAACTATTTTGGTGAAACTGGGCTGTCAGGTAGACAAAAGTACGGTGCGACCCGGTTTATGGATGAATACATTCTGGATAAGTCTGACACTGGAAAGAAAGCCTCACAAAACATGTCAGATCGAAAATTCTTTAATACTGCCATGAAGAATGATACCTTACGACCTTATTTCGAAGAGCTGGCTAACTTGGATAGGGATAGACAAAGGGAGATTAGGCAGTATGTAAAGGATAAGGGCAGGGCCGGCAATGTAACGGACCTGTTAAGTATTATGGATGAATCAAGAGGCTACCGGCAAAACAAACCTGGAATGACTGTGGATGAGGTACATCAACGTTCCTCATTCAATGCGACCAATCTGATGAATTCAAGGGCGTTAGAGGCTGTCTTCGATAGAGAGTTTGCAGCTGAGTTAGTAAATTCTCTACAGGATCGTAATAAATTTGACAACCTCGACAGTAAGGATCGAAACACTGCTGGGAAACTGGCCGATATGGATGACAATAAAAGAAAAGACTTCGAGTCATTCCTTAATCAAAATTATAGTGGCACAGGGAAAGCTATCAAGGACATGGATGAGTTGAATCAAGCCATGCAGAAGTATGAAGAAAGGACCCGGAGAAATGCCTCCGCAACTAGACAGGGTACAGAATCCTACAGAGATCTTAGTCGAGCAGTTCGAGATGTAGGAAATGAGGCTGAAAGAGCTTCTAGAAATAGAATGGACTCTTTCTTGAATTTGCTTGATTCTATTCCCGATAGAGCAAGAGGAGCCGGTGGCGCAATTATGGGCATTGCCCGTAATATCGGAAGCTTTGCCAAACAGCTAGGTGTTGCTTTAGCAGTCGGAGATGTTATTGGAGAGATTAGTCAGAACTCTCTGCTTACTGATGGTCAGAAAGACATCCGGGATTACAGGAACTCGAAGAATGAGGCAGCAAAGGAGTATGCTTCCTTTGAAAAAGGTGGCGGGTTGTTGGGAGAGTTTACGAGTCTCCAGCAATTTAGTAAAGGTACCGTGTTGTACTGGAATCAACTAAAAGATATGTTTCTTGGAAACACCTCTGTAGGTATGGACGATGTCCAAAACTTTAAAGGTGAATTCGAAAGTTGGATGAAGGAGAAATATGGGACATCAGACTGGAAAAAAGCCGTCAATAAAGCGAATGAAGAGGCGAAAGCTAAGGACAAGTATGCTGATCCTGTCACTCTAGACGATTTGACTAAGAACTATTTAGATGAATCCGGTTCGAACAACAAATTGCAAAAGATGGAAGAGAAGGAGTTCATAAAACAGTACAAAGAGTATGCTATTTCAGAGGCAGAGCAAGCTGAGCGAAAGAGGAAAGCTGAGGAAGCCAGGAAAGCATGGGAAAATCAAATGTACGACGACGGCCAGTTACAATGGTTCTCTGTAGATCAGATGAAAACTCGGATAGAAGAGAGGGTTCAAGATGTACAGAGCCAAAACTCTTTAACTCAGATGAGTGCGCTACTTAACGGGATGAAGTCTGATTCCGAAGAGTACCTGCAAATCAGACTCGAAGCTATCCGCAAAGAGAGAAAAGCATACCAGGAAGAGATTGACGCCCTTAACCAATTCGTTAAAGAGCGGGAGGAAGCCCTTCGAGAACTCCAATCCAAAGGAAAAGGTAAGGGGTCTAAGGAGTACGCATCTGCAAAAGACGCTCTTGATGAGGCCAAGTCTAAACAAAAAGAGGTCAATAAAGAATTTGAACCTAAAATGAAGGAGCTGGCCCTTGAAGAACAACGTACAAAAGTTGATGGGTATCTAACTATTATGCAGAACAATGTGTCAAGATCATCGGCTCAAAAACAATACATGGATACCTTAAACAGTATCTCTATGAATACGGATACGCCGCAGTTCTATGACGCTCAGATTGGAAATGACCAGTCTTTAATATCTTCCTTACAATCTGAATTGTCCAACTTAGAGGCTCAAAATATGGCCGATCCTGACAATAAACTTGGTGACGCAATGCAGAGTTTACGTCAACAAATTGCAAGTGCTCAATTAGAAGTGAAAAATCTAAGACTCCAAAGGCTACAAGCTTGGAAGAATCCGTTTAATAACTCAATGGATGACATGGAGATCAAGTACATGCAGGAACGTGTCAATCTTGGTCCAGGTGTGTCGGACGACAGTTTCTTGGCTAGAGATTTGAGAATTAGAGAACTACAAGAGCGGAAGTCTCTTGTGGACAAGACTCTTGCACAAAGAAGGGCAGACCTAGGAAATTATTCAAAAGGTTCGTCTGAGTATGAGCAAGTTATGAAAGACATCAGAGATCTGACAAAACAGTCACTCCAAGCTCAACTCGGTATCCATCAAGAGCTAAAGTCTCAAATGGGTGGGACATTTAACCTGCCTGACGGTGTCAGCGCAATGTCCCAATATGATTACATGGCTCGTAAAGGATCTCACTCTAACTTCACGGTTCAGTCAGGAGATATGTACGTCAACATAACACTCCCTAATGTAACTGACAAAACGGGTAGCAAGCAGCTGTCTGATTTAGGTCGTTCATTGGGTCAGGGTTTAGCTGACGGCCGGTCGCAAGCCTTGCGTACACAGTTGAATAGTGGCCCTTTAGGTTACAGGAGTTTTTAGATTACAAGACCCCATCTAATTTTAGGTGGGGTTTTCTTATAATGCTTAGGGGTGATTTGATGGCTCAACAGAAACCTAATAAAACAAATGACGATGTTTTTAAGCGAAAGCTATTTTACGATAACGGGGTTCGTTTCATCCAGGTTAGAGGTAGACCTACAGGAGAGTACAAACCCCCAGTACCAACAATGCTTTCAGGAGTAAACACGAACGTACAATCCTCAGCAGGTTTAGTGGGAAAAGGGACGTCCTATTATCAGACAACATTGCAATTCCTTTTTTACAGTAAAGAGGAATTTGCTGACTGGTTACAGTTCATTGGAGCAGAACACAAATACTATGATGAAAAAGGAACAATATATGTAGGAGTGGTGACCGGAGAGCTTGACATAGAATCAGTCGAGTTTGAATCAAAGTACCTTGTGACTGTCAGTTTAGCTCTTATTAGAAAACAAGACTTTGAATTTAGGCATGAGTATCCATATATCGATATAGAGAATCATTGGGCGCAACAGTATATCGATGAAATGCAGCAAAGGGGCTTGATTGCTACTTATGCTAGTGACGGTACAGAGGTCCAGTTCTTCCAGCCTGAGGTTTGGATAACAAGGGCGCAAACAACCGCCTTTATGACAAGGACATACAAATATATAGAGAAAATTCTTAGGGGGTACTGATGTGACAAAGAAATGGTTAGATGTCAGCCCTAAAGATTGGTTTTACAGATCAGTGTTGGAAGCTGACAAAATATTCTTAGATTCCAAGAGAGAAGAGACTTTATTTACTCCGAAACGGTACAACAAGTTTGTTACAGGTAAATCAAGAAAGGTTTATAACTTTACCACTACAGGTGGGCAGACGAAGTTCCACATAAAAGGGTACAAGCCTGATTCTAGAGAGACTGTCGTTGTTTATGTGGACGGCATTCCATACAACCCGACTAAACTGGAAAAGGACTATGTCCATGTTGGATTCCCTATGGCAGGGAATAAACAGGTGAGTATTTGCCTTTCAGGGGTTGTGCAAATGCACCAGGGAGACCACACACCAAAAAACTGTCAAACGTATCCACTGACTAGCACTTGCTCTTTAGCATACCCGAGTAAAAAACTTGAAATGTACAAAAAATATGTTTTTGATTTGCGGTACTCACTTAATGAAGTGGCAGTCTGCATGAGTAAAAAGTTAACAAGAGTGAATGTCGATAAGGCTGAGGGAGAATCAATACAAGCAGCCCTTACTCGAACAATAGGGGACCAGGATGATTGTTTTACAATCATTAACGGGGTTCTCTACGTCTCCTATAACCTTAACCAATTCCCGATCTATGTCAACTACAACTATAAGTCGGGTGCTGTAGTGAAAAATAGACAGAAAGAGAAGGTAGTCCCTTCTTCGAAATGTGTAATGAACAGTGATAGGTTTTTCCCAAACATCACTGTTTCAAGAGCAGAATTCTTTGTCATTCTGCAACGAATGAGAAAAAGCCTTTATGGGAAATACACAGACCGTGGGTATCATCCAAATAGTGTAGATAAGACAGAGAGGCACATTTCGGACAGGAAGAAAATTGTCGGTAAATGGTACTCAGAAGATGTTTTAAATATATTAGATGAGAAATTCAACGACGGGTGTTACGTTTTTCCTCTATATGAGGATAATTCTTTCCAGCCCGAGGTCTGTGTAACTAAAGCGGAAGCTGTAGTTTATCTCCATAGATTTTCTGAGTGGGCTTTAGAAAGATTCAGATAGGGGGAATTTAAGTGACAAACGTCTTCGATAAAGATACTCCTGCAAAGCAGTTATTGCATGATGTTATGAGGAAAGTTAACGCACTCGGTCATGAGCCGAGAGTTGTAATTGAGTTAGATAAAGTATCGTACGTACCCGGTATGCGAAGCAAGTTCGAGGTATGGGATAGAATACGATCAGCCTCTCTTGAAAAAGTGCAATCGAACGCTGAGATGACATCCCCCTTAACAGAAGAACCTACAAAAGTTACCTCAGGGGGAGAATCAGGAGACCGCTTCGAGTACATTAAATGTGCTTTTAATAGGTGGGCGAAAGCATACAGATTACCGACTCAAGCCTATTACTTTTTTCTAGCTGTAGCTAAACACGAGACAGCCTTTGGAACATTAGGTCAAGGTAAACCTGAAAAAGGTAGTTTCATTGTGGGGTATGGGTGCCCTGGTGCTTGCGACTACACTTATTCAGGTATAGATACTCAGGCAAAATTTGCAGCTAAAAGATATGCTGACGCAATGGGTAGTAGATTTTCTAAGATAAACTCCAGCAATAATATGACGGCAAGTGACATTGATTACTTTCATGAAGGTGGGGATAAAGGGTACGGGAAATGGGTATGGTCCGCTGACGGAGCAAACTGGAAAGTAAGAGTAAAGCAGTATTACGACATAATCAGAAGCCAGGCTCTACAAGGTTCGAGTAAATGGAACTGTAGAGAAGCTGGTTCAATAGGGTCTTCTAGCAGTTCTTCTATAAGTGCTAATATAGCTAAGGAAGAATGCTCGGCATGCGGGGAAGAAGAGGTATATTCTATAGAAAATAAAGGCATAGAAATCTACAATTCTACATCTGACTCGTCCAAGCCAGTGTTCCCTATTGAGGGTATGAGTTTCTCAGGAGACGCAAAGCTTTCATCTCCACATGGACTTCGTGGAGGTCGAATGCACAAAGGAATTGATATTACGAGTAAAAGCAGCGGATCGGCAGGGGTAGATGGCCGATGGGTAGTGGCGGCCTGGGATGGTACTGTCCAAAGAGCGTATAAGAGTACCACTTACGGGAATGTCGTAATGATGAAGCACCCCAACGGATATGGGACAGTCTATGCACACATGAAGGATGGCTCTCTGCAAGTACGTTCAGGCCAAAAAATCAAGGCTGGAACGAGAGTTGGGAGAGTAGGTAATACGGGTGGGTCTTTTGGTTCTCACTTACATTTTGAAGTTTGGAAGAACCAATGGGTCTACGGAGGAAACGGACACCTTGACGGATACCCTATACTAACGGGCGCCCAGAAAATTGCTGCGGGAAGTTCGGGATCTTCTACAGTAGAAAAAGAAATTGTCCATAACATTAAATTTAATAAATGTTTTGATAAGAATGCCGACCTTAGCAGTAATTGGATTGGTAAAGAAAATATAAAACACTTTACATCGCTTACAACAGGAGAAAGGTATATAGGTTTTAGCGGGAACATAAAAAAGGGACAGGTTAAGGACTTTGGTTATAAGCATAATTTCTCTGCGGACGGATACTACGAGTACGCTTATTTTGCAAACTTGAAGGACGAGGATTCAGTAACCGTCACCTATGATGGGTTGGTTGTCAAACGGTATACCAAATCTAACAATACGGTCAAACCAACTTACGAGTCACCTATTTACGGTAAATATTCAGTAAGTGACCAGGCGGGAGTGAATTCCCACATTCTTGATTTCACCATAGATAACGTAAGTGGAGAAGCAGAGTTCGGCATTAAGTGCTTTAAAGTGGTCGAGGTGGAAAATGCGTATGTAAAAGAAAGCATTGTTGCTCGCAAGAGAGACGTGTGGTTAGATACTGGAGCATTTGTATATGAGACCACCTTTGCTATAGAGAAAGATATTACTGAATGGGAAGTAAGCACCCATTTTGACAGCAGGGTAGGTACGGCGAGATTTACGTTAGATAACAAATTAGGTACGTACTCCCCAACTTACACAAGAACGACAGTATTCCCTGAGAACAGAAGAGATTCAGACATGTCTTATTATGAACAGGGAGCGGTAAGACACGTTCTAAGTGAAGCAACTCCTGTACGGATCTATGCTGGATACGGTGAAAACTTAGTAAGGGTCTTTACGGGACGAATTAAGGGGGAAATAGAAGAAGACTCAGAAGCAAGTACAATTTCAATAAATTGTGTAGATATGTACGATGAGTTGGAGGAACACGTCTTTGATAGGATTTTAACATTTCCTAGGAGGGATGAAATCCACGGGGATGAAAAGGAGCCTGTCGTCATGTGGGTAAAATCTGCAATCGTGCATAACATCGTTAACGAGTCAGGACTCATAGGTTGGAGGGTAGTTGAGGATGACTTAGAGTACCCGGACGCAGTTATAGAAGAAACCTACTATATTGATATTGATCGTGGAGGTAAAACTGCCGTTGTATGGGACTCTAAGAAAAAAGAGTACGTCAAGAAAAAAATATCTACTGTCAAAGACGCCTATGGATATAAAAATCCATACGTACAGGCGATAGACTTTACAGAAGGTACAAGAGCCTCTGACGCTATTCAAGAGTTGATTGGTGATCTAATGTACCGAGCTTACTGCGATAGGTATGGCACATTTCGTTTAGAGAACATAAGAAATCTAACAGCTGTAGACGCAAAGTGGGAATTTATTGACAGTGAGAATCTTCACTCTCTAACCTCTTCTGTAGACCATTCTCGTGTACGAAACCATCTTATGATTGTCGGTAGTGGGGGGCAGATTGAGCATTTTGTTGACAAGGATTTGTTAATATCAACAAAAGGTAAGATGAGAACTGCAAAGGTAGTCTCTGAATGGGTAGATGAGAGCTATGGGTCTAACGCAAGAGGGATGAAAGAGGATATCGCAGAAAAATTGTTTTTTGATATGAAACGGCAAGCTAGGACTTACAATGCTGTAGTAAAAGGTAATCCTATGATCGAAGTGTTAGACGGGGCCTATGTGTACGATCAAACAACGTCAACCGCAGGGTACTACATCGTTAAAGGTAATAGGCTTGTCGGCAATAAGGAAGGTATGGTCAACTTTTTAGAAATGACTTGGCAAGATACAAATTCCTATTATAAGGATAAGCCGATTTACAATATCCCTCCTGAAACTTCTCCTGAGGATGTAGAAGGTGAAAACAAAGTCGCATGTGGTCAGACTGTAAAATCGGGCAACGGTTCTTCCTCATTCACACACAAGGTGACAAAAGCTGGCTATGTTTATGTTGAGTGGGAGATGTATGAAGCAAAGGATAGAATAGCTATCTACACCGGCAGTAAGAAAAGATTTGCACTTGATAAACCTGTTAGTCATGGTGACGGTGGACCAATCGGATTTTATTACAGACCGTCAGATGGGGAAATTAAAGTTAAAATTAATGAAGGAGGCGTCAGTTACGGGACCGGGTGGAAATACACTTTGTATTGCCCTGGGACTGCCCCTAAGAGTGTTGTAAGTAAAGCAAGGATAGTTTAATAAGGTACTGTCTAATCAGGTATTCCTACATTCTGTTAGGAATACCTTTGTTTTTTCTTATAATGCTTGGAGAAAGTTGGTGAGTAGATGACTCAAAGTAACTACATGAATGTAAACGATGTGTACCCGATTCTGGACTTAATAAATAGAAAGTTAAATCAAGGTAAAGGGGTATCCCATCAATTTGAAAGCCCTCTGTTGAAAGGAGAGGTAGACGGAAGTATTTCAGATTCAGCGGCCTTAAATCCTTATCAATGGCAAGTAGAATCATTTCAGGTTGAACGGGATACTTCGAACATTATTGACCCTAGGGTTATAAAGAAAGTGTTCATAGTATACCGAAATGGGGCAATTGATACCATTTCTTTAGTTCGTGGGTTAGATCCGCCTGTACCTGAAACAGTCCCTGATCATGAATACATCAACAACTTAATGATTGTCCAAGTGGATATAGCTACGCAATTCCTGGAGAGGACTCAGGGTATAACTGCCAACATTGTAAGAGAAGGCGGCTACGGAGATTTTAAAAAAGTTGACCTAACATATTACGAAGATAACCAGTGGATCGATTTAGATGTAGAACAGGACTATACTGAAACATTCGATGATCCTAACGAGTTTTATGACGGTGGTGGATCTGACCAAGGGTATGATACAGAAGTCGATGAGGCTGAGGATTATGCAGATACAGAATACCTCCCCGAAGACGACATCGAACCTCCTGAAAACGGTTGGGCTGACGGATTCGATCCCTCTGAACCCGAGGACATACCTTTAGATGTCGAAGTTGAGGTGACTGAGGATTTTGCTGGTTCTGAGTACGAGGAAGACCTATACGAAGAATTCGATGAAGAAGAAAGTGAGGTGTAACCAATGTCCTTTGGTGCAAATATAGTTGTTGGTGGCGAGTTAGATAGAGTAGGGCAGGTCGGACACCTTAATGGAGGACGTTTAGATTACCCATTCATGCCAACAAAGACTGTACCCTACACTGAGGGGATTTTACTGGAGATCCCGGGGCAAGTTGGGGAATTTGTTGCAGAATACACACCTCCAATGGATATAGAATTGACTAGCATTGCAGTAGGTGCAAATAGATACCATCCGACCGATAGTTGGAGTGTTTTTGTTAAGGATGATCAACCTATCAATTACATCTGCAAGAATATCTATACCAAAGATGTACCGGAAGGAATTCAGCTAATGGCTGTAAAGTCAATTAAAGCGGGTGAAACCATAACTTTTAAATTCAATAATCGTGGCGGGCAGTCTAAGTACGCTTGGGTCAATTACCAAGGACTCAGAGATAATACAACCGCACAAGGGGGTTAATTCTATGCCTTTTGTCGAAGAAACACTTAGACATGATAGTTTCTTAGATGACTTGTTTGATAAAGTGTTTAGACGCTTTAAAGATAAATCAGGTAACTATTGGTGGCAAGACTTCAATAAGAACGCTGCTAAAGTCGACCTTTATAAAATCAGCTTTGAAAAAGGTCTGTTTGTAAAAACAAGTAAAGGATACACTTCTCCTGAACTTCCGACCGAAGGAATGCTATGCATAACAAGACACCTTATTTTTAGACGATGGGACAATCAGTTACTTGCTTTTGCTCAATCGACAGGAGCAGTGAAAATTTCAACAAAGGACCTACCAACAAATAAAAAGGATTTACTTAAATGGTTTGTTAATTTTTATAAGGACTTTGTAGACTATACTACCGTTTATGCATACACCTTAGATAAGTATGAGGGTTATACCCATTTTATTAGCGGAGGAAAGGCAACTCCAGTAACTGTTTTAGGTGATGACAGTGGTGTTGGGGTCCATAAAGCAAGTTTAGATATTGAGTACCATAACAAAAATGACTACCACCCTGATATGAAACAGTCACCTATAATCACTATGAAACTAAAAGGAGATACTGGAGAACATGTAGCGTCCATCGGTAAATTGAACTACAAGACCAACACAAACTGGTGGGCCGATTCTTTAATACAACTTAGAGGTGTTTTTGATGAAACCAGTGCCTTCTTTACATTGAAAGTTGACTCTGCACCAATGTGGGAGGATAACGGAGTAACCTTAGTCCCTTTCTTTTTCGGAAACCTTGTAACCAAAAACACAACTAAGCCAAATGAAACTCCGATAGCTATGTTAGGGGGTACGCAAGTCGGGAAATTCTTCGACTTCGATAATGTAGAAGAAAAGACTGATACGCTACAACCTATTACTCGCAATTACGTTCACCATCCTTCAAACGGAATTGATTCAGTGATGGTGAAAAAGACAAAGTACGGTTCTAGATACCAGGAACATTTTCTTCGTTGGAATGCCCCACCTAACCAAATGCCTCCTACTAGAGAAGAGTTAAGAAAGGTCAAAAAATCTTTAGGGACTGACAAAGAAGAAGAGTTTGCAAGAAAATACCCTAGAGCATGGAACTACCTGCGTTACGGTTACTATAACTACGGCTTTCATCCGTCAAGGTATAGTGAAAAAATCCACTCATCTAGGGCGACAGTTATGCACCCTGAGGACGGCGTCATAGGGTATATACCTAATATTGTATTAATCCCTCTCATCAATTTAATGGAAGGAGATAGGCTGAAATTCCCTCACTGGTGTGGGGATTGTGATGAATTGCCGTACAATCCTCAGCCGCCCACCGAATCTACCCGAAGTCCTTGGAGTCCCCAGCCGAATGATGAAGAACCTACCGACGATCAGGGAGACCAGCCGGCGGAATACCGGTTCAATTATTTATGCGACGGGTCAGTGCCAGTAAATACAATCAGCGATGTTTATTGGAAACCTTCCCCCGCTACTCAGGAGTATATGCTAAATAATGAGGAAGGTATTGGCAGGGAATTGAGCGTCACTTTTTGGGAAGGGCGAAACGATTGGCTAGACTTCTTTTATGACGCTTCTTCAAAGTACAAGCTTACCAACTCAAAAATAAACGTAGAAGATTATCACAAACTTCTATGGAAGACCATCTCCGACGCCCAAGCCGGAAAAATAAATCTAAATAAGACGTGGACAGAATTTAGAGACTGGTCTGCTGATAATTTATCGTGCTTGTCAGATCTACAAAGAGCCTCGATCTATATGTCAGTAAAGCTACAAAAACCAGTGAACTTTTTCCCTGGTTCGGAGGGATTTTTGTCAGGGGATACATTAGATAAGATGATCCCTCTAATCAGCAAAGTACCGAGTGAGGTTTACGACTGGATGGATTTCAACAACGTATATGAAGAAGATGAATCTGACAGTGGGGTAGTAGGTGCTTGGGTTTTGGATAATGTAGTAACTGTTTCTTACACAGATGGTACAAAAGAGAACATTCTTTCTACATTCAGGTCACTAGTTAATTTCGAGCCTCAACTCTTAAACTATTCCTTATCAGCAGCCAAGGCACACAGACCTTATGACTACATCAAATCGGCAAATGGTTTCGGGAATCCTGTAGTTGGTGGTGAGTATTTAACCTACTATAAAGAAGAGATGACAGACGATAACTTTGTTCCGTATGTAGCAGCAGAGGTAGCAATTCACGAGATGGGCCACGCTGTATCCAACTATGGCTTTGATAAGTTAGGAGTCAAGCTGCACGAAATGGAAGAATGGTTAAATATCAGCGGTTGGGTTAGAAAGTCTGATGGTACTTTCGATGAACTTACCAAAAGCAGTTCAGGGACTGTTTTAGACAATGGCAAGCTAGCTCCCGTATCTGACTATGGTTGTTTTGGGCCAGCTGAGGATTTTGCGGAGGCATTTATGATGTACGCTATCAACCGTCCTTTCTTACGTGACAAGTTCACAGCAAAGCATGACTTTATTATGAATCAATTAAAGGCAATGGGAATAGACCCTAACCTTTAGAATAGGGGGTATACGATGATACTTAAAATCACAAGAGGTAAGAACTTCGCTTTCATTGACAATGATGGCGAAGTCCTACATCAAGTGAAGATAAGCGGTAATAACGATGTGATTGTGAAGTCTCTGAATAACATTATAAATGTAAAGACGAGTGTTCGATTTAAAGGCGAGCTTGCGGGAATTCCCGATGAACTGGTTTTGAGAAAGGAAGGCCAACCTGTCGAAGTAAATAAGGCGAGTAATACCTATTTATCGGAGTATTTGACGAGAGATTTAAAGTTACAGGGTTTTAGTGTAGAAGTAATAAAAGAATAGAGGTGGAAATCTATGGCGATTACTCCAATCCCTGATTTAACTATTCCGCAAAATGTAGGGTATACAGATACCGACCAAAACCCAATCATTCATTCCATAAGATGGAGACATCTTCCTTCAAGACACATATTCCCTGATGTGCATGATGTAATAACTTACCATCAAAAAGGTCCGCTCGTAATAGATATACAACTTCATAGTGTATCGTACCTTGATATTTATTGCTTAAAGAGTGCGGGAATTGTGTCTGCTAAGGCCTTCTTGCGATTCGTTACAGAAACAGATAATACATTGGTCGAAGAACCCTACCTCACAGGAGAGGGTGGTAAATCAATTTCTCTAGAGAGTGACCCCAACAATCCCGACCTCCTTGTAATGAGAGGTATTGCCTTTACTCAGAAGGATCTAGGCGACGGTACCCCGATGTACGACTTCATGAATATGACCAAAGAAGGTATATACGAGGTATGGTTAAAATGTGTTACAGACACAGCCAAGGAACTTCACGTCCGAATCCCATTCCAATGGGCTAACCTTTATGGTGAAGACCCAAGTACAGGGGGAGAAGAGGTTCCGACAGAACCAAAAGATCCACCGAAAGTAGAGGGACCTCTTCATGTACAATATGACGAATACTACTTAACTATAGTTGAGGGAGACTCCCCATTTACAAAAAGACCGTCTACGCAATTCAGGATGGCTGCAATCGGTGTTTTGCAAAACGCCTATTGCTACGAAAGGATTTCAACACCTCCGTTGGAATTTATAGATAAACCTGCCGAAGTCCCTTTAATTGGCGATGAACCTTCGGAACCATGCGGATTAAAGATATCACCATCTCAGTATTTAGAAGTCAAAGTCGGGGAGAAAGGTAAGTTTTCATTAGTTCACTCAAACACATCGGGCGTTCTGAAAATTGCTGTCAAAGTTGATGAAACAGCTATAGATGACCTAGGGAATGGTGAATTTAAGGCTCTGCGGATCGGGACGTTTCCGATAAAGTATGTTGTAACGTATGAAGATGGTCAGCAATGTACGGTAACTTCAACTGTTGTTGTAAAATCCAAGCCTACCGGAAGTGATGGTGACGGTGGTAATGGGGGAACAGGCGGAACAGGGGGAGATGGTGGATCTGGCGGATCTGGCGATACTGGAACCGGGGGCACCGGTGGAGATGGAGGTACCGGCGGGGGTGGCACTACAGACCCTGAGCCTGACCCAGCACCTAATGACCCGGCTCCGACAGCGTATTGCAGCGATGTTATTAACGGGGACTCGGGGTACAATAGCAGAAAGTTTGATGTCACTGAATCAGGAGTATACTACATTGAGTACAATTTCTTTAGCGAACCTGACGAGATGTTTATTTATGTGGGGGGAGTATTAAAACATAGAACTGGATTCCATGCGTACTCAGAAAAAAGTCCGTTCGGTTTTAAGTACAAACCTTCTGATGGGAAGCTGAAAATTGCAATGAACAGGAAAAATGAAGGAACTAGGTGGTCTTACACACTGTATTGCCCTAGTTCGGTACCGGATGAGGTTAAAGCTAACGCCCCAATCGTATTTTAACGAGCAGTCGTTAAACAGTTCCTTATGGAAACTATAATGATTGAGGAAGTTGCTCGCAACTCGGGGTTAGTCCATAACGATAAATATTGGTGAAAGGGGGCGAGGACACAACTTCCTCGCCCTTTATGTATTACAAAAATTACTGAAAGTAGGTGTGTGTATGCCTTATATCGATAACGCTCCTGCTCTCTCCCCCTACAAAATTCGAGAAGGGGAGTTACAAAAGGGCTTCAAAGACCTGCTGCTAAAGCATGGTTGGACTAAGGCGTTAGAGTTTAAAAAAATGGTTACATCCGTCCATTTTGTAACAGAGCATGACGTAGCAGGTCGCCATGATGACAGATTCCTAGTAGCCAATCATGTCATTCTAAGGAATGCTAGAGGAGACTTGTTAGGGTTAGCTGTAGTCGCTGACTGGGGAGACTATACAGACCATGCCAATGGATTCCCGTATTACAATGTCTTTAATTCAACTGACTCAGAAAAAGAAGCCCTAACAGCCTACATGTCAAGAGAATTCTACAAACGCAAAGAAGAAACCACCCTTTATTTCTATATGTTAGATAGGGTACCTAACATTAAAGAAGGGAGTAACGTATTCACCCCTTGGGGAACTGAATCAGAAGGTGAGAAACGGTTAAGGATGGCGCTCGACGTAGAGGTTACAAGTATAGATTTTAAGTCGACAAATGCTGGGTCAGAGTTTGTGAAGTCCGCTGATCCTTTAGTCATGCAATCCCCTATTGTAGAGTCTTCTCTTCGTGCAAAGTTTTTAGAGAATCTTGAGTTTCCTTATATGGACACTAATTGGTGGGGAGATTCTGAGATAAGTATTAGGGGCCACTTGGATAGCAAGAGCATGTTTTTGATTCTACAGGCCGATGTAACGCCGATGTGGGAGGACAATGTTGTTCCATCTGTACCTTTCTACTTTGGTGACATTGAAGCAGTGGATGAAGGAGATCCAGCAGTTGCGATGTTTGCAGGGACAGTGCCGATGGGTTCTTCGTCTACCGAGGTATCCCACTATGATTTTGACGATATTACGTTAGAAGGCGGGAAACGTATAATGCCCGTGCTTAAAAAGTATCCGTCAAACCCGTCAAATGGGATAGATTCTGTCATTATAAACAGAACCAAGTTAGGGGCAAGGTACCAAAGCTACTTCCTTTCATGGAGTACGGCGGCTCAAGACATGCCTCCAACCAGAGATAACGGAAACTCTGATGATTTGAAAGATTACCCACGTGCATGGGGAAGAAACGGATACCAATTCAATCCTTCTAGATATTCGGGAAAGGTTCAAACATCTCACATTTACCTTATCCATCCCGAAGAAGGGCTGCGAGGACATCTAAGTAAAGCAGTTGGATTAAATGCAACAAACCTAAATTCTAGTGAACTACGTATCCTAAGAGACGGTTCATCTGAGACAGTGTACGACGTGTACCAGTGTGTCTCTATAAGCGCAGTATCCCCACTGACAAAAAGACCAGCAACTCACTTCCGGCCTATGGGTTTGGGGATTTATAAAGAAGGATTAAATCAGAATGGGAAGGTTAGACCTAATCCCACAGACGAAGAGGCTCCTGGAAACGTCAACGAGCTTAAACTGAGCAATCCTCAGCCGGGTCAAGTTAAATTGTCGTGGGTTGACCCTAGCGATACCGATTTAGCAGGGGTAGAGATACTCCTTAACGGTGAGAAGTACGTAGAGGGCGTCACAGGTGTTACTGAATACGTCTTCAAGGGGTTAAATGCAGGAGAAGTTACTTTTAAAGTTGTTTCTGTAGATTACTCAGGGAATAAATCAACAGGTAGCGAAGTCACCGGCGATGTCTCATAGCAGACAACCAATGGTTATATCTAGACAGGTGTTTCCTATAATAGGTTTACCTGTAGTGCTAGAGGTACCTCAATTTTAATGCCTCTAGCATTCTAATAATTAGAAGAGAAGGTGAAGTTAATGCCGTATATTGACTCGACCCCGAAGGAATCTCTTTTAAAATTCGAGGAAGACAATTTACAGGATGTTTTCGGTAAAATGCTTACTGAAAATGGGTGGGTCAAAGCCAGGTCTTTTTATAAAGCTGTAGTAGACGCCCGAGCTTATGTCTCAGGCACTAGCAAAGCAAACTATGCCATTGCAAAACATGACATTTTTAAGAATGCTGACGGTAAGTTGCTCGGTTTTGCGACAGTAGCTCAGTTTTATTTATCCTACTTGACTGATAAAACAGATCCAATCAGACGGATAAATGATGAACAAGATCCTAAGGACTCGAACTTTGGTAGAACACCTTCTTGGGAAGAGTGGGTCAAACAGAAATTTGCAGAGGCGTCCAGTAAAACCAACCTATATTTTTATATGCTTGAGAAGTTACCAAACTCTAATTATGCTTCTAACGATAATGTCGTATCCATCATCACTGCCCCTGGTATGGGAGGAACTGCGTACAATTTATCCCGGGACAATGATCGAATTAATTGGTATGAGTGGTGGTACGGGTATTCAAGTGAAGATAGCGTAAATGACCCGGAAGGATCAGACATGGAGTTTGACGGCCATTATACATCAGCGTCTCCTTACCATGTTATCCGATCTGCTTTAGATATCGAGGTGTTTGGTACCGAATTTTCTAGGGTACCTGAATCATCTTCGAGAGAGCTTGCAATTACAAAAGCGGACCCTCGTGTTATGCAGTCACCTATGGTCAAGACGACCTTGAGAGCACAATTCCTAGAGCATATAAACAATCCGATTTGGCACACGAACTGGTGGACAGATTCAGAGATTAGGGTTCGGGGGTATGTGGACAGCAGAACAATTTTTCTCATCTTGCAAGCGGATAACGCACCTGCGTGGGAGAGTAACTTAGTCCCCACCATCCCTCTTTATTTCGGTAGGGTAAATTCTACTGACGGGGACGGTGACGAAGGATACGCATTATTTGGAGGAACTGTCCCACCTGCTAGTAAAGTTACTTCTGCAAATGAGGCCACTTCTTTAGCTAGAGACATTACATCAGAAGCAACTCAGATTCTAGTAAATGATGGTGAAAAGTTACCCGAAGCACCAACGTACTTGATTATAGGAAATAAAGGCACTGGAGAAATTGTAAAGCTACTTCAAAAATCTGGTAACCTACTACTTGTTGAGAGAGCGCAACAAGGTACCACAGCACGTGCAATCGATACTAAAAACACTCTTGTTCAAAGGCTGACCACGAATAGTCAAAATGCGGACAACGAAACGATTGTCTCAACTTTCGATTTTGATGATCCAGGGTCAAAGGTTGGTGAAACGATACAACCTTTGTTGAAACTTTACCCGCACCATCCTTCAAATGGTGTTGATTCTGTTATGGTATCTCGTTCTCGTTTTGGTGCCCGTTACCAAGCACATTACTTATCATGGAGTGCTCCACCTAATCAGCTACCTCCTACAAAGATGACGGATCGAAACAAAAAGTACCCTAGAGCTTACGAGTCTATGGAAAACACTAAAAACTATAAGTACCAGTTCAATGCTTCTAGGTACTCAAGTAAAATTCATTCTTCTAGGATCGCTGTAGTTCATCCCGAAGAAGGTATTCGTGGGTATCTAGACAAGGCCATTGGTTTCAATGCGCAAAGTGTCAACGCAGCCAATTTGCGAGTCAGAAAGACTGATTGCCCTGAAAAAGTTTACGAAATGTATAGGTATTTGAGTATTGGAGCTGTCTCTCCATTGACAAAAGTTCCTGCCACACCGTTCCGTCCTGTCGGATTAGGGATATACGCAGAGGATTTCAACCCTAACGCAGTACCTCACGATATTGAAAACGATGTGACACCTCCAGATGAAGTAGTTATTACTAATACAAGTAGCCCCCAGGCTCAAACAATCGACTTAGCGTACACATTACCAACTGACGCAGACTTGAGTTATATCAACATTTATGTGGACGGATCTCTATATGCGAAAGGCATAACAGGTACGAATCAGTATAGGTTAACAGGTTTGACCACGGGATTTTCCCCTGAAATAAAAATTACAACCGTAGACCTTGCTGGCAATGAGTCAGTGGGTGTAGTAGCACCGACAGTGACAGTTGCTTAACAACAAAAAGAGGTGATTAAGAATGTCGAAAATTAATGTAGATGGGTTCTTTGATATTGATCTATCGGTGCAGTTGCTTCCGACTGATTTAGAGGCGCTATTTAATGCGGGAGGGTGGAGTACCCTAGGTAAATACCGATCATTTGCCCAGTTAACTGATAAAAACGGAGTCAAGGACCCATACCGTAAAACTTTTGCTGAGACATACCTGTTTGAATCGCAGGGGAGTGATAACCAACACCGGTACTTTGGCTTTACAACGGGGTACGGAGGAAAAGTAACCCCGTTTGGAGAAGAGCCGGTTATCTCAAAAGACACGTTTCTAGGAGAGTTAAAGGACGTTACGCCAAATGGGGCAACAAAACTAAATACAGTTTTTGAAGTCAAGGTTAAACCGATAGTCCCATCAAGTGTCATCGTGTACCGAGAGGGTGGGGAGATGGTGAAACCTACCGAGACTCCGTACATTGTAGATGGGGAAAAAGGGACAATAACCTTTGAGGAAAGTCAGTCGGGCGTACTTAGAGCTACATACGCACTGACTGACAATGCTCCTGACGTTGTTAAACGATTGTGGTTTTTTACTTTTGAGGGATTTATCCCAACTAAGTTGATACTTCGATCAGAAAACCCGAATCAAGCTGAACTGTTGGACGAAGCGGAAAGAGTTTTCAGATTTAAAATCCTACCCGGTAACCAGCGAATCAGGGAAAACTCTTACAAATTTTATGAAACCGTCGATGGTACCGATCCTATCGATCCTGCTGATTATACGGTCAACCATGATGAGGGCACTGTAACATTTAATGAGGGGACAGAACCTTTAGCTTTATACGCCGATTATGAAATCGAAGCGATTAAAGATTCTAACGGTAGCTATGGTGACATAGAGGTATTGCCTTTCAACCCATCAGTACCGACGGAATTGATGGGTGCCGCTTATAATGCAGTTCGTTTTATTTATCCATCTGTACCAACAGCAGTTTCCTTCATCCCCCAGGAAGAGATGGGATTAGGGTGGGGACGTGACTCTCAAGTTTATTTTTGGGGAAATATCACAAAAGACCGTATCGTGTCTTACTTTAGATTGGACCCTGCCCCTGATCCTGAGAGCACTTACTTTGCACCGTTGTATATTGGCCGTCTCTCTACAATTGGGAAGACCCCTAGACTAAATAATGTGCTTATTGGAGGAGCGAGATCCGAAGATGAAATAGGGTACAGCTCAGGGTTGAAGATCGGGAGAAATAAAGTGGATTACGGAGTCAATACATCTAATGGAAACAGCTCAGTCATGGTGCAACGTACGGTAGGCGGGGCAATGTATCAAAAACACTATCTCGCATTTATTACACATGACGCTGACGTTGACCCAAGTAACGAATCTAGATTTAACCCATCGGTATACTCAGGTAAGTACCATATTTCACCGATGTATATTGTCCATCCAGCTGACGGGTATGTCGGAAGGTTAGATGAAGTTTACGCTATCCATCCTAAGAATATCGCTCAGCTCGATGAGTTAGAGGTTAAAGAGACATCGAACAGTGAGCACGTTGGTACAGGTGACGGATTCACTAAGGAATTTCATCTATTCCATAAACCAGTAATAGATGGTGACATTGAGATTCGTCTTGTCAGTGACACAGGATGTACAACCCTGACTCAAGCTGAATATGTAGAGTTTGATCCTAGCACCCCTCCCGAGGAAGGAAAGTTTACAGTAGACGGGTCTAATAAAAAACTAATTCTAGGGGCAGCGCCGATTGACGGCATTGAAGTCATTATGGACTATGACTACGAACAGACTTATCGGTACACCTTAGCAGATACCCCAAGAACGCCGTTTCTGTTGGCAAATATGACTCCTTATGCACCGATTGGGCTTGGGTTTTTGAAAGAAAATTTATAATAACCTCAACAGAATAAACGTTTGCTTCGACCACTAGTGTGGAGGCAAGGGATATTCTTTGGAAAGGTGGGTGGTGGACAATGAGTAAAAGCAAGCGCTATTTACTCAGTTTCACTGCCCTTTTTTATACTAAAAAGGGTTATGTACTGATGTTTAACCGCCACGAAAACATCCCCAATACTAACCAAGTACCTGTATCTTTCGAACCTTGGAATAGGTATAGCGCTTGGGTGGCGAGGGACATCAAGCTAGGTACTAAAGTGAAACGAAAGGTAAATATTGAATCCGCAGTTAGCGTTGAAACGGAAAGTGTAATTGAAGGGTCTCAGCCTGCAATACTGAAACTTGGGAACGCATACTCTATAGCAGATACCGACAGTGAAATCGAAAAGGGAGCCAAAACCTCCCACGAAGGTTCTTTATTTAAGCAGGAGGTCAGCCATCCTCTTAATGAGAAATATGCATTACTCGCAGACCAGGCAGCTGCGAAGAACATAAAACAAACTTCCTTAATGGGCCTACAGACGGAAGGTGTTAAACAAGGTAACGGTCAGATAATTGAACAGGATATACTTGACTATCTTAAATTTAACTTGGAAGCAAGATTACCGTCGGATTTGAAGGGGTTCAGTCCAATGCCCTTTTACGGCATTGATCAGTCACCTGACACTGGAGTATCAGTGTTTACTGGAGATAAGCCCCAAGAAGTAAACGATCTACTTGTGGTAAGGGTTGGTGAAGTTCAGGCAGATACAGAAAAAACTGTACTTGTCGTTGCTAGAATGGAGGCGATTACTCACCGGTTATACAGTAGTAACCTAGAGGCCAGTTACAATGCTGGGGCAAGATTTAATACCATAAAGACGGAGACTGCAAAGGGGGTTGAGAAATCTGAAATAATTGATCTGAATATGGCCGACTCAAGGGGGATTCTCTATCAATCGGAGATACAGGAGTTAAAGGGAGGGGCCAAGGCCATGCCTATAATTCCAAGTAGTGTGAGTGAAGTGGTTAATTCAAGGATTTCACCCCTATTGGCCTTTGAGGATAAAAGTTCTTTCTCCGACCTTGTTAAAGTTGCGAGATTCAATGAAACATTCACCACGCCAATAGGAATGACCTATGGTTTGGGAGAATCAGAGCAACAACAATCAAGTTTAGTGAAGCAAAGTCAGAGGCTTTACACTGAGGATTTAGATGTTAATGTAGTCAACTACACAGGTCAACCAAAAGACTTGAGTGAGTCACAAGCGACAACTCAGGTTTTGTGGAGTGAGCAAAGGTCGACAAAGTTGGAGAACTCTTCGGCTCCTATACAGCAGTCCAATAGCTCGAACATATCGAAGAGCTTTGAATATAAAAACATCTCATTGGGTAGTGGTGGGGCATTAGATAAAATCCAACCTAAAAGGGCGGGTTCAATAGAAGGCGCTTATTCGATGAGTGGAAACCATGCCAATAAAGGTGAGATTCTCACTGGAAGTAGAGGAGAAAATAAAGTAACGACCGGAGTAGTCTTAGAAGCAGAATATACAGAGCTTACGGATAATTTTCAAGATGTGGAGCTGTATACCAGAGAGGCAGGAGACTCAACAAACCCGTTTGATGTAACGATTGAATCCTCTGAGCGCATGAGTCAAAACTATTCTGGTGATGGGTCACTTGAGTCAGGGATTATAGGGGAAGCGGCAAGTAGGGAAAACGAAGTTCTTATCGACCAAGGTGAGAATTTTAATGGAGCTTTAGAAAAGGAAAGTAAAATTGAATACGGTTCGTTAGTGGAATATACGGTTGAAGAACACGCAAGTGAAGTAACCGCAGAGGAAAAGGCCTTTCCTCAAACAAGGGTGTTTGATTGGGGGACATTAGAGCTTAACTCCAGCTATGCTGCTGATAGTTATTGTGGGATAGAAATTGAGTCGGGTTTGTCATCTGTAGTAGACGAACAGTACCTCGAAAGTGAGCTGAATGGGTGGAGTACACATAATAAGAGAGAATCATCTGTCGACGTTGTTATTCAACATAGAGAAAAAAGTGAAGAATCGGAGACCATGTCGGAAGCACCTCTGTTCTCGCAAACCTCTGCGTATGCCGTTGAAGACTCTCAGGATACCTTCACCACCGATATAGAGGTGAGTTTAGTCTCGAACAATGTACTTGATACTTCGCTGTTTGAGGTAGATTCTCTCAATAACCGACTGTCCGATTTTTGGGTTGAGCTTGAGAGTCAAGATCAACTTTACTTAAAAAGATACTCAGATGAAGCACAAATAGGTAGACAACTTTTAGCGGAAACTAAGGGTGGTAGCGATGTTCTTGTTGAAAACGCCAAAAATGCAATACTGGGCTACACGGAATTTGAGGTAGCTGCTGAGTCTCAAGATATACCGTCCCCTGGAGAAAGTGTACTCATTACCGTGATTGAGGGTTCAGGGAGAGGTTCAAAACAAAGCACGACAAAGGAAACGATAGTAAGATCTTCCGTTGAAGCTGAACCATCCAAACCAGGTGGAGATGTGCAGGTGGATGGAGTCGATGTAAGTACCGTGAACCAACTAACTTTAGTTTCGAGCATGGAGAAGGATGAAACTGGAGCCCCTCATGCAAGCAGTTTAGACGTCTTCAATGAAGAGCTGGATAGCGGCTATTTAGACGAAATCGAGGAAACTTTATTAGATCCTACCCCGGAGGCTGTTTCAATACAAGACTGCACGGACATCACCTTAGACAGCTACAAAAAAGCAGAGGGTAAGAAAGGTGTTGTAGACCTCTACAATCAATACCACTTAACGTTATCCAAGTTAGAGGGGACAGAAGACTTCACCCTTGACTTTGGCACTCTAGGTCAGACTAAAAAGGATTTAGATTTTGTGATAATGAATCCTAATCACGGTAAAACTGAATCCACATCTGACATTACATTAGAATTAGAAGACAGATGGACACGAGGGAGTGAAAAAGTAGACCTTGTAGTCGAAGGGACTGATAGATCGGGTACAACAAAAGACGAGGAAATTGAAGTGGTAGACTTTAGTTTATCAGTTTCAAAGAAAGAGTCAGAAGTAACTCTAGTCGTACAAGATAACGCTAACCCTAGTATGGAATTAGACTCGTTTGTTGAAGAACATTCTCTGTTTACATCGTCTGAGACATTTGATGATGGTGTATTAAATAAAGATGAGATCGTCGAAAAAGGTAGCCGCCGGTTAATAAGTATTACAGAAGAGGAAGAGTCTGAGAAAAACTCTGAACGAATCTTAGAGCTTTACGAAGATGACGAAGCGGATAAGAGTAGGTCGTCTATAATGTCTATGGATACGGAGAGCACAGCAAATAGTTCTTCATCATACCGTATTACAATTGAGGATGAAGAAAACAGTAAACGAGAATCCGCAGGGGAAATCCATATAAATGTTGACGAAGTAACAGACAAAGCCAAATCATTCTTAATTTCTGTCTCTGGTGAGGATGAAGGTCAAAAAGACCGTCTAGCTATCCTAGAGTTAACTAGAGAAACTTTCTCAGAAAAACCAAATAGGGAGTATTCAGTAGAAGAAATTGATGATGATTTAGGTATTGGGTTATTACCTCCTGAACCGCCTTGGAAAGATCCTGGAACTGACTTGAATAAAAAAGGTAAGGTTTGGCTGCTAATGGGTAAGAACTACCCAGCGTGGAATAATTGGGACAACAAGAAAACTAGATAGGAGGAATTTGAATTGAGTATCCATAGAGTACAGAGTGGGCTTATTTTCGACGACAATTTTGAAACACTTGACACACGTTGGATTGTGTCCCCCTCTGACTCCTATGATTACAGTGAAGTGGATAAACGGTTAACTCTAAACCACAACCCTACCGACAGAAGTACCAATGCTTTATTCTCTTTACCTCAAAACGAGTCTGAACTTCTAATCCAGGTCCATGCGAACTATAATCCTCAATATTTGGGAGATGAGGGAGGATTAGTCATTTGGAAAAATGCTCTTGAAAAAGTGGAGTTCTTAGAGAGTGAGGATAGCGTCCAGTCGGGAGCCTACAACATTTGGCGTGCCGTAAAGAGGCAGAACCTCTGGACGTTTTTCGCAGAGAAGAATAAAGCATGGGAACTCTTCGACTCGACAATTTGTATTGACCCATCTATGGCAGGGGTAGTGTTGAAAGGCACCCCAAGAACTGGATATACTCCCCTCTCCATTGATAGGGTCATTTTATGTAGGGGTACTCACATTAGCATAGGAAACGTTAGTAGTATGTGTAAGGTGGAGTTGCTTGACGCTGATTCAATGAGTCCAGTAAGTAAGCAGATTGTTCCGCAGGGGTATTCAGGAATAGATATTGAATTGCCTAGCGTACCCTTTAAAGGGAAAATCAACATCTATGACAAAGACGGAAACGGAAATTATGTATTGGTTGACGAACAGGCAGAAGTAGCGGAAATGTACGGGGGAGACGTATTCCTTAGAGGTACAGACCTAAAAGTTTCTTGGAAGGGACATGACCTAAGTGAGATTAACCCGACTAACATAGGCCCGCTTAAAAACGAAATTAATGAGCAAAAGATGACGATCATTAATGATACCACTGGAAATATTGCAGAAAATGTACGGATAAGTATAGCAGCTTATGGAGAAGAGTTTGGTTGGGAGTGGTGTGACCTTGCACCGGATAACTCCGGTACTCCGGGGACTTATGAGGACTCTTCTCTTACAGTAGGTACACTAGCGGCCGGAGAATCAAAAGATTTTTGGGTGAGAGTAGCTAAATCAACGGCAGCGGTCGATGAGGATATAAAACAGAGTATGCGCCCGACGCACTTCTTCTTAGAAATCAATAACGATTAGGGGGAGAGGATATGGGTACCAAAATGACATTACACAGGTACAGCCCTGTAACGAAAGACTGGGAGGAAACACTTCTATTTGTGGATCAGAATTTCCTTGATACTTACGGAAAAGTTAATCCCACCATACCTACAGGGCACACTTATGAGATAAATAAGGGACTTCTAAAAGTGTACCTAAACGGGAGACGGTTAAATGAAGGTATTTCCTACAATGAAGTTGATGATCAACATATCCGGTTATTGCTAGATGTTGATGAAAGTGGGAACCCGCTCAACCTCAAAATAGGCGATCAGATATATATAGAGGTGTATAAAAACCAATATTGTAGCAGAGGACAGGCAACAGTCAGCGGCACCGAATTCTACGAGTTAAAGAAGGAAATAACAGACGCTCGTAGATTTAAGGATGGAGATGAACCGTCTAGAACTCTTGATGAACGGTTAGATGAGATACAGAGACAACTAGAGGTCGTGTACGGAGGAACTGCCGAGGTAGACATAGCCTATGAGCACAATTCAAGAGATCAGATCACACGTGAAATAATTACCGGTGACTACTCCCTTGTCCGGGAATTTACTTACTACGAAGATGAAGACCCACACATAAAAGGTGAGATGAAGACCGAAACCATATACTACACCGATAGCTCAGGAAGCCTTCTAAACAAGGTAACTAAAGGATATTCATATGATCCAGCCACAAGGAGGTTATTACGTACATCGGTCAGAGTAGACACTTAGAAACGAAATAAAGTAATTTAAGCCCTCCTTCTTAGGAGGGTTTTCTGTTAAGGGTTAATGTTGTCAGTTTCGTTCTTATAATGTGCATAACCCATCCGAAAGGGGATGAACTAATGGATTACATGGGGTATAACAGGGCACAACTCAACTCAAGAAGAATCAGCAAAGTATCAAAAAAAGTAATGGTTTTTATTATCCCTTCCCTTGTGAAAGCGGGACCTGTTCAGACAGAAGTCCGTTTTCCTTATAGGGGGAAGCTAGTAAACTCCTACGCCTCGTGTGGAACCTCAGGAGCTACGACTACCACAATCGATATCGAGAAATGTGATCAAGTGGCTTATGATACCGTCCCTAGATGGGAGAGTGTATTTCAAAACAAGATCACTATTGACGCTAAAAACAAATCAAATAGGACTTCTACAGAACCTTACTCTTTTAAACCCTCTCTCGAAACTGTGAATGAAGATGACCATTTTAGGGTTAATGTCATTGAAGCGGGAGAAGGTGTAAGGGATATAACGGTTGAGTTAGTTGTTGAATTAGACGTGGAGGAAGAATAGCGATCCGCAACTATAGAGGTGTGTGCAGCGATCATTAGGCTGTAGACACTATATTTTAATTTAGGAGGTAATTATTTATGGCAGCACCGCAGGTCAATTGGCGAAAACAAGATAACTCAGGAGCAGTAAGTTCTTGGAATATTGGAACGATAGACGCAGGAACACCCTCATCAGATTTTGGAGTTTTAATCTGGAACAACTTTGGCGGCACGACAGACCTCTCTACGATGACTAATTGTACTATTACTACCAAGGATAGTGCTGGAGGTAATACAGGAGAACTTGTAACTAACCAGTGGGTTCAGGTAACTGTAGTTTCTGCGGGAGAGACAGGCCGTACAAACATTGGTGGCCTTACAACACACCCAATCCAAGCAAGCGGAAATACCACAAACGAAGACGGGACATTTTCCCCAAATGCTAACGAGATTTTGGGAGTGAAAAATAATGGAAACAAGGAAAGTGCGAAAGGTAACTATGCAGAGGTTATTTTACGTGCAGATGTTCCGGGTAACGCAACAGCAGGAAACGTAGCCTTCTTAACACGTGTGGCTTACCAGTACGTTTAAGATCAGACTTCAATGCAATGAGGTAAGGGGAGATAAAATGTTTATGCAGAGTGAACTATATTCAAAATCTCCAGTGGCACAGGACTTTATTTGGATGGCTGAGTACCCTGACGGTACTCACCTATCTGAATTTGACTTCGCTACTAAGGAAGAAAATAGTTTTTATGAGATCGACAGAGACAGGCTCTTTCGCTTTGGACTCGTAGGGCATGGTCAGAAAATCTACTTTGAACGAGATGGGGTTCTAAATGTAGCTGGTCGTCGTATTCACGTGTCTTATGAAGTGAACGGCAAAAGGCTGCCCTTGAACGGAGATTTTAAATACGATATTGACGATATCATAACTTATAAGGACGCTCAGGCGTCGGGGCTAACTTCGGGTTTTAAAGGACAAGGTACTTTTTCTAACCGTATTCTACAGTACAATGTAGGTTTTAAGACCAACTTAAATATTGACGGTGTCTCCTTCCATTTTAAAGCTATTGTACACCTGCCTTTAAATGAGCCAGCCTACATTACTTTTTGGCTTGTAGCTGACAAGGAGATGGACGGTAAATTTATTATCGTCAGCAATGGCAGGGAACTTCTAGAGACACAGGCACCTTTAAAACCAAATGTCGGGGGTGAACTTAAATGGGTAGTTCAGTAAAACTAACTAAAGAAGAATTACTTAATATTATTTACGGTGTTAACTACAACTTGAACGGAAGTATCGTCAAAGACTCTGAAAAAATCCGCAACTATACTATAGAAGTAATTGATGGTAAAACTCACCTAAAGACATACAACTACCCTATACAGATATTAGTGGACGGTAATTGGGAAAACATATCCGAAGTAGTCCATCAGGAAGACCTAGGATTGCTTTATGATGTATTCCAGGAAACCCACATGGTCAGTGAGATTATCCTCGATACTGATGACCCATCCCCAATATCGGTACGTAGTAGGGAGCGTGTAACCAGCCTCTCAGACCAGCTGGCGGAAGCGGGAATCCATTACCCTCGTGAATTTACTTGGGTAGATGGGGCGTCAAGCACCAGCGGAGTCATCATCCTTTCGAAAGATGACTATGACAAAGTCTTTATTGCTACGGACCCCGATAAGAACGGTAACCCTGAAATATTGTTCGTTGAGCCTAAAACACAAAATGACCAAGAACGGCCATTTTATTTGAAGTCGGAAGGTAAGACTTATATCTATGTGGATCACTTCTCCGGCGGTGGCGGGACACAGAGCAGCCCATACACCATTTCAACAGAAAGTGATCTTTCTCTACTGAGCACCTACCCGACTGCGTATTTTATTCAAGATCGAGATATAATAATGACCGCTCACCAAACAGGTTCAGGATTTAGCCCAGTGCAGAATTTTTCAGGATACTTCGATGGCCGAGGTTTTGAAATTAAAGATCTATACATTAATTCGTCAGGGGATAACGTTGGTTTGTTTGGTAACCAAACGGGTGGAGTGATTAAAAGAGTTAAACTAACCAATGTAAACGTCAACGCTAGTGGGAATTATGTGGGTGCATTAGCAGGACGGTGTGACGGAGATGTGTATGACTGTGCAGTTATCTCAGGTACGGTTGAGAATAAAGGCAAAAACGGAATGTATACTGGAGGCTTAGTTGGTTACAAGAATTCAGGGAATATTTACAGATCCTACTCACATGCCCAAGTAAAATCTGACGGAGATAGCCTAGGTGGGTTTATCGGCAGGTTGGAGAATGGAAATATTTATAAGTCTTTTTCGACCGGTAAAGTTGTTGACACGACTATAGCTCAGAATTTATCAAATAAAGGTGGATTTGCAGGGTCATATAAAGCAGGGGTTCTCGGGGACGACAACTTCTACGATACAGACAAGTCAGGATTTACAACCTCAGCTGGTGCGGCTCAGGGTAGAAAAACTTCTGATTTGAAAAGAAAGGATACATTTGAAGGGAAAGGTTTTGATTTTTGGAATGAATGGCACCTTGGTGACTATAAGGTAAATGGCGGATACCCGGAAAACAGACGATTTATTAGATATTCAAAAGGTAAGGGTACGAAAGAAGAACCATTCCTTATCCAAAATTCGTTTGACCTGGAGCAGGTAAGGCATTACTTGTATGCTAACTTCCGATTAGAGACAGACCTGGTGCTTGAGTATCCTGCTGTTGGGAAAGGGTGGCTCCCTATAGGTCACGAAGGCAAAGAGATTGGATGGGCAAATCAAGCCTTCTACGGTACTTTTGACGGTAATGGGAGGTCTATCGGAAATCTCTATATTAACAGGCCTGATGAGAGTTACTGTGGTTTGTTTAGGTACGTCAATCAAGGGATTATAAAAAACCTAGAGCTGGTGGATGTGACTATTACTGCTGGAGGACCATCGGGTGCAGTGGTTGGATCTCTCTCTTCATCTCAAACCGGAAACGGGAGAATTGAAAATTGTAAGGTCACTAAATTCCAAAACTTTAAGTTAGACTTTAAAGGTATCGGTGGCGGATTAGTAGGTAGTTTGGAGACATATGCAGAAGTAAGGGATTGTACATTTAATGGACCCTTGACTATGAACGCTGATTATGCCGGAGGCATTGTAGGTCAGATGGACAGCTATGCCAAGATATACAGAAGTTCCGCAAGGGGGCAGTGGGTTCAATATGGCGGCGTTTTTGGAGGAATTGTAGGTAGATATGTGAACTATGCTACGGGTACCGTTATCGAAGATGTCATATCAGCAGCGGACATGGCAACGCAATGTTCTAAAAGCGGAGGGGTGTTCGGCTATTCCTATACCTATGTTACTGACTCCACATTTACGTTTAGGCGTGTAATAGTTCTTGCTAAAACTGTAGCAGGTAATGCGATGTATTACGCTGCCAATGCCAGCTACACTTACAAATATAAAGTGACTAGAGAGCAGTTATATTACGATCAACAACGGTCCAGTGGCGGCATGTTGAAAGAATTTGAGATGACCCCTAAATACACAGCTGAGATCAGGCACCCTGGGACATACCAGTCAACTGACTGGGACTTTAGGGATACTTACTTCTTCGATGAAAACTACGGAGGGGACCCGAATCTATTAGAATTCAAGGAACCCGAATTACCTATACTGGGATTTCGAAATCAAATCGGTAAGTATTATACCGACGAGAAAGGAAATGTATTGCGTTATCTAGATTATGGTACGTTGGTGGCCGGTGAAACATCACGTTCTTTCCCTGTATGGTTGCAGAATAATGCGGATTTTCCAGTCGTCCAGCTAAAGACTTGGGTTAATAGCGAGTCTGTAAAAGACGGTATTACTGTTGAGCTTAGCCTAACAGATAACCCCTTTGTCCCAACGAACGATATCGTTTTCAGCGGGACGGTACCTATTGGAGATTCTAAAAAGTTCTTTGTTCGCTTTAGCTCGAATGTGACTGTACAAGAAGGCGGGACTTTCGATTTGAAGGCAAAGGCTAGTCCTGCTTAACGAGAAAGTCGTCTCAATACAATGGGATTGGACGTGATATAGATGTATCCTTTGAATGGGTTAATACTACATTTACATGCTGCTTTAGCGGACAACGGTAAGAGTCAGGGTTTGAATAGCCGTCCTACAGAGACATGGTTTGACTTGACGTATAAAAATCATAGCGCTACTTTAACAAATTTTGATTTTTCTACGGACAGGGGTTGGGTCGGAGAGAATATAAATGGAGACCCTTACTCCCTTAGTCTAAATGGTTCGTCTAACTACACGACTGTTGATAGATTTGAAGAGCTAATACCGAGAAATGAAGGATTTACCCTGGAGGCTTGGATTAGACCGTCCAACACAGGGTATATCCTTTCTTTTGGTAAAGAAGATGAACAAGGGTTCTCCCTGTACTACGATCAAAATTCCAATGAGTTTAGGGCACAGATTACAACGGAGTCGCAAAACTGTCGCTTTACTTTTAATGGGGTGGCGGTTAAAAAATGGACGCACATCGCATTAGTATTTGACGGTGAGAGGCTTTGGGGATTAAGAAATGCAGCTCCCGAGGGGTTCAGTTTACCTGAGGCAGGCGACTATAAGGCTGACTCTTGTGACCTTGCGGTTGGAAAATATTGTGCCGGAAACCAATCGTATTTCGAAGGACAGATATCCGTCCTGCGTTTATACAACAGACCCCTAACGTTCGACGAGATATCCGATAGCTATGACCAAGGAATGCTAAGTGGTGGACAGGAAAGTGAAATAAGAGGCAGGGGTTTAATCCTTTACAGGGATGAACTGCAAAGTACACTCCGAATAGGTATAACTGGTTACCTGGAAAGTAAATATAGAATAATAAAAAAAGAGTTTGACGATTTATCTTCAACTGCAAACGTTAAGGAATGTAGGGATGTAAAAGGAACAGTAGTTGTAAATCCCATTGTCTCTATGCGGGGCAAATACGGGATTGAAATTTCTACAGAGGATAATCTACAAAGCTCCCTAAGGGTAACTAATCACAATAACCTGCTTTCGAGTATATCCGTCACATCGATTGCAACGTTTAAGTCAAGGTACGGGGTTAACCCGCTACATGTTGAGGATTTAGAGTCTACCTTGAAAGTTGTTTCGCCTAACCTGCTTTCGAACATTACAGTAAGCTTGCAAGAAATAAGGATGTCTGCTAGGTACGCTTCTCAGCAGGTAGGCGGATCAGATTTGGGTGGGGAAGTCTTAGTTAAGACCGGAGCAGACTTGCCATCGGTAGTCGGTGTAAATCTAATAACGAATAGGCATATGGAAATAAAGTACGCTATTGACGGCATAGCCAAAGACGACATGCTGTCAGACATTACAGTTTATTCCACTAAGGATATGCTGAGTGTTGTTAAGGTTAATACAAGAACTTTAGTCACAGCGACTTATCAGATTCAAGGCATACACTTAGATGACTTAAAGGGAGACATCACTGTACCAGCCAAAAGTGATATTCTCTCAACGATCTCAATACCGACCCAGTCATCGATGGGTGCTAAATACGAGTTAACCCCTACTTACTTAAATGAACTCCCAACATACCTAGGTATCAAGGAGTTTAGTGAGCTTCCTTCTGAAATTTTTATAAACCTAAAAACACATTTACAGGCCGAGTACGATATAACCCCTATCTATTTTGGTTGGCTAACTTCTCAGCTTAGCATTAAGGAAGTTTCTGATCTAAAATCTATGATCAGATTGACGCCAAAAGGCGGTATGGTGGCTAGGTACGACTTGAGAGAACGACCAAAAGTTATAAAGACTCTTTATTCTGTGAGAGACGCTTTTGTACGATCGTATCTCCCTAAGATTAATTACGGTACCGAAACGCAAATGTATGTAGGAAAGGTCCAATCACCTTTTCCTGAGACGTTTAGGTCTCTTGTTGGATTCGATATTAATGAAGTGCCACAGGATAACACAGAGATCGGTAAAGCAATCCTCCGTATCTACAATGACGGGAGAGGCGTAAGTCAAGCAGTTCAGATAAATGAATTAATGGACCAGTGGAATGAGCTTAGTGTAACCTGGGATTCTCAACCTAGGGTCGCTAAAGAAGGGTTCTCTACGACTTATGTGCTCGACAATACGACCGGAAAGTACACAGAAATTGATGTAACTCCTCTTGTCAAGGATTGGCATAGCGGCAAAAAAGCGAATTTCGGTTTTATGCTAAAGGCAGTTAATGAGCTAGGAAGCCTCATGAAAGGCTTCTATACTAGAGAAAACACCGAAAGACGGCCTGAATTGCTAGTCGAATATTATGACATGGTTGTATACACAATCGACGATAGCCACCTATTATCCGAATTGAGCATTAGGAATTCAACAGAAAAGGATTTAAAATCTCAAGTAAAGGTCAAGCAGTACAACTTTTGGGAAGATGTCCCGGGAGACATGTATGTCAAGGCTCCAGGAGACATAACTTCACGAATTGTAGTAAGCCGTCCTCAATTAAGTGGATCTGTAACACCCCGATTCGGTGGGCATTACGATTTTAAAGATGGGTATATTTCAATTAGACAAAAGAGTTCGACGGATCTATCGAGCTTTATTGCAGCCAATGAGAAGGATAAACTAGGTGAAGTCTATGTCCTGTACAGAAATGATCTAAAAGGTAGTCTACAGGTCAGGGTGTGGGGAGACTCGGATCAGGACGGAGGGCAGCTAGTTTCAAATCTCAGTATATCTGAGACGAACAAAGATTCAAGTATTTATGTATTGAATAGGGAAGATTTCGATTCACAGTTATCGGTACGGGTAACATCTAACGGAGAAAACACTAGAGATAACCTAACTGCTGGTTTTAGGGTAACAAGAAATTTTGAACTCTATGGGACACTGGAGATAAAAGAGAGTGCTCAGTTTATTTGTTCAATCGTAGTACGGGCAGAAGGTAAAGGGGATCAACAATCTTCCGTTTATGTCCGTTATAGAAATGATCTTCCTGGGAAAGGTAACATAGGAAACCCTAACTTAAAATCGTATATTAAAGTATACGAAAAATCTTTACTAGGCGGGCAAGTTGTCGTTCGAAGAAGCCTCTCTAACGACTTGGTTTCTGCAATACATGTTCCACAGGGAGACCGAGAAGAGCTACCCTCAACTGTAAATCTACGAATGAGTGCTGATAAGTATTCTACGGTTACTATTCTCTCAGGTAACCTTCAATCTTCGTTGACTGTTCCCAACAATGGGCTTAAAAACTTAGTCGGATCGCTGTCGGTGCGGGTGAGACGTGTATCTGATTTTATGTCTTATCTAGGGATAGCTTCCGGTAACCTAGGATCTAGTGTCGGCGTCCGTGTCAATATGGGTCACGAGTTACCTAGTAACATTATTGTTCGGTTAGCTCAGGACTCTAACCTGTCGATCGATGGGTTTATTAGATATACAGATAGTCTACCTTCAACTGTGTCTGTGAATAAATCTAGGTATCAAGATAAATTAGGCTTAATTGATATCAGAAAATCAGATTCTTGTGATGTAGCGGCTTCCGCAGAAATCAGAGCATGGAATGACCCTTGGATCGATGGAGGCCAATTAAGTGCTTCAATTTCAGTTCGTAATTGGGGTACTGGTGACTTACCATCCCATGTGTCTGTTCGATTCTTTGAATCTCTTGATATCTATGGCTCCCTTACAATAAACCAAGTAAGTGAATTAACCGGATCAGTAGAAATTCAGTCATTTGGCGAAGGGGATCTTGTTAGTACAATTAATATATATGAATACTCTGAATTAACCGGCGTAATCAGAATCAGGGTTAGTAACAATTCTGATCTTAAAGCGATAGCTGTGATAAAAATATCTAACGATTTAAGCTCCGGTATCGAAGTAATAACAGCTTACCCTTACGCCTATATTATGTAAATGGAAATAGCCTTACCCTTCGTGGGTAAGGCTATTTTTTAGTTCGATTAAACTATAATGCTATCAGGCAAGAGGGTGGAATTTTTTATAATTATTTGATTTGTTTCCTCTTGTAACCTTGGCATAAATCTTAGTTGTTGAGATGTCCTCATGCCCTAAAAACTCTTGGACAATGGCCATGTCACATCCATTATCCAACAAGTGTGTGGCAAAACTGTGCCGGAAGACGTGAGGGCTGACGAGGTTTCTATCTATACCGGCTTTATCAGCAATATTTTTTATATTGAGGAATATCGCTTCCCTTGTTACATGTCTTGATTTATCGAACCTATGCGGGAATAAAAATCCTGAGGTTATCCCTAGATCTTTGATATATTGCCGTATAAGTTGAATACAGCTTTCGTGTATTGGGTTATGCCTTTCTTTATTTCCTTTACCCCTCAGACGGATATAATTACCTTCAAAATCTATGTCTTCGACACGTAAGGCAGCAACCTCAGCGACACGGCCACCCAATCCATACAAAAGCTCTACGTAAAGGCGGCTTCTTACTCCTTCTCTGCTGGCAGTTTCCAAAAGACGTAACACATCCTCTTTTGAGAGAAATTTAGGCAACGATTTTTCACGAGAACCTACCTTTATCCCATCAGTGGGGGTAGCTTGTATGACTCCTTCTACCTCCTTGAGGTACTTATAAAAGGATTTAAGTGAGTAAAGTGCCCGGTTAATGGAGTTGCGCTTTAAACCATTTTTGGAGAGGTGTGAGATAAAGGTTCGTACATGGTCCGGGGTGACATCTATCAGATCGACATCTATGTAGTCGGTAAATTTGCCAAGGTCCCTCATATAGTTGGAGATTGTGTTATCAGATAAGTCTTTTTCTACTCTCATATGTGTTTCAAATCTATTAGCGTAATTCAAGGAATCATCCCTTTCGACTTAACATAACACAATTATACAAGAGATTATGTTAAGTGTCAAGTGTTGGTAGGATCGGCGCACGACTCTATATTTAGTGGTAAAGGTAGGTGACGGTTGAGATGAAAGACAGCTTTATTTCCGCTATTGCTTCTGTTCTAGGGATGTTTGTCACAGGGGGGTTCGGTTACCTGGTAGCCCGTAACTCTAGCAAGAAGGATTTGACTATCAATGATCGTCAGTTACTTTCTGAGGACGAAAAGCAGTTTAGAACTGAATTAAAAGAGATGATGTTAGCCTACCAAAATCAAGTTAAAGGGCTAACATCAGAGGTGGAACGTTTAACAAAATCTAATCTCTCTTTAGAGACTCAAGTACAGCAACTAACGACTCGGAACGAAGCGTTGGAGAGACAAGTACACTCCTTAACTATGGTTAACAACCAACTAAGGGAAGAACTGCAAAGGAGGGGATAGTTTGAAGAAGGTTAAAAAAGGTAGCTACTGGAAAGATGGGTTGTCAGTAGACGAGACAAGATTTTCAGTATTGGTTGTGATGGCGTTAGCCGGATTCGGTTACGCCCTCTATTCACATTTCAATAACGGAGATATTACAGCTAATTTACTAGACTTAGTCAAAGTCTTGATTTTTAGTATTGTCGGTATGAATGTGGCGAACTTTGTCGCAGAACCTTTCCGCAGTAAACGAGAAGAGGGCAAGACTCCAACTTATAATGTGACTGCGGATCAAGATGGGGATAATTTTGATCCTGAAAACAACAAAAAGTAGAAGGGGTTATGCCGTATGAGTTTTAAGATGAAATACGATATTATTTCAGATTTATTGCCTACAGGCACTAAAAGACGTCCTGGAGGAAAGATAAACGTAAGATTCCTTGTAGCCCACGACACTGGAAACCCAGGATCTACAGCGAAAGGTAATATTAACTATTATCGAAACTCACCAACCATTGCAGCAAGTGCCCAAATTTTTGTCGATGACGAGTGTATCAGAGAGTGCATTCCAGCGGTACTTGGAACGCCTGAACGAGCATACCATGTTATCTACAATGTAACAACAGATAATAGAATGTTTGGTGCGGACGCAAATGACGCAGCGATCGGAGTTGAGTTATGTTGGGGAGGGAACATCGATGGAGCAAAATCTTATGCTCGATATGTTTGGATTTTAGCTTATCTTTGCTATAAGTTCGGCTTAGACCCTAAACGTGATATTGTGGGTCACGAAACTTTAGACCCTAAGCGTAAAATTGATCCATCTAACGGTCTGAAACATATCGGTAAAACTTACAACCAGCTGATAACTGATGTGGCCGCCGAATACAAAGAGTGTTCCGGTAAATCAGCAAAACCACAAACAGCGTCTGTAAAAAGTGGGAAGACACATAAGGTGGTTTCAGGAGATACTCTGTATAAAATTGCAAATGAGTATGGAACTACAGTGGCAAAACTAAAAGCATTAAATCCTGAGATCGATGTTCTTGCTCTTCAAATTGGAAGCACATTACTTATCCAGGAGGAAAGTAAAACCACAGATAGTGGTAAGAGTCCAATCTATGGGACAATCTCTAAGAATAGTCCAACACTTTCACACTTAGCAGTCGACTACAAAACCACAGTAGCAAACATTGAAAAGTTAAACCCAGGAATTAATCCACTTAAATTGCAGGTTGGTCAAAAAGTCCTTGTTGGGTATAAGAGTGCAAGTACACCATCTTCCAATACTGCAAAGAAAACATCAATGAAAAAGGTAGACGCTCGGCTAGCTGAGTACCTTAAACATAAGCCTGTCAGACCATACCCAGGCTCTCCTGTAAAAAGAGGGGCACACGGCAAAGACGTTGAAGCGATTCAAAGAGCATTGAAGATTAGTGTAGACGGTGACTTCGGTGCAGCGACAGAAAAGGCTGTAAAGAACTACCAATCTAAATTCCCTTTCTTGGGAGTAGACGGTATTGTTGGATACAATACATGGAATGTGATGTTTTAAAGTGGGACATTAAACCGCCTTTACGGGCGGTTTTTATTTGTTGAAAAATTTTTTAAAGAAAATCTATAAACATTTAATACCCATCGTCGATATATTAATTGTCAGGGATGAATGACAAGCTCAAGGAGGAGAAAAATAGCATGGCACTTGTAATATCTAGACAATACGAAGAATCTTTCATTATAACAGATTCAATAGGGAATGAGATTAAGATTACGGTCCTCAAGATCAAAGATAGAAAAAATCAAGTGAGAATTGCTATAGACGCTCCAAAAGAGTTTCGAATTCATCGGACGGAAATCTCGCCAGATAAGGATATCGAAGAGGTTTCCAAAAAACATTACACGGAGGTAACAAAAAATGAGAATTAACCACAATATCGCAGCACTTAACACATTAAACCGTTTAGGCGCAAACAACGGTGCGGCACAAAAGAACATGGAGAAACTTTCTTCTGGTCTTCGTATCAACCGTGCGGGAGATGACGCGGCTGGTCTTGCGATCTCTGAAAAAATGAGAGGACAAATCAGAGGTCTTGATATGGCTTCTAAAAACTCTCAAGACGGAATCTCACTTATCCAAACAGCTGAGGGTGCATTAACTGAAACTCACTCTATTCTTCAACGTGTTCGTGAACTAGTTGTTCAAGCTGGAAACACAGGTACACAAGATGGTACAGATCTTGGAGCGATCCAAGATGAGATCAAATCTCTAGTTGAAGAAATCGGTGGCGGAGCAAACGCTAACGGTATCTCCGACCGTACTGAATTTAACGGTAAAAAACTTCTTAATGGCGATTTCTCGCAAGCTGGCGGTAAATCATTAACATTCCAAATCGGAGCTAACAGCAGTCAACAGCTTTCTGTCAACATTGAAAGCATGGCAGCTACAGCAATTGGTGCTTTAGATACAGACGGTACGACACTTCTTACTGGACAAGCAGTATCTGACATCGACGTAACAAAATTCAAAGATAATGCGGCTGACACTGCTACTGTAGGATTCAATGCTCAACTTAAAACAGTTGATGACGCAATCAATACTGTTTCTAAACAACGTTCAAAATTAGGTGCGGTACAAAACCGTCTTGAGCACACAATCAACAACTTGAGCGCTTCTGGTGAAAACCTGACAGCTGCTGAGTCTCGTATCCGTGACGTTGACATGGCGAAAGAAATGAGTGAGTTCACAAAGAACAACATTCTTTCTCAAGCTTCTCAAGCTATGCTTGCTCAAGCAAACCAACAACCACAAAACGTACTTCAATTGTTACGTTAATAGCTATAATAAAAAAGACTACCGACATGGTAGTCTTTTTTGTTTACCGTAGGATTTCAAACCGTTTCAAGAATCCGTTCACGTAGTTTGCACCACGGCTAGCTATAATCCCCATAAGAACCTTACTTACAATCACACCAACGCCTTCCAACCCAAAAGGCTCTAAGTCAAAGATGAATGCGAGTAAAATACCTACAGCAATGGAGAGGATATAAGTGACTTTATCCTGCACCAACCCCTCAGGGAAGAGGTTTTTAATCACCTCTGTAATTGATTCAGTCAAGATTGCAACAAACAATAGAAGAGTAGCGCTTGCGAAGAGAGTTTCTACCATGTTATTTGACCTCCTGTTGGATAGAATTAATTAAGTCTTGTACTTTTTGACCTTTTGCCTGGAACTCAGTTTTTCGAGATCGGGCCTTTTCCTGAATCTCTAAGTGACGCTCTACGATCGCAGCAGAGGATCTCTCAGCGTTCTCTAATTCAGACACCCCATCTTCAATACGTTGAGATAATTCAACCAGCTTATCTTCGGCTTCTTTGATCTCTTTTTCGGCCCAATCCACACGTTCAACAACATCACCTAATGTAGTGAGATTCTTTTTCTTACCTTTGATTTTAGAAATGACTTTTTTCATCACTCACACCTCCAGTGGGTTTGTTTAATTACTGATATCTGCACGCTTTACACTGTCCGCAGAGTTAAAACCGTTAGGGAAACGCTTTTGTAGTTTTTTGATGTTTTTATCTAAGATCGTTTCCATATCGAGGTCTAGAAGCGTAGCAAGTCCTGCTACGTAGTGCATTACATCGCCAATCTCTTTTTCAGCCTCCTCCTTGTCTAAAGAATGCCCATGAAAGACGCTCTTCTTAATAAGGTCAGTGACCTCACCAGCTTCTCCCGCAAGACCCATAGCGTAATTGGCTGTGATGAGGTGCTTTGTCATTGTCACCTCATCACCTTCGACATTTACTTGAGAACCGATAGTGGGCATGGTTCTTTGGGATAACTCTTGAAACCTTTTGATGTCCATTTTTTAACATCCTCCTTCCACAATAGTGATCGATCTTAGTTGGTGAATAGTTGCGGTATTTTAGTGACATTGTATTTCTAAATTCTTTTTCTTCGCCCATGATTCAATAAAGGCACTTTCTTCGGTTGTGGGACGTCTGTTGAATTTTCCTCGAACTTGGCGGACAACGTTACCACGGACTTCCACAGTAACTAGGGATTCATCAGGCTGTTTAGAATCCCGAAGAAAGAGTATCTTACATTTCCTTTTAATAATGTCATCTATATAAGAGGAAACACAGTGGGATAGGGATTCACCTTCTTTTATTACCTCCCTGACATGAGATGGCCGAATAATGGAGAAGAACTTGCCGATGAAGGACAAGTCTCTGTAATCCTCGTACTCAGTTACTTTTGCAAACTCTTTTTGTTTGAACTCGCTTTCTCTTGTTTTGTAGTTTGCCAATGCCACGTCATGGTCCTTTTTCAAGGATTTAGGGTACTTGGTGAACGATTTTTCCATAGCAATATTCATTCGTGCTAAGTCACGTATGAGAGTAATAGCTTCGGATGGATTGACGATACCTTGCTCAAGTTTGACCTCTCTTGTGATATAAAGAATGGTACGTCTGAGGTCTGAGTAGCCATAATCCCTATGTACTTCGACTAAAGTTTCAGCTATATCGGGAACTTTGTCTATGTCACTCTCTTCGTCGAAGATCTCCATAATGAGTTTGAGGCTATTTCCGTCAAAATACTGACACAACTGCTTTAGGCGTTCATGTTTATAGGTGGGGTATGTTCTCATGCGGCTTATATAATTAAGCATGAACTTCGGGACCCCTAGAAGCTTGTGAGGTGGCATAGTTTCTTTTGACCTTGTGAGAGTTGTATGAAATACCCAAAAGTCATTAAGGTGATTGACCAAGGGGCTTAGCCCTATTGTTTCAATAACAGGGTAGGTCTTTAAACGTGTAAGACCTCTTCCCCACATGTTGTTACGTTCATATCCCATACAGCTTAGGTGGTTATAGCAAAATCTATATAACTCTTTGTTGCGGTCGGTAGAAATTACGTCCAGGACTCTTTCTATCGGCGCTCCTTTAAAGAATTGGTTTATATTAGAGTCTGAAACTGACATTATTTGCCCATTCTTGGATAGTTGAATTACCTTATCCTTTAGCTTAAAGGATAAGGTTCTAACATTTTTCGATTCGATTGTAAATTTCTTCTCAGGTAAATCAAATGAGATAAATAATTCCTCTCCTTCTATGTGAAACCCTTGATCAGTTTTACTGATCACTTTGAATAAGGTGTCTATATACGTGTAGTTCGTACGGATGTAGTTGATTTTCTTTGTCTCAGTTACCCCACATTTAGGGCAACGTCCTGCTTCTTCTCTGTACTTTACTTTCCTATTGTAACCACACGTGCAGTAGATATCTTTGTCTGCTGCATAACCGTTTGAAATAACTAGTTGTATCCGGTAATCCAACTTCAACCTCTCCTTTAATGCTGGTTTCCACATTCGACTAGATTCTCATTTACACGTATCATTGCTTTTTGTCTAATGTAGTAAAGAATGCGTGGGGTGTAGGTTTCGATGGTATACCCACACACATCCAAAAGGTCTTTGATATCGTCGATGTGCATTATGCAACTTCGTTCTTCCATTTCTTCTGCAATTAATTCAATTTCTTTTTCGTATTTCGATATCCGACGGTCATTGAAGTCATTTGCTACTTTACTGCGAATGCGTTCTATTGCTCTGTTTATCGTCATAGGGTAAACGCCGAGAGCCTCAGCTATCTGAGAGTTGTTAAGCCCATCCATGATGAGATCAGCCACTTTAGACTCAAACTCATCTAAATCTGATTCCTCTAGCAGACTTTGTACATAGACTTTGTCGTCAACCTCATTTTCAAAGTCGATTTCAGAGTCCTCTAGATCGAAATCTTGAAGTGAGTCTATATAAGTAAGATCTTTAGCAAATCTCAGAACTTCTTCGATCTTGCTTGGAGGAACCCCTAGAATGCTGGACATCTCATCAGGTTTAGGGAAATAACCTAACTGGTTTTCTATCTGCTCCATTTTTTTAACTAAGTTGACAGCACTTCTACTCAACCTAACTAAACGTGAGTCGTTATACATGAATTGATTGATTTCCCAAATGATGGGGCGATAAGCGAAAGTAGTAAAACGGACACCTCTTGTGAAATCAAAGTCTCTTAGAGCTGTGAGTATACCAATGTAGGCGTGTTGCAATAACTCTTCCTCTGAAATGTTGAAGCGCTCTTTAAGGGATTCAATGTTACCCTTGTAATGGGTGATAATGGAGAAAATAAAATCTTTGTTCCTCTGTAGTAATTCTGCCAAGAGGTCTGAATCTTCGAGGCACGCCTTTAAAAGGGCATTGTTATGGAGGTCGGGAAGACCTTCTATTCTAAGTTGGTTATACTTGTTTGAGGGCATTTACTTCACCTCAAACTTTCTCTCTTGCGGGACAGCCTTAACAAAGTCCAAAAACTCTCCGGTGCTTTTGTCTAAGACTCTACCGTCATCACTTACAACAAGATTCTTTTTCAATTCACCCCAATTTACATCAGGCTCTACTACCGGTTTTAACAAGTTGTTTTCTTTGGCGTACGCTCTATAAGTCGGCACATCGTGCACTTCGAATTTATCAGCTTGAGCACGAGATTTTAGAGTAACCCCGTACGGTAGTTTTATCGAGGTGAGTTTTTTCTGCTCTTTCTCTGTTTTAGCGGAGTTGAATTGATTAATGTGGTAAAGCTGCAAGTGCGTAGCTAGGTGCTCCTCTTTTGCTTTTAGAGGGGTTAGAACAGCCTCTAACCATTCTTCGACTTCTGCAATTTTAGACCGCCATTTGTCGATTTCTTTTTCAGCGACTTCTTGAAATTCCTTAATAGACTTCCTTGTCTCTGCTAAACCGTAGGCGTAGCGAGTAGCTTCATCTAAAGTCGAAACTTTAACGTTGTCCTGACCTCCTTCGGTCAATCCATCAATATCTACAACATCCGGTGAGCTGTAGATTTCTTTGACTAACTCTTTACTGTTAGACATAAATATCTTCCCCCTAAGTATGGTGTGTTACTTTCCAAACTAGTTATCGAAACGAGGGGGTAGTTAGTTGCGGAATAGAGAGAGGTACTACATTTGACTTTCTATACGTACTGGTTATAATAGGGAACAAGGGAAAGGTAAGGAAATAATACAGTGAGGAGGGGATTGCAATGAAACCTAAGAAATTAAAGGAACTACTAGTATTCTCGATAGTACATAGGTCACCTGAGTTAAGTGTTGCCAGGAAAGAAAAATTAGAAAAAGGGTTAATGAAGCTCAATACAGATGAGCTTGAAGTGGTTGAAGAAATCGTATCTGAGTTGACAGATCAAAATAAAACTTCAAAACAAAAGCATGTCGAGGATGAAGAAAACACAATAGAAGAGACGGCATAAAAAAGAGGGCTTCCGCCCTCTTTATTTTTCAAACTTGGATTTGAGTTTTCTTTTCATTGCCTTAGTAGGCTTGCAGAGGATGGTGCGGTACGGAGCGATGACCATAGGTTCACCGGTTTGTGGGTTCTTTGCTTGCTTTGCTGCATAATCTTTCGGTTCTAAGTTAAGGAAATCAATAAGATAAACTTTATCCCCGTCAATGGCAACTTTGTTACCGATTATGTCGAAAGCAGTACGTAAGATATTCTCCACACTGTCTTGTGTATAGTCGAGTTTCTCCGCAACATCTTTCTTCAAATCTTTAAGGAAATAGTCTGCCATAGTAGTCACCTCTTTTCATTTGACATAGACATTATAAGGATGTCAGCACCGAAAATAACACTTCGAGGTTGTCCTACTATTTTCCGTAGCGAATTATTTCAACTTTTTTGACCTGTCTCCCCAATCGGTTCGCTTCTTCGACTGAACCAACAAGCATGTCTATTTTGTTTCCTTTGATATAGCCGCCTGTATCCAGCGCTATTGCTCGGACTGATTGTCCACCCATATCGAACTGTATGACTGACCATGTGGGGATAACGTTCGGATCAGTAGCTACTATACGCATTCCTTGATAATAGACTGTGTTTGTAACATCTATACCTGTCGCCGTTTGACCTGTGCAACCTGAATCACACATTGCAACATAATACGAAAATTCTATGTTTAATGTGTCTTTACTTGTTGCGGGGGAGGTAGGTTTGCGTGGCTGCGGTTCTCTTGAAGGTTGTTCGCTAACTGGGGTTTTCTTTCGTTTTTCGGCCAGCTCTGCCTGACGTTGTTGCTCTGCTTTTACCGCAGCAAGTTGTTGTGCCCTCTTTTCAGCAAGTTCTCTTTGTCGTCTTTCTTCTTTAACTCGTTTGCGTTCCCGTTCTTCTTGCTGTTTTCTGAGTTCTTTACGTTTGCGTTCATCTTCTCGTTTTTTAAGATCATCAAGTTGTCGATGGAGTACATTGTAATCCCTCATCTCTTTGTTATTTTTCAGAAACGGTAAGTCTTTTCTTGTGTCCTTATTAAAGACAACAGGACTGTCAGACGAGTTATCGTCAATTTCCTCGTCTTCAACTTTATGTTGTGCAAATTGGGCGGAAGTAAGTCCAAGGCTTGTAGCCATTACCCCAAGCAACAAAAGGTTCTTCAAAGCTACCAACTACCCTTCGTTTGTTAGTCTTTTGAGTACCATGCCGAAGTCTTCGAAATACTTTTGATCGTACCCGTTGTAAAGAACCATATCTGTATCAAAACTATCAACATAGGATTCTGTCTTGTCGTCCAAATGATTTAAGGCCTCTTTTCCATCTTTCCTTGCAATGACTTTTCTTCGTCCTTCTTCGTCGGCCACAATACGGACGCTAAATGCCCCCATAGACTTAAAGAAAGTAAATTCACTAGGCTTTCTTACGTCTGAGATAACAAATTTCTTCTTATCACTCTTTGTAAAGTGTTTGAGGGCTTCTCGTAACCAAACTTTAATCCAGATATGCGGGTCTTTTTCGCACATGGTCTCGCCAATCAATATAAGCCCTGATCTATCTTTTATATCGAGTTGGCCGTAGATGATACTGTGAACTTGTTTTATGGGGGTTGCTAAAGGAAGTTTCTTATAACTCCTTGAATTAACGATCTCGTCGGCTAGGGTATCCTTTCCGCTGCGGGCTTTACCCGAAATAGTAACTATGGGGGTCTTTAACATTGCTCTTAGGATCGGGTAGTAGTGCGAGAAAGTCTCTAATTGTGTTTCGCTTAAATCATCAAAGCTTCTTATCCGATACGCATATTGGTTAACGCTGTCAACTTGCCCGGTTTCTAAGTTAATACCTATACCTGATTGTTTCTTATTCTCAAAGGGGTCCGTGTATTCTGAAATACCGAAAATTAAAACAGCTCTGTCACCTGACTGAAAAATCGATCCTACTTTTAGATCCATTACAGCACTTCCTTTCTTTGTGGTTCACTGTAGTGATCGGGATGGTGTACTGTATAGTTGCGGATTACTGAAAGTAAAATAAAAAGACAGCTTTAGCTGTCTCTTCTTTGCTTTAATTCGTATGCCCATTCAAAATCCCTTATATCAAGAGCGTAGTCCATTAAATCATTAAGATCCTCTCTAGTGAGGTTCCGAGTTTGACTTGCTTCGATGGCCTCATTGATGACCTTGTATTTGGCGGTGCCTGCCCTGGCTTTTAGAATTAGGGAAGAGGGGAGGCAATCAATTAGTTCTCCATGAAAATCTATAGTTATTTGAATATCAGATTTTTTGACAATTTTACCGATACAGCCATGGTATTCGTGGGCATATTCAATGACCTCAACAAGATCACCGACCCTACATGTGTGAGGTAACATTATCTAACCTCCTTATCACTATGTGGACTGCAATCCAATTCTTTTACCAAAGTTCTCAGCCTTTTCATAGACTTTTTGTATAACACGGCTTACTTGGCTTTGGGATATCCCCATGTAATCGGCTATTCTTGTCTGACTTAATTCTTCATGATTATACAAATGCCAAACGCTCTTCTCTGTGCCAGTGAGACCACCCTTTAGGTAGAAATTCTCAAGCAGTTCTTGATTCGAGACTTCCTCCTCTAAATCGAAGTCGTCAAATATATTTTCATCGTGGGTTGCTTCTCTGTCATTACTGTTGTTTGAGGAGATTGAGCCAAAATAGAGATAGTTAGGTGAGTATTCCAAAGCTTTTTTAATATCGTCCTCGCTAACATTGAAACGGGTAGCGATAATAGGTATCGGGTCGTGAAGCATATCAGCTTTAATTATTTTTTGTTTTAGGTCATGGGTGCTCCGACTTATTTTAATTTTGCAGTTATCCCTTAGTGCTCGTTGCAACTCACCACGGATTAGAGGTATGGCGTATGTATTAAAGGCATAACCATACGAGGGTTCAAATCTATCCCTAGCTTTACATAGACCTATGAACCCGATCTGTACTAAATCATCATAATCAAGGCTTGTATTACCGAATACCATGGGCAGCGCTCCAGGGGAGAATGTTTTCTTAATAGTGTAGGGAACGAGCTTGCCATACTTGGTAATAAACTCGTCATCATCAAATGTTTTAATGTTCTCATCATTGTTCTTCATTACACCACTCCTTGTGCACTAGTTATCGTTAGTAAAAGTGCAAAAGTTGCGGCATTAAAAAAGACAGGGGAGGCCTGTCTTAAACAAAGATTTGAAAAATCATTTCCACTTCGGATTTTGTTGTTTTTGCGACTTTCGGGTAGGTTGTGGTTTTACCATCAACAGCTCTTGTGAGTGGGGCAGAAGAAGTCATCGGTGTGCGTGAAGCAAGTAATACTTTACACGCCATAACTTTTTCTTTTTTGTACTTCTTCTGTGCCGGTTCATTAAGTACCACTTCCACTTTGCTGATGTTTCCAAAGTTAGTGACGGTTCCGCCAGGATTTGTATTAAAGCCCTTGATTGAAACCCCTTTTCGATAAGAATCCCAAGTGATTACATACTTTTCTTTGTCTTTAGTCTTAATCGTGTAAGGCATAGCGCTTTTAACAAAATCATAAGAGGTCGCTTTTGATGAAAATTCATGTACAATAACTCGCTCAATGTCACCCAAGGATAGTTGCACTTTTTTATTTCCGCAGGTGCTGGCTACAGCAATAGGGGCAGGGGCGAGGTCAGAGAAATTACCTGCAAATTCAATACAGTGTAGACATCTCTCTATAGACTCGACAATCGATACAAAGTTAAGTTTTTCGAAATCGAACTCTGTTAGGCTAAGATCGTAGTATTTCTGCTCCAACATCTCTAGTTCATTCTGTAGAATACACTTCGTATCTGAATCACAGTCAGCATTTTGAATGTCTACTTTCATTCTTTCAATAGCTTCCTCTAAGGTCAGCATTTCTTCGTAAAGGTCTCCAAATCGAATAGCCATAAATGACCCTCCTTATTTCTTTTTAGGTGCTTTTGTTGGATCTAGTGTCCAAGCTACCCAATCCTGAATGTCTGATAATTTACTGGCTTTGAAATACTCCCTACATTGACGAAAGAATTTCTGAACATCTTTGTTTTGCTCATGACCTAATTTTCCCCACTTACCTGTAACATACCTAGTAGGTAAACGAGTATAGCCGTACTTCATTGGAATAAGCGCATAACGGTTTTGGATCTTTAATTTGTCGAATTTACCGTCTAATTGAGCAAGAGTTACCTCATTCGGGAAACGTGGGTGGGGAGGGTATTGAGAGTTCTTCATTTTTTGGCGTTCGTCAGAAACCAAGATTATAGAATTCTCTACAGGCTTTCCGTTCACTATACTTTTGTCGATAACTTTATCGATTGTTTTATACATACAAGTCATCCCAGCCTCATGCCAGTCGCCGCCTCGTGCCCACTTACCTCGGTTGATTTTACTAATAGCGCCATCTAGTTTACTAGGGGCGGCTTTATTTAGTTCAACCGTGTAGTAAATAGGCCTGTTCTTTCCTCTTATATCGGTAGGGTCAGTGTAAGTCACTAAAGATACTTTACAAGGGATCTTAGCCATCTTTGCATAACGTTCTACCTCACGAGCAAAAGCAATAAGTAATTTACGAACTCGGCCGCCTTTCTCAAGACCCCCGCCTTCAAACATAGAATCAGAGATATCACAAACAAGGATAAGATTTACCCCGGTAACAGTTACGGGTGGTTTCCAAGGATCAGGTACAGGTTTAGGAAGCACCTGTGGTTTTCCTGAATAGGATGGGCGCAAGCATTCACGGACACACTCTCTTAGTTTATCCATAAGCCTATCAAGATTCTCTCCTGACTCCAGATCAGAGTTCATTATCGTGTCACGAGCATATTCTAATTCATCTAAATGATAACGAAGAGCGTCAACGGAGTAGGGGTGGCTGTGCTGCATACCCTTCCGCAAGTCTTTGATAAAACCGTCAACCTCTTTAACGTACTTCATTACAGTCCTAAGTTGAGCCATTTAGTTACCTCCTATCTAGCAATTTTGCAATGACATTATAAGAAAAGGTGTACCGTAATGGCACACCTCTTTGTACTGTTATCCAGATACCGTAATTGCGTTTTTTAGTTTGTCCTCGAATACATTACTGGGCTGGAAGCCAACATCTTCGCTGAATCTTTCTCCATCTTTAAAGGTGAGGACAGTAGGGATGGTGGAGACATTCAACATAGTTAAGATGTCAGCACCTGTTTCTGAATTGACTTTAAGGAATTTGACGTCGGGGCATTGTTCTGACAGATTAACCAAAGCAGGTGAGATTAGTTTACAAGGGCCACACCAAGGGGCGTAAACATAAACAAGAGAAACGCCTTCTTTAATCTCTTCATTGAATGAATCCATGCCAGTAACGTCAATCATGTTAGCTCCCACACCCGCAGCCGACTTTTCGAGCGACAGTATAAGTATTGCCATCGTCCCAACTTTGAGCAATCTTTAATGCTTCACGGGCACTGGACGCCCAAAGTTCACCTTCAACGTAGTCTCCTTTTGGGTCATGCCCTGATACATGGTATTTACGTTTTCCTAACATTACTTTTCCTCCTTAGATTTAAGTTCTGCAAGTTCAGTTTCAGCAGTTATGAGACGATCAACTAAACCATAAAAGTCTAGGTCATCCATTATAATGAAATCCCGTCCATCCCCGAACCCGACAATGTACAGCGGTATTTTGTTTTCCTCTATAGCTTCTAATTTAAGTTTATCGAAGGTATTTTTGTGAATGGTGCGCTGCTTTGATGGGGTCGCCTTATCCTTGGCCTCAACCAAGAACATACTGCTAATGGTATCTCCTTTGGCGTACCACTTAGAGCCTGAACCTCTTCGGCGGTGGGCTAAGTCACCCACATTGCTGAGATTAGCGGCGATACGATTATTCTGGACTTTATCAATATTCCGATAGTTCATTCTAGGTCTATTGTTCATAAGCCAAGTTCCTCCGATAGGATTTTTACGCACTCTTGCTTCTTGTGCGGAGGGTAGTTGTGCCATTCGTATAAACTAAGAGAAACCCCTCTGCCACTTTTTCTTAGACGGAGAGTTTGGGTTGAGTCCTCACCATATATTAAGTTACATCGAACACCTAGTCCCTGGAAGTATGACAGTAACTCTTTTATACTCATGCAATCACCTCAATATAGCTTTAAGTCCTCTCACAGGCTGTTGTATTTCTCCTGTCTTTATAGGGGACTTGTAATCAGTTAGACAACGAACACACCGCTTTAATATCGAGTTTTCAACTAAGGTTGCTTGCTTACCTTCTAAAGAACACTTGGGGCACCAATAAATGAGGGAAGCACTGAACTCTTTCTTCACCCTGAACCCTCCTTCTTATAGAAGCAGAACGCCATTTTGTCGTTGCCATCCATCACTTCGGGACCTCCTGCTTCGGAGGCCACCACCCACGAACCAAGTACCCGCTGACAGCCGCGGTAACTGACACACAATTTAATCTCAAACTCGGATTGTTGAAATAATACGCCAGAATTATTCCTATAGAATCGGCAACGGCCGACATTATGAGAATTATCAACACTCTAAATGCAAATTTCATTCCGTTAGATTCTCCGCCAAACCATTATCTTCATCTAGATTAAGCTCAGTTGCTTTTATTTCTTCCCACTCGTCTATTACAGACTTTGGTTCAAGACCTCTCATTGCATAGGTCAACATATAGTCAAACTTGGCGTATAAGTCCTCGTCTTCCAAAATCGCGTTTTTTAAGTTGTTGATACCCTGCTTTTTGATGACTTCTTGTCCTGTCCCAATGTCTATCATGGACATCCAACTGGTCCCAACAATGATGTTGTATTGTTGGCCAACTTGAATAGCATTAAGTGCTAAATCCAGTCCATGGTCATAATAGAAGTTAACGGAGGCAGTTGCTCCAAAGCGGCCACCGACTTTTGATTTAACCTGTTTAAATTTAATCTTCTGACCAATAAATTGTGCTTCCCCGGCATTTTCGTTGTTAGAGTTGTAGTTAGGGTTTTTGAAGTCTTGTCCCATAGTTCGTTGAACCTCTACACGCTGGGAGGCGACATGCTCCAATTTATATCCTCCAGGGGTACGGTATGGATTCCACTGATCCCCGATATTTGCTCTTACCTGATTCAGTAACATCAAGTGTCCCATTGACTCCTGCAAGAGGCCATTATCAACAATATTTTGTAGGAATCGTGACATGATACCTGAAATACCACCAACACGTGCAGATTTATCCCAACCCTTTTCGCCCTCATCTTTTGCTACTAAGGCACCTACTGAATCGATTCCGATAATTCCAATACGTCCTTTCAATGCAGGGTTACGTAGTAAATATTCAATACGTTCGAAAATATGTTCTGCGTACATTGGCTTCCCGTCACTAGGGGCAATAATATAAACTTTACTCACGTCGACGCCTAGTTTTTCCATATGGGCTTTAGCGTCAGATGAAGAGTTTTCAGGATCTGCGATGATATGGAAGTCGTGATAACCCTCGGGATGGCGGCGCTGGGTTTCAGCAATTGCAGAGTAGAGGGAGGTAGACTTCCCGCAGTTAGGTGCGCCAAAAAATTCAGATACACGTCCTCCTGCAAGTCCTCCGGCCAGTGCCTGATCCAGCGTCATGATTCCTGTAGAGTACCATAGCTTCGGAATATCCTTACGGTAATCCGACAACCTCGCGCCTTGGTGGTCTCTGAACTTTTTAGACATTTCTTTTTCCATTAATGACATTAAGTCATCAGTGCCTATAGACTCCCCTGTACTTGGTTTTCTTGACATGTTATAGCCTCCTTAAAATCAGCCCCTCAAAGGAGGGGCCGTAGTGTAGATTTATTCACTTTCACCTGTATAGACATAGTGATAGTTCCTTGAAACGTAGTATCTAATGCCGTCATCGTCATGAGTTTTGATGATGACGACGTCTTTGTATACGTCTGTTGCAAAGGAGTTAAGCGGAACATAGACATCTTTCATTTCTTCAATCATTTCATTGATCTCCTGGTCAGTGATCTTATCGTCGGGGTGGATGATAGTTGCCACATCTGAAAATGTTTCAGGGAAAATCAAATCTTTCTCAGGGACATGGAACTGATCACCTAATCTCAGTAGGTCCCTGAGTGCGCTAGCGACAGCCTTTTGTTCTTCAAACTTCTTAGACATACGGTCAACGAATTCGTTTTTGTTTTCTAGTTCTTTCTCCAGTTGGTTGATACGTCGAAGTAGGTCGTCTTCCTTGCGGGTATCGGCCATGCCTTGCATTTTCTCCGGTTGTGGGGAAGGTTTTTCGGTCTTTTTAATTAAGTCTTTAATAGCGGCTTCGTCTACATTGAGCTTTCCACCGTCAAAACTAACTGCATTTCTAATTCCGACTGCCTCAGGACTTTTTCCAATCTGAGCAAGCAAAGTAGATAAGGTAGGATCGTTAAAGCCTTGCTTTATAACTTCCAACTGATCCTCTTGGCTAAATTCAACACCATTAATCCCCACAGATCCGTTTTCTAAGTCGACGTTTACTTGGATGTCGTCATTGTTAAGCAGAGTAGTGGCTAGTTTGTTTACTTTGTCTGTAATGTTTTTCATTGTGAGTTCCTCCACATCAATTGTTGTTATTACCTACACTTTAGTAATCGCTGCATAGACCTGAATCGTTGCGATTTTCTTCATTTTCGTCGTAAACATCGACCCAAGACATCAACTTAGAGAAAAGAAATTCATACCTGTCGGCACTAATTGCGTTATTCTCGAATTTTTTGTTTAGGTTAGATATGTACTCTCTAACCCTGTAATCGAAAAAGTCGTTAAAGATGTCATTCATCGTGAGGGCCTCCCGGCTCTATTGGTAATTGCACGAGAAATAGAGAATTCAATCTTCTCCCACTTATATATCATTCCATTTAGTGTGTATAGCTGTTCCTGAGCTACTGTCAATCTCTCTAAAACCGTTCGGTAAAGGGGATGGCTACCTGCAACAGCAGATTTCTGCTCACGTCCGCCTTGGGCATGAGCAAACACGTAATCCTTCACATAGTTAGCGCAGCGTTCTAAGATGTTGAAATTGGCCTCTCTAATACCTCTGACCCAATACGCATATCCAAGGAGCCTTAGCCACTTCTCTAGATACTTAGATAACTCATGGTCTTCTAAATTAACGATCCCTTGGTTCTCCATCATTCTGTCCCATTCGTCCGGTAGAGTATCCCACTCGTGTGGGAGTCGGTCAGGGAAGAGTACCCCTGAGTTAGTGAGGTGATCGAGATTAGGTTCATCAACTTTTGAAAACTCGTTATCAATGAAATTTTCCAGTAGAGCATACTGCTCATCAGTTAGACATTCGAAGGGGTTACTCATGACATCACCCCTAGGCATTGACTTTGCGTACTTGAACTTGTTCGGATGTTTCTTCGTAAAGGTATCCAAGGAATTGATTGTGAGTTAGTCGACCTTCTTCGACTTTTTTGATTAGGACATCCTTTTTCCCCGCTGCTTCGGTGGAAATACCTAAATCGGTGGCGAGTTCCTCTTTATCAACCTTTTTAGTTTTTCGTTCATTCAGGCTGATCTTCAAATCAGAGTTCCCGTCAAGAGGGAGGAGGTGTTCCGCTATTTTATTTTCCTTCATTGCTAGTTTAATAGAGTTCTTTAGGAGGGTTTTCTCTTCTTCGGCCGCAGCCTGTTGTCTATTGATTTCAAAGATACGAAGAGCTTTCTGTTCGATAGTTTGCAATGATTGATTATTTTCTGCCATGGTTATTTATCTCCTTTTTTAACGTGTTCTAAGTAGCCTGTATAAACTACACCTAAAGCGTCACTTACATCGAAAGTTTCAAAATGATCCAGAGATATACCGAAAATTTCTGCTAAGTGTTCGGCAACTTCTTCTTTTTCAGCTGACCCATTTCCGGTAATAGCTTTCTTAACTTGCCGGGGAGGGTACTCTTGAATGTAGTTACCGACAAGTTCGGACTCTAATGCACCCCTTGCACGGAATACAGCTTGCGTATCATTATTGAAAGGGCCAGTATGTCCTCGTTCTAAGAACACGATCGGAAATATAGGATCGTATTTTGCTCGAAGTTCCTTGGCCTTTGCTTGAATAAGAGCAAGCTTAATTTGATAAGGTGTTCCGGCAGGCCAGGTTTTAGTTCTCCCTTTTACAGCACCCATCTCGGCAATGCGGGGCATTTTATAAAAGGTATCTAAAACTGCGTACCCTGTGCCGGAAAGGGAGGGATCAAACCCGACCATGAATCGATAATTCTTCTGTGTGTCAATACTCGGTGGTTGTTTCTTTTTGTTAGCCATTCTGCACCTCCTGTACAGTAGTGATCGCTTTATGGGAGGGGCTAGTTGCGGTGATTTTGTTTCTTCTTTAGTGAACGGTAGAGACCTAATGCATTAATACTAGCGGCAAGTAAATACACCACAAACCAAGGGTAATTAGTTTCTTTAAAGCGTATGAGTGCAAAAAGCGAGAGTAACATAATCCAGTAAGTGTAGTAGGGTACTGGAAAGACTTCCGAGAATCTTAGGTACTCTCGGAAATCAGCAACTAGTTTTTTACCGATTCTTTTAAGCATTATCTTCGATCCTCCATTTAAGTGATATGTAGATCCGTAGTAGAGTCAGATCTGTTACAGACAAAAGCACAAGTAAGGCTGAGAAAACCGGGTGCCTTCCATGCAGGGAAAATGCAGTAGCCACGCTAAGTAAGGTTAGAATTAAAGACATAGTAGGGATACTTGTAAATTTCATCTAGTCACCTCCGTTACAAATTATTGATCGCTCTGCTGCAATGTATAGTTGCGGGCAAAAATAAAACCCTCGGTATGACCAAGGGTTTTAAGCACTATTCTGTTGTCTCGATTGGAAGTGGGGTGACTTCTACTGCCGAAGATTGCTCTGATTCATTACCGCTACCGTCGACTGCACTCAGACTAACTAAGTACGTTGTTTCTCCGTCAGCTGGCACTAATTCGGTAGAAACGGGGTTACCGTCATACAAGACACCTGTTACTTTTTGTACACCATCGACATAAATGTTATAGGAAACAACGTCGGTAGACGTGCTCGGGTCAAATAAGATCTCTGCGCCTCCGACCAACGGAGTTATTGTTTCGATACTTGGCGGCTCAGGCGGAATCGTGTCTACAATAGTTAGAGGAACATCTACTAATTGCTGCCCGTTTCGGACTGTTATAGTTACCTCTCCGCCACCCAATGCAGTCACAACCCCTGACTCGTTAATACTTGCTAAGGAAGTATCATCAACCTCATAAGTTGTACCTGTACCGACTAAATAAATATCAACCAACCAGTTATCCCCAACGGCCTCTTCTCCGTTAGTTGTAAATTTAATCCCGATTGGTGACCCTCCTACATCGACAACCATGTACTCATTTGAATTTGATGTCGGAACTACTTGAAGTCCTTGTGTATCCGAGCTGTCATCTATATCGAATCCACCGCTAGTTTTTACAATTTCAAATGTTTTGTCCTCACCTAAGTAACCCGCTATATCTACAGATGTGATAAACCCCTTGTTGTCAGCCAATTCATTAAAATCTCTAAAGAACATTACGGGCTTTCTCGGAGAAGTCACGTCTTTAGTGGTTCCGTCACTGTAGGTGGCGATCACAGATAGGGGAGAGGTGTCTTCTGCGTTCATTGATAGGGTGGAGGGAGTCACTGTCAGGTAAAGAAGTGTGGCGGCCGGTTCGAATTCAGAGTTAAGAAATGTCGTTAGTTTTTTATTATTCTTTTCTAGTCCCTGTTGTAGAACAATCTCGGCCGCCCCTAATTCCTTTTCTTCTGTTGTAGCCTCGGACAGCACGGATTCAATGTCATCCCGCTTCTTCTCTAGCTTTTCTAACTCTAAAAGAATATCTGTAACTTTCATTATGTTTCCTCCCTTATAAAATAGTCCCTACCATTATAGGCAGAGACCGTTGTTTGTTATTTGCGTGATGAACTTATGACATCTAAGGCTGATAGCACTAATCCGACAACAACAAAAAATAACCAATAAACATTAATTGAATAGTTAGTGTGAGCCACCTCATTGAACCCGCTTAACAAGACTTGGTCTAAATCAATCTTGGTAAGGAGCCAGGCTGTAAGTAAAGTGTAAATAAAGTACATCTGTTACTTGGTCTCCTTAATGTAGTCTCTAACAAGCTCGCCTTTATCGGTTGGCCCGTTAAGTCTCTTCGTCACAAGTGTTAACCTCCGTTGAATTGTTTGTATCTATCGCAGAGCCTATTAAAACCACAGAAATTCTTACAATAAAAATCTTGGTACTGTGCAGGGAAGGAACCTTGACGTTGATATGCAAGCATTTGCATGTATTTGAACTTAATGACGTTCTTGACTTCGGTTAAACGCTCTATGGGTATCTCCACTTCAACGACTTTCCCAAACCTGACAAAGTCATAGCGGTACTTGTAAGGGAGTTCACCATACATCAAAAAGCAAGCCATGCCGTAAATAGGAAGTTGAGGCTTTGCCATTATGGCGTTATGACTGTAGGGTTTAGATGTTTTGTAATCAGTAACTATAAGACCCTTGTCATCTCTTTCGACTTTATCAATAAACCCTTTTAAGGGGACGACTCCGTTTTGTAAGTCGATCTTGAATTTTGCTTCTAGGCCGACCACTTTTGACCAGTCCATTTCAGGTATGCTGTTTATATAGGTCAAGCCTTGCTCATAGTATTCATCTCGTTTTTCCTGATTGGGGAAATCAATCATGGGGAATAGTTCCTCATAAATAATCAGCATTTGTTCTAAAGTAAGCGGATCTTCTCGCTCCATAAGTTGGTTCGAGAAACCGTTAAGCACGCCATTAATATCTCCATCGCTAACAAAGTTGCTAGGTTTAAATGGGAGGGAGTCCTTATAGAAGTTAGTTCTTGGATACATCTCAACCAAGAAGTGCATTAGAATCCCATAATCAGCGTAAAAAGATTCTACACCTTCCTGTCCCGGTCTTTCCTCATTCACGTATTGGTGAAAGAAAGAGAGGGGGCATTGGGTAAATCGCTCCAATGCCGAGTTTGAGAGTTTGCGTATCTCTCTCATGATAACCCTCCTTATTTTCCGTCATCTTCTAAGGCTTTTCTGTAATTGAATTTCTCCTTACTTTCCAGCTTAGACATTAAGGCAGATAAAATTGTAGCGGGAAGAAAAGAGAAGACAGTTAACCCTAAGTAAATAAGTGCTACGTAAAGAACTTGAATATGGGTTAGCCCCACCTTTTTTAGTAGCATGATGGAATAAAACCAAGCTATTAAAACAATAAACGAACTCAAGAAAAGTTTTATTAGGTTTTTCATTATAATCACCTACTTAGTATTGGTATCCGCTGATGAAATCTGTGTGAACTAAGTTCTTCCTACTGGCAATGTAGTCAGCTAAATGCACTACATACTGTAGAGGTGTCTCAGGTTTTACCCCTCCAACAGAAGTCCATTCACCGGTCATAATATTTCCCATATGTCGCTCAATGGCAGACATGATTGTATCGAATTCCGGGGTTTTAGCATAATCACCGACATAACCGGCAGACTTGTAGTGTCCGTAGTATGACCGTGGCATAAATGGGTGCATGTCCATATATCGATCATCAAAGTCTAAGCCGTATTTGATGATGTCGTGGCCTATCATCGCTGCAAGTGCCATATCAGTCTCTTTGTCATTTAACCCAAATGTCCGGGATAAATCGTAAGCTACTTGACAACCCATTAGGACGTGCCTGACTAGACCGCCTTTGTCGGTTGACCAGGGGGCGTGCCATTTTCCCGAAACTGAGGCAGGGACGATGAAGAAATAGTCGGGGGCTTTCTCCAACATAAATCTTGCGAAATTCTTAATTTCAGAGCTAAGAGACATTAAATCTAGATACTTTTGGAACTGTGCCATACCTTTTTCACGATAGTCTTTTAATTCGGTAGCGGATACCTCTACTTTTTCACCACGAACCATGATTGTTAAGTTTTCCATTCTAACTCTCTCCTAATCTATCGGTTATTTTTTATATGCGGGATGGTTCTCAATACGGGTCCCTTTTTCATTTGGTGGAGAAGGGGGATGAGGAGGGAGAGGCAAGTCCTCGTAATATTTCTGATCTCTTTCACCCTCTGCGGTTAAATTGTCTTCGCCCAGAAGTTTGACAGAAACTGTCGCATACTCTACACTTGAAAACGGAATTACTGAGGTTTCTTTTTTAGCATTTTTACGTACGATAGTTTCACCTTTATCGATCCATTCTTTAAACCTGCTTTGAAAGAAAAGGTCAGCTTCTTCTAAAGTAAGTGGTTGAGTTACCTCTTCCGTCTCCTTGTCAATCTTCTTTACTAGACGTTCCTCAACCCAATCGATTTTTTTAGAGTTGCCACTCTTAAAGTAGAGGATTGTAGAGACTTGAAATTTATTTAACTTCATCGTTTACCTCCTTTTTGACCTTAGCTACACCCTTATAGCTGATGTTTGCTCCAACTTTTTCAGCAATATCCAAAAGCTCAAGTGCGTCAACCGAACCTCCGTAGTTCTCCTCTATTTCCTGGATAATCTTTTCTAAAATAGGCTGGTTTTGGGGGTGGGTGGATTGTTTCCCGATCAGTACATACTTATAGGTTCCTTGAGTTACCCTCTGAACCAATATTCGATAACCTTGCTCTACTAGCTCATGGATTCTTCGCTGGTAAGACATTGCGATTTTTGCCAACTCAAAGTTATAAGCTCCCCTTGAGTCCCTTGCTTCCAACAATCTCAAGATTCTTTTTTGCTGTGAATCAAGCCGTCCTAGCGCTGCTTTATATAATGACATTTAATTTCACCCTCCTAGCGAATAGCCTTCCGCTTAAAGCAGATGTTATTTTGTTTCAAAATAGAAAGAAGTTGGGAAGTGGAGATTTTATCATGTTCTGCTACCAGGTCGAATAATCTCTCATAAGCACTTACATGGTGCCCTGGCTCTTCGAACCCAACTAAGACATAGCTAATTTGACCTTGACCTTTTTCAACCAACTCAATTATGTGACCGTCTTTACGGAGAGAGTGTAAGATACCTGAAAATCTTAAAGCCACTTTTAATAGTTCGGAGTTTTTAACTCCTTCTTTTCCAGCTTTTTTGAGCATATCTAACACCAAGTTTTTCTTGAGAATTCCGTAAGAACTTCCTGTTTTATTTAATCCATCACTACTCATGTCGCAGCCTCCTTTGTACTCCTTACAGCCTAGTAATCGAAGGGACGTACGGTAGAGTTGCGATATTTTTTTAGAAGTCTTAATTTGAATTCACGGTTAAGAAAGAACCAAGATCAAACGTCTCTGACACTTGTACTGCTAAGTCAGATACTAGCTGTGTTTTGTCTGTTTTCCGCACAGAAATTGAGCCGGCAATGTGAGCGGCATTGACAATACTTATACTGCCCTGCACCGAGAGTGACCCTGATTTGCGGGCGGATATATTACTCGGGAGGTCTGATTCTGCTAACATCCTCACATCAATAGCGGAGTACATTTCGCTTGTTCCTGGATTAACAATCAGAGCTTGAGCCACAATGTCGGTAACCTTTTTGAAAGTACCGTCTTCATGTTCATCGAAATTATAAATACCTTCTATTAGCTGTGCGTAGGCTGATCCTCCAAGTACGTCTATGTCGTGGTGTTGCTTGGTATCCGTATGTTCGAAGACCAGGACAGTTCTGTTGTTTTCATAGTCGTGGATTCCCCCGAGCTTACAGATAAGTGGGGTGTGTTTGGAAGATAAAGCTTCTGTAATCATGGGAGGGAGGTCGCTGTAAAACTGGTCATGATTAGTTAGGTATGCTCCTGGAAGTAGGGTGATTGAATATCTCTGTCCATCCACTACGAACTCCAATGTTTCTTCGCCTGTAAGTACAGCCTCAGAAGGAAGTTTTTTATCACAATAAACCCTGGAACCATTGGGGTATAAAGCCAAACTGAATCACCTCTATGAAAAAGGGCCACCAAGGCAGCCCTTATAATTAATCCTCATTTATTACACAGTCTTTCGCATTCTTGTCGGGACGTAATCGTAAAAACTGAGGGTGGCGGAAATAACCGTCTTTAGTCCGTTCCATTGCAGAGATCTCCATACACGTTCCAATATACTTATCGGAATTTTCTGTCATGTCTTTGCGTAATTCATCTCTAATACCTGAGCAATGCCCCACATGTTTAAGTTCGCCCTTATCATCGTATTGAGCAAACTCAATTGCTCCAACCCAACCATAAAAATAAAACCTGGTTACTGGGCTTACTTTTATACCGTTTGACCAACATTCTTCCTGAGCTTCTTGTTGCCCGTTTAAGGTGTATAGAATCCCATCCTCAGCCTCCCAATAAGGCCAACTATCTAATTCTTCGCCCGTATATTCACGGACTGGTTCTTTAAAGCCAGTGATAATTACATCGGAAGTAATCTCTTGTTTCACTTTGATCCAATTCCATCTAGGTTTCTTATCAGGGTGGTACTTACCGTTAATGTTTTTCAGCATAACTCCTTCACCACCACGTCTCATAATTTCTGCGTTGTATTCCTTTTTATTATGTTTGACGTACTTTGATATTGAGATATGAGTAGTGTCAGGGTGGTCAGTGAAAATCAATTCCATCTGCTCTTCTAAAATACCCCTACGATCAATCCAGGGAAGGTCAGTTAACCAATTACCATCCATATCACGTAAGATATCATAGGCCACAAAGTTCACATAACCACGCTCTTCTTGGCGTGCAGCTGCTTTCTCAGGCGACGAACCCATAATCGATACAACATCACTGGACTTACCACCCTCAATATAAACTTCTCCGTCTAAGAGCAATAGAGGATAGTCAGACAAGACTTTATTTAAATGAGGTACATTCGCAGTTTTTTCAACAGGCAGTTTAGTGACAACTGAGACATGACGAGAAAAGAAACGACCACCAATAGAAAGGTAGCGGGAACCATCGTACTTTTCTTCTGCGATATAATCATCGTTCTCCCACAGCTCGTCCATTTTACGTTGATCTTTTACAGTAGTACCGCCCATAGGTAACAAGATCTCATCTAGTGGATATTCATTATTCATCTTTAGCACCTTCTCTAAACAAGTTTTTGAAAATGTCCTCAAGTACATTAACGACAATAGAATTACCTGCCATTATGTAGATTGTTGACTTGGAAATACCGGCACTGATTAGCTTTTCGTAGTCTTCTGAGTCAAAGCCCATTAGTAATAGGCACTGTTTCGGAGTGATTCCGCCAAGTTTTCCTTTATGGGCCAAGACAGTGAAATTCCCTCCGCCAGTGCCGTAATAAGAAGTGATAGTGGGGTGGTGTGGGTTTGATTGAAATCGTAAGCCGGATGTTCTGTGGCTAATAACCGTACGATCAAAATTAATCTCGCCTTCGATTTTCACAGAGGGGTCTTGAATTTTCCCTTTTGCGACATCGATGGCCCGCTGCTGACGTTTTGTAATATTTCGGGTGTTACTGACATCTAAAAAATTCCACCAACACGAAGCCCCCTTTAAATCAGGACGTGGAGAAGGAAAGGAGAAGCTACCGTCATCTATGTCTTTTCGAATAGATACTACAAAAACTCGTAGCCTTTCCTGAGGAATGTTAAAGTCCTTTGCGTCTAGAACACTCCAGTAATTGTTGTAACCCATCTTTTCTAGACGTCTAAGCATGTCCTCAAAACCTTCTCTGTGTTTCCCGATAAGGTTCTTTACATTCTCAGCGATCATGTACTTGGGTTTGCTGAACTCAGCGATACGCAAAGCGTCAAAGAGAAGACTAGATTCCTCTCCTTTGAGTCCTTCTCCACGAACCTTTGCAACAGATACGTCTGTGCAAGGGAACCCGTAAGTCATGAGATCGAACTCAGGAAGTGAAGAAGGGACAACCGACTTAATATCCCCTAAATTCTTTGATTCAGGTATGTTGTGCAGAGTCGAGTAAGCTTTAGCAATTGCGGCTTCTTTCTCGCAAAACCTAACTATTTCGAAATTGGCGTGGACTCTTCTGAGGGCCTTCTCAAATGCACCAAGACCTGAAAATAAGCTTAAAACTCTGATTTTATTCAAATAATGACAACCCCCTTCGCACCGTAGTGATCGATCTATGTGCGAAAGGAGTTGCGATATGGTTAGGTGTAGGAAAAGATTTGTTTGAAGAGAGGGTGTAAGGTGGGTACCTTAAAGGTAAGAACAATTAGACAAAAAAAATAAGAGGGAGGCCCTCTTATTTTTGGTATGTGTATTTGATATTAAATTTTGTTCAAGTCTCCATTCTTTCAGCGACTTTGTAAGTTGCGTTTTCCTGATGAAGATAGGATGTTCCAACTACCCCTGCGATACCCAATAGCAGGACTGCACTAAGTAAAAATTTAGATTTCATGTAACAGCTCACCTCGTTGGATTTTTATACGTGCGTCAATAGCTTTTCGGTAAAACTCAGTCGCACCTTTGAGTTCATTCTTGGCGGACAAGTAGTCACCGACGTACACCCCGTACCACTCCATGTCCGGGTACATGCTTGTTTCTTCGAAGAACTGGAAAGTTTCCCTTACAAGATCCAAGGAATTTGATAAGTATAGGCCCTCAACCATTTTTAGCTTAGCCAATACAATTTTTTCATTGCACTTTAAGGCTTTTTGTTTAGACTTATCATAGAACTCCCTAGCTTTTTTAGGGTTTTCCTGCTTCCCTTCGTTAAATGCGAGCATGAAATAAGCTCTAGCTTCATAACTCAGATTCTCAGGTTCTTCAATTTTAAGGGATTTAGTGTAATAAAGGGAAGCTTTTGAAGGTTCTTCAAGTTTATCATAACATATTCCAATGTTAAAAAGTGCCTTGCGTATCAAATAATTTTCGCCAAGTTTTTCAGCGTCCTCTAGGGCCTGTTCGGCGTGTTTTAATGCCTCTTCATGCCGCATGTTATCTAACCAGTTACCTGAAATAACGAATTGACAATGTACTTGTCTTATACCGTATGTCGGATACTTGCAGTATATGTCATAAGCACGTTTCGCATAGTTCATGGAGAAGTATGTCTGCTTCATGTGGTAATAAACTTCGGCCAATTTAAAATAAGCTTCCGCTTTTTCAACTTCTTCTCCTTCAATTGTTTCAAGACATTTTTCAGCTTGTCTGTAACAGTTTAATGAGAAGACCAATTCATGCTGCCTGAAATAGTACATCCCCATAAAAAAATAAAAATAGTATTCTAAAATTCCTGTGAGGTTCTGGTTGTTACTTTTCAGTTCCCTTAGCCTTTCATACTGTTTCTCTATATCTCTGACATTGTCAGGATGGAGATAGTCCAGCATTAATTCATGACGGAATTTCAATAGTTGGTAGTAAACGACGGCGTCTTGGTTTTCCTCCATAAGCTCGATTTCTTCCTTGACTTCATCCCTCATCTGCTCAGCCTTGGCAACCCAGTTATTCTTTAATGCTACATACCAGTGATTCATTTTAGTTGCCACTAAGTCATAAGGGATTACTTTCTCAGTACCCAAGTCGCAAACCCCTTTCTTGTCCTATTTATTTATATAGTTACATTGCAGGAAAGAAATGTAAAGAGAAAATACTCACACATTGTCGGAAATTTTAAAACAGTTAAAAACATAAAGTGAGAGACATTGTGTGAGGTTGTCACAAGCAATAGGTTTTGTAATTATTCAACTACAAATTACTGCTGACTGATGAAAAGAGAGGCGTTCATAGAACCCTTTTTATTTTCTTGCTTAGCTTTTATAAAGAGAAATTGTTGAAAATTAAAATAATTTGCTGTAAGATAAAGACGTCAGGGTGCTACCAACACCCCGGCTATGTACAAAAAGCTGCCCATCTAAGGGCTTGCTCATTGGTTCTTAGTTGAGATAGACCATTCCCTGAACTTTCTGAGGGCTCAAGGGAGGTCTGTTTTTTTTTTTGTTTACGGGAAGAAAAGGAAGAGATTGAATCTTAGGCCATAAATATGGTATAGTATGGATAGACTAGAAATCTCGTAAAAATTGCCAAGTTTATCTTAGATTTACCGTAAGAGGCAGTTAATCAACGGAGTTGTTTGAAGATTTCTGAAACTGGTTTTTGCGATAAATTCTCAATTATAGCTCTAAGTAAGATCGTCTTTAATTAGGCGATCTTATTTTTGGGTTATTGGCGGTAAACGAGAAAAACAAAACAATTAGGGGGAAAGGCATGTCAGTAAATACGTATTTAACAACACTATCAAGTAATCTCGTACTATCATCGATCGAAAACGAAAGTATAAAGAAATCGATCAACACCTTGAGTAAATATCTCAACTGGTACTTTGACAGCAATGATTTGCATGAACATTTCCGATTTGGGTCAAGTACAAGAGGTACAATTCTCCCAAGGAGTGCAGACTCAGGGTCTGATGTAGACTACATGGTTGTCTTCAAGAATCCGAATGGGTACAAACCTCAAACATTATTAAAATACCTCAAGGAATTTATGGAGAAATACTACTCTAGGTCTGAAATTTACCAGAGCAGCCCTACTATGGTGCTTGAGCTAAACCACATTAAGTTTGAATTAGTTCCCGCAGTAAAGGATGATTGGGGAAACCTTTCAATCCCTGCCCCAGCTACTGACTTTTTAGAATGGACTTCAACAGACCCTGGGGGATTTAATTCAGACCTATCAACTGCGAATGTCCACAATAATTATCAATTAAAACCGTTAATTAGGTTGATGAAATACTGGAATACTAATAAGTTGAAGGGTTACTACTCGTCTTATTTATTAGAGAAGTGGTTAGTGAATCGATACAGTTTTTTCACTAAATCGTCTTTAAAGGAATATGTGTATGATAGCATTGAAGGTCTAAATTATAATTATAACGATAGTCAGACTTTTAAAGATCGGTTAGATTCTGCCAAAAAGGCGGTAAGTAACTGCAAAGCATATGAATTATCGGCCTACCCTGGATTAGCAGAGACCGAAATCAAAAAACTATTCCCTGAGCTATAGGAGAGTAATTCATGAGTGACCGTATTGATTCCTTGGATAGACACTACAAACCTATAAATAAAATCGACTTATTATCGAAGGTCCTTTTTTGGATTAACGTTGTTTTAACTGTAGCTGTGTACTTTTTAGATAATTATGATTGGGCCAATAGTGTTTTAACCGGCTTAGTCATAATTACTACACTGCTTTATTTTGCAGTGGACAATTATTTGGGGATAAGTTTAATCCCCTCGGTAGAAGAGAAAAGAAGAACCCACACACTTACAAACTCTTTCGGTGTCCCTTTAGACAACGAAAGAACAAATAAGTATTATAACAACACCTTAGAACCGTCGCTGCTAAAGTTGGGGGCAAATATCCTTGAAAGTTCTCTGTTCTCCTCTAGGGTAACTGCTGAGATGGCTAAGCAAGAAAGATGGAAAATGATTCTCTTAGGATTAGTTTGGGTGGTCTCCCTAATGATTAGGAATACTGATATAGAGTTTATTTCTATAATTGCTCAGACGCTTTTTGCCAGCACATTACTTTCTGCATATTTTAAGTTAGAGGTTCTTCGTAAAAAGCACGAGGATATCTACAATTGCTTGTATAATATTTTTCTACAGAGAGGGCAGGACGGAACTAATGAAAAGAGTATCTCCGCCCGAATAATTGATTGCTTTGTTAAGTATGAGTCAGCAAAAGCATATTCAGGTGTTAAGCAGTCCACTAAGATCTTTTCTAAGATTAAGCCTGAGGTAGACGAAGAGTGGGAGCAAATCAAACATAACCTAAAGATTGAAGAAAGAGGTACCGAAGAGTAATGAAAAAGAACGCCTTAAACTAGGCGTTCTTTTTAATGTCGATATAAAGTTCGTATTCAGCGTTCTTTCCTGTTAAAGGGATGGTACGCCCTCTACCAACAATGAGCTGCTTAATCCCGTCTTTTTCTACTACTTCTCCGTCCCATGCACCGTTTACCACATAAAATTTAGTACCTACCTCTAGGGTGCTTATCTTGGTTAATGTATCTCCATACCTGTTCATTAGATCACCCCAAAATGTGCTTTAATAATTTCAAAGTCAATTGGACGGTAGTCGGTCAATTCAACTGATACACATTTATATTTGGTTTGGTCAAGTCCGTCGATTTGAGAGTGGACGTGGCCGTGAACATTGCCTTTAATTAGCCCGGTGAATGATAGTTTGGCGTGTACTTCCTCATCAAGGGGATAGTGTGATAGGCATAAATCGTCAAGCAGGATATCATCCTCGTAAACTTCATCGAAGTATTTAAGCCATTGGGGCTTAGAGGTCCGGTAGTCATGGTTTCCGAGACGAAGTATTTTATATCCGTTTAAATGGGGTAGGATACTGTCACGAATAGCTCTTCCTCCAAAGGATACATCCCCTAAATGGTAGACGGTGTCCTCAGGGGCTACCGTTTCATTCCAGCGTTTGATGAGTTCCTTGTTCATCTCATCATTGTCTTTGAAAGGGCGGTTCTCATAAAGAATGATGTTACTGTGATTAAAATGTGTATCAGCTACAATCCATGTTTTAGGCATTTGAAGCCCTCCCTTATTTACGTCGTATTCTTTAAGTTATCTGTGACCAGATCTTAAAAGTTCCGTGTACATGCGGACAAATTCGTGATAATCAATTTTATTGACTAAATCAATTAAATCATCCAATGTTTTCCTTGAGGCTCCAATATAATGGACAGTATCTTTTTGGTTATTCCAAGGGTATGTCTTGATAGCTAGCCCATCAATAATGTATTGGTGGGTCTCTGTTTCCATACTCACGTGGTTATCTAACCAAACATAGGTGTGGCCATCGACCACAACTTCATTGCCTGCACGGAGAAAATCAATAAATACACCTATCCGATTCCCAACCACCTTAAAACCTCCCAGCGTTGTATTCGTCCCACCAATCCTGATACATATCATGGATTTCTTCATGGCAGCAATCACACATCCAATAATAGTTGGAGAGTTCGTCCACATATGCACAATTCTGGTGAATCAATTTTAGATGTCCTCTATGTTTACAGCGGGGGCACTTCCGGGTGAAGAAATACCATAGGTGTTTGCCTTTAGACCTCTTGGTTACAAGGGTGTGAAACTTAAACCAAATTTGAATATACCGCTTTTTATGTTGCCAGGCATAAGAAGAAAAGAATCCAGTTGTGTACAAAGCTAGAAGTAACCCAGTAGCACTTATACCTGAAATCCAAGAAAATAGCTTTATTAACAACTGAGCCCCTCCTCGTACGAATCAATAATTTCTGGCACTCGTTGAAAGAAAGTAATAATACAACCCCTAGTGTCAAAAGGATATTCGCAATCAATTTCAGCACTAGATATATAAATTTCATATTCTATGCTGGATATTAGCTGTGGACTAGAAGGTAGCTCGCATTGTAAGTGCCTCCTCAAATTAGGGAGTTGTTCATTGACAAAATTCAAGAACAACTTCTCATAATCAGGGACCTGCTCATATAGTTTGTCTACAAGCTCTTCAATTGTGTTTTCTTGCACTTTGTAGAGGTTCTCGAACAATGCTTTATTTATATCTAATAGATCACTTAAAACACTCACTGCTTTATGGTTTCCAGTTAGGGTAACTCCCCACCACTCAAAATATTTATCCATTGTTGGTTAACCACCTTAGTTATTCTAATTCAGTAACTCGCTATTCTTTGTATTAATCGCCTACTTTTGAAAAACTAATAAGATGTTGGAGTCAGGAAAACGAGTTCGGCGCCCCTTCTCATCAAATAGCTCCACCTTTCTAGATAAGTGACGATTATGCCCTTCTTGTAAATAGTGGTTGTATGTTACCAGCTCTAGATCGAGTAAATCCTTAACAGCTGCTATATACTCTTTAGGTGTAAAGAGACCGTATTGCTCTTTAACTTCACGTTTATAATCCTTGTCTCCCCAAGTGTATGTGTAAAGGAATTCCATAGCGTCGTTCATCGGCATAGTAACTGAATCGTAGTCCCCTATGGTCAATTCGATCTGTCTTGCTTTAAAGTCCGTTGCGAATTGTGCCGCTTTTTGCAAGTCGTTCGGGTTTTTAAATTTAATTAGGACTTTGCTGTTGTCTTCCATTTTCACACCATCTCTGATGATAATACGCCCGCCCTTAGGGATAATGTTGTATGCACTTTTTAACGCTTCGTATACCGCTTCAATGGAGTAGCCGTTGTATGAAAAAACCTCATGGAGTACGGATGAGAAAATAACCGTATCCACTTCACCGACTTCAATTTCCTTTTGAAGATCACGTGCGTCAAGTTCGAAAACATCGTGGTAGAAGCTTAGCCTATCCTCGGTATGGCTACTTATCTTCTTGTCTACGCCAATCACGTTTATACATGGCTTGCGGGAGCGGATTAACTTACCTAAAACACCCCCACCAATACCGACATCCAGGACGGTATCCCCGGCGATGTACTGAATCATTTGAACCTTGTCATTAGCGCTTGCATTCATCTGCTCTAAGTATTTTTTCGTAATGGCAATCATCTGATCTCCCCTCTCACGAATATTGATCGCTACAGGGGGATAGGTAGTTGCGAAAATGTTTGACGGGTGGGTATTGACTTTGAACTGTTTGCTGGTTAAATTGGTAGCGGAATTGAAAGTTAGGGGTGGATGGACTCATGAATGACTTTGAAAGAAAACTTTATCAGATAATAGTTAACATGCACCTATACGGGAAAACACCATCATTAGAGGACTTAAAAAGAAAGACAGGAAAAACAGAAGAGGGGATAAGGGAGGCAACCAAAAATTTAATTATAAAAGGTAAGCTGTCATGGGATAAAGATAAAAAGGTTTGGATAATATAAAAAACCCTTCTCGGAAGGAGTAGGGCTTTATTGGTCGTAAGGTCGGTATTTTTTTCGATTGGCCTCCGCTTCTTTCTTTTGAGCTTCAACATGACTTCGGAGGTATAGGCTTATCAAGCCTACTTTTTTAACTGGTTTGAGTTTGCCTGAGTCTACAATCTGACTCAGGCGTTGTTTTGAAATATCAAGTAACTCCCGGACTTCGACTGCGGTTAAAACCTCATCCTGAATAAACTTTATTTTTTCATCCTCGGTCATTTTTCCTCTCCCTCCATACAAGGATAAAACCTTTCAGTATAGTGGTAATTACAGCGAGGTATAGGAGTACACATGCGATCTTTCCAATAGTGCTGACTTCTCCAATATTAATTGCCACAATACCTGCTATTATTATAATCAAAGTGAATATATCTGATGTACTGTAATGTTTAAAATAATTTTTCATACATACCGTGGACGTGGTATAATATTTGAGCAAGGGGATTTCTCCCCTTGGCTCACTTTGTATCAGCGCTTCTTGCTTTGCCGGCGGGAGCGCTTTTTCTTGTTCTTTTCTCGCTTTTCATTCTCCTTCTGCCATATGTCGTAGATATGTTTTATGATGGAGACGATTGAAGCGATTATTAGAACTATGTTCCTTAGATCGTCCACTCTAGCACCTCCTTTCTATACTATTATTATACCAAACCTCTTTACCTAGGTCAAGTGATTTAGAGTTAAAAAATTAAATATTTAGATATAATTTCCCTGCTGACCTTCTCAAGGATATATAATAAAAAAAACAAGGAAAGGTACGAAGGAACATGAAACTGAATAAAACAAAAGGTTTTTGGTTGGCTGTTTTGGCCGCTGTGCTGCTAGTCCCTTTTATCTTAAACAGCACGCTATTTCAATTTACTACCCCGCTTACATACCAAGGAGGGGATTGGCTTTCATTTTGGGGTAACTACTCCGGTGGGATACTAAGTGCTGTCGTCGCTTTTATTGTGGCGAGGATGACGATGAATGCTGAGATAAGTAAACATAGTTACGATACAAGGGTAGGGCAATTACCTGGTTTAGTTAGGATAAAGATGGAGATGGAGAAGATCACACGAAATGTCGAAAAAGCCTACAATGCTAGGGCTAATAATATTAAGAGCTGTGCAGGAACGGATGTACATCCTGAGGAAGTTAAAATTGAAGTAGATCTGCTTGATAAGGATAAATGGGTTTATCTAGACAGAGTACAGAATATAGATCTCCAAGTGAGGCTTATCGAAATACAAGAATTCTATGAAAAATGGTCCAGTTCTCTACGGTATGACGCTATCACGGAGAAAAAGAAATTTGCTGAGCTTGTTATTGCTTTAGGTATACACCTTGGTGGGGAACCTGGGACACCGATAGAACAGTTAGAGAAATCCTGGCAGTTAGAGAATGAACTTAATTACCATCACCATATTAGGGAGAAGGGGTGGGAGAAACTTGATGAAGGGTGCCGCCAAACTATTAAAGATACTCTCCAAGAAGTGCAAGTAATTATAGATGGTATTAAAGAAGAAAAAATTCGTTTTGAAAAATCAAAATAAATGCTAGACATAAAAAAGAGAGTGTCATTTTTTGACACTCTCTATAAGAGTAGCAGCAGTAAATTCACCTTCTAATTCTGCTAATTTTTTATCTAACTCGTACTCGTAAGAGTAACGTACCTTTTGTTTCTGACCGTTTAGTGTCTCTGATGTCCTCATGAAAAACTTAGTGGAGGGGACTTCACCTACCCAAGCCAAGTAAACCTTATCTAGTTCCAAACAGTAAGCTAAAAACCCCTCAATTTCCTCATGTCGGTATCTTCTTTCATAATAACCTTTAGATTTAGTTGAATTTGAACTCACTGTTTTAAACACCATTAGACCATTTTCTTCGGGTTTGTAGAGTATCGTCTTGACCTGCATACGGTAAAGTTTCCCGTTGTAATCCATTACTAAGTCGTATCTCTTGTTGTCTGTTGTCGGTACGGCAACGCTTATCCCTTTCTTAGTTAAAGCTGCTATCACACATGCCATCGAAATGTCACCTTTTATATTACTATCCATTGTCGCCATCGTCGCCACTCCTTTTTTAGATGTAGTTCTTGTCACCGCCATTTCATCACCCCCTTTCAAGGGGATTAGCGAAAGCCCTGCTGTATCAGCATTGTAAGGGGTGTTTTGTGGCGACCAAACTACATACTTGCTTTGGCGACGAGGTAAAACAGTGGCGACCAAATTGGTGACGATATTGGTGACCTGTTTGGTGACGATCTTTATATAAGGTACTACCTACTAATTTTTAATTTCGACAAATCCTTGATACCACTGACTTTCTCGCATTTTCTCAGGTATCTCCTAGATAAACTAAACCAGCTAAAATACCTTGTCGCTACCTTGACAGG